TCCTGCTGAGACTGGCGCTGTGCAGGGTGAGCCTGTTACTCTGTTTAAAGTTGGCGATGGCACTAAAAAGTTTAGTCAGCTAGACTTTACTGGCGCTAAAGCAGCAGACGTTTATAGTTGGGCAAAGGCGTCAACAAAGCCAACGTACCAAGCTTCTGAAATTACTGGCCTTTCTGATTACATTTCTGGAGAAATTCAGGATAGCGATACGCAATATAAACTAGAGGCAGACGCGGACGATGGTCATAAGTTCTATCTATATTCTAAGCCACTAAACGGCTCTTGGGGCTCTACTCCTGTCAGCACCATTACAATTCCAGAGACTGTCTATACTCTAGTAGAGGGCACTGCTAATGGAACTGTAAAGTTTAATGGTACTGACGTTAAGGTTCATGGTCTTGGCTCCGCAGCTTATACTGCTGCAGATGCCTATGATGAGTCTGGTGCGGCTGACGCAGCACTAGCTTCTGCTAAGTCTTATGCTGATGGCAAGGATTCTGCTATTGCTGCGGCAAAGAAAGCTGGCACTGATGCTCAGAGCTCTGTAAACGCTCTATCTGGCAAGGTCGGAGATGTTACCGATGGCAAGACAGTTGTTGAAATGATTGCTGACGCTCAGGCTGCCGCGACTTATAATGATACTGCTGTTAAAGCTTCCATTAAGTCTAACGCTGACGCTATTGCTACTCTAAATGGTGCTTCTACTGTTGCTGGTTCTGTCGATAAGAAGGTTGCAGATGCTATTAATGAGTTTGCTACAAAGGTTAGCGAAGATGGTACAGTCAATACTTTTAAAGAGCTAATTGACTACGCTTCTACCCACCAAGGTGAATATAGCACCCTATCTGGTGAAGTTCAGAAGAATACTACTGCTATTGCTACACTAAATGGTAAAGATACCGATGCCGGTTCCGTCGCAAAGACTGTTAAGGACGCCGTTGACGCCGCCAAGGCTACTCTTCAGGGCAATATTGATGGCAAGGTTGACAAGGTAACAGGTAAGGGTCTATCTACTAACGACTATACTAATGACGAGAAGACCAAGCTAGAAGGTATTGCCGATGGCGCACAGGTCAACGTTATCGAGTCCGTTAAGGTGAATGGCTCTGCACTTGCAGTTTCTGGTAAGGCAGTTGCTATCACTGTACCTACTGGCGCTCTGGCTGATAAGAACGAAGTTGCTGAAGCAGATCTTGCTGCCGCACTAAAGACGAAGATTAATGGCAAGGTTAATTCTTCTGACTGTGGCGATATTATTTCTCATGACGCAGCAGAGTTTGCAACCGCTGGCCACAACCATGACACTGTTTATTCAAAACTAGGTCACAATCACAAGATTGAGGATCTAGAGCAGGAGACTTATATCATTTTTGATTGTGGGTCGGCCTCAACAAATATTGGCTAATTGCCTCTTAACATTAAGTAGTTTTATTTAATAGGAGAGGCAAAACGCCTCTCCTATTTTTTTAAGACTACACAAAGGGGGAACAAAATTAATGGCTTTTGTAAACAAGGTTACTGTTAGAGGAAAAACATACAACCTAGAGAACTTAACAGATGGCTCGCATGTTGTTAAGCTTCCAACTCTAAATGGCGATGATGTATTCGTGACAGAAAAGACGCTGGGGCAAGGAGTAAAAGTTTCGGCACTTACGAACGGCACTTATACTGTCAGCTTGCCGTCTCTAACTCAGAACGACACATTTGTTGTTCAAAGCAGACAAAATCAAATTAACAACAATAAAGTAGACAAGGTGTCTGGTAAGGGATTGTCTACTAATGATTATACAGACGCGGAAAAGGATAAACTTAAAAATTTAGAAAATTACACTCTGCCTACTGCCTCAGAAAATGTGCTTGGTGGCGTAAAAGCTGTTCCAAAAGCAGACGATATGACGCAAGAGGTTGGTGTTGATGCAGGTGGCAAATTATATACAAAATCAGCAAAATCTGATATTGATGCGGCACTAGCTGATTTTCATTCTTATAGCATTGAAGTCGTCGACGAGCTTCCAGATTCAGGCGAAGACTACACATTCTATCTTGTTCCAAAGGCGTCTGGTAGCGGTTATGAAAAGTATTGGTGGATTACGGATAACGATGGCAATCAAAAGTGGGATGAATTTAAAGGAAGCTCCACTCTTGTAGTTACTGAGCTGCCACAAACTGGTGATGTAGAAACTGATTATATCCTACATTCAGATGCAGGATGTTTTTATTATAAATGGATTGATAACTCTTGGCAAATGATTGCAGGAACTATGGCGAATGTAGTAGAGTCATTACCTGAAACGGGAAATGAGTTTACTGATTATTATGTGAAAAATGTCGATGGGCTGTACGTGCATTATCGTTATATTAATGATAAGTTCTGCATTATCGGGGGAGACAATTATACAAAGTCTCAAATTGACAGCAAGGTTTCTACACTTAAAGCATCTGTAGACACAAATGCACAAAACATTGAAGCAAATACGACAAACATTGCTTCTCTAAGTAGAAATATTGATACGCTAAGACAAACAGTTGACGGTATCGACACAGAAGGTTATACATACTATGCTACATATGGAAATGCTACTCTAGCAACTGGCGAAGAGAAAGAGAATGTTTTTACACTTTACGAAGTTAAAGATGAAAAAGAAGAAGTAAAGAGCCAATTCGTAATCACTGGTGGTGGCGGTGGTTCTGCTGTTACTACCACTCTTAAAGTCGAGCGTATTACCGAGTCTCCTGTTATTGTTACTACAACAGACAAGGTAGAGATTAGCTTTAATTATTCTTCAGTGGATAGTGATGGAGAAGCTGTGGATGGCACTTACACTTGGAAGTCTGGTAGCACTGTTCTATCAACTGGCGCATTAGTGCAGGGCGTGAATACGTTTGATATGTCTGATTACACCAACATTGGCACTCAGAAGTTTACGTTGACTGTTGTGGATGCTGCTGGCACTACTGCTGTTAAGTCTTGGACTGTGCAAAAGGTAGACGTAAGACTCGAATCTTCGTTTAATGATAAGATTACATATCAGGCAAATAGTGCTGTCAATTTCACATACACTCCATATGGCGCAGTAAATAAAACTGTGCATTTTGTGCTTGATGGCGTTGAAATTGGAACTGTTTCGACTGGTTCCTCTGGTACATTGCAGTCTTATACAATTCCAGCTCAGGCCCATGGTGCGCATTTATTTGAGTGCTATATTACGGCAACTATTAATAGTAAAAGCATTGAAACTGAGCATATCTTCAAGGACATTATGTGGTATGACGAGAATAGTGATGTTCCTGTTATCGGATGCGTTTATAGATATGACCATTATGGCAAAGTAACTGCCAAACAGTATAATTCAACGAATATTCAGTTCTATGTTTATGACCCGAAGACGGCAACTCCGACTGTTACAAGAAGTGTTGACGGCAAAGTTGTTGCGACTCAGGTCATGAGTGGCAATTCTGATGTCTGGGCATATAAATCTTCTGATGTTGGTGAACATACTTTGCTCATTACTTGCAGAGACACAACTGTTAAAATTATTATGAATATTGAGGAGCTCGGTATTACTATCGAGCCAATTACTGCAAATTTGGCATTTGACTTTAATCCTACTGGCCTTTCCAATAGCGATGAAGACAGACTGTGGAAAGACGCAAACACTGATGTTGCAATGACAGTTTCAAATAACTTCGACTGGAGCAATGGCGGCTATCAGATTGATGAGGATGGAAACCAGTATTTCTGTGTTAAGGCTGGAACAACTGCCACTATCAATTACAAGCTTTTCGAGAGAGACGCGAGCGTTTACGGTTCTGAATTTAAATGCGTTTTTAAAACTACGAATGTTAGTAATGCAAACGCTACATTCCTGACCTGTCAGGCAGACTCTACTGTTGTTGGCTTGCAAATGAACGTTCACGAGGCGTATTTAAAATCGAGCATTAAGAATCTATATATCCCTTATAGTGAGGAAGACATTATTGAATTTGAGTTCAATATTAACACAATAGACAAAGATAATTCAGATGCAACTGCGGTTATTATGAGTTATGAAGATGGTGTTGGGCTAAGACCTATGATTTACGACTCAACGCACAGACTATATCAGTACGAGCCGGTGCCTATTACTATTGGTTCTACAGACTGTGATGTTCATATCTATAGAATGAAAGCTTATAGTGCTTCATTGACTGACTCTAACATTTTATCAAACTTCATTGCTGATGCAAGAGACTCTGATGAGATGATCGCAAGATATAACCGCAATCAGATTTATGATGAGAATAATGCGCTAACTCCTGAATCTGTGGCAAACGCCTGTCCACAACTAAGAGTTATTAAGATTGAGTGTCCTCGTTTTACTAAGGACAAAAAGGACTTTGTAAAAGGCGTAAATGTCGAATGCATCTATAAGGGTGGAGACCCGGTACTAGATAACTGGAAGTTCATGAACACTTATCTTTCTGGACAGGGAACGACTTCTAACGAATATGGTTACGCTGGTAGAAATATTGATATTATTGCTTGTGCTGATGGCAAGAAGCAGATTATCAGCAAGATTCCTTTGGATACGAGTTATGTAACGGAGCTTATTCTTGGAGATGGAACAAAGTATTCTGATGGTTCTGGTAAGGTTAGTTTGACTAGGAACTCTGTGCCAAACAACTGGTGGAACATCAAGCTGAATATCGCAAGTTCTGAAAATGCGAATAATGCATTGTTGCAGAAGCGTTATAACGATTATCTCCCATATAAAACTGTCGCTATGGAGAACGATCCAAAATGCAAGAATAGTATGGAGTTTCAGAATTGTATAGTGTTTATCAAGGAAACCGATCCTGATGTTTCCAAGCATATGGAATTTAAGGACAATGATTGGCACTTCTACGGGCTGGGAAATATTGGTGATTCAAAAAAGACCGACGCTACGAGAGTTAATGATGTCTCTGACCTAAAAGAGTTTGTAATTGAAGTCAGTGATAATACTCTACCTAATAGCACTTTCCAAACTGGTATAACTGATAGCGATGGTAATATGACTTATCCTATCACGAAAGAACAGTGGAAGGCTGGTAACACTGCATACGATGCTCTTTATAACGATTGGGATGGTTCTTTTGAGTTCCGCTACGAAATGGGTGGCGAAACAAAAGACGGTATGACAACCGCTACTACTGAAGAGCAAGAAGCACAAAGAGCATTAAACAAGCAAGTATGGCGTGATTTCTATGAATGGGTAATTACGTCTACTGATGAAGAATTTGTTTCTCAGCTTGGAGATTGGGTAATTAAGGACTCTGCCCTTTATTGGTATGTGTTTACAGAACGTTATACCATGATTGATAATCGCGCAAAAAATTCATTTTATCATTATGCTAAATGTGCTGATGGTAAATATCGTTTTGAACTATGGGATTATGATAATGACACGAGTTTGGGAATAAATAACAGTGGCGAGCTTACCATGACATATGGTAAAGAAGACACAGACTATAGAACTGAAGGCGACAAGTCTTCAGGATACGTATTCAACGCAGCAGATAACGTGTTCTGGTGCCGTATCCGTGATTTATTCCGTAATGATCTTGCAATAATGTATCAAATTCTTGAAGGAGAAGGTTGTTTTAGCGATACTTCTCTAATCAATGAATTTGATAATTGGCAAGCACAATTCCCAGAAGAACTTTGGAGATTGGACATTGAACGTAAGTATTATCGTACTTATCAAGGTGGGGGACTCAATGCTGGAGCAACTCCAGAGCCAACTCCTCGTTTCTTAGAGTCTATGATGAATGGTCGTAAGAAATATCAGCGTAGACAATTTGAACGCGACCAAGCTGCTTATATGGGAACGAAATATCTCTCTACAACTGTCAAGGCAGATCAAATTATGTTTAGATGCAATACTCCTTCTGGTGTAGTCGTTGCACCTAATTATACTCTAAATATTGTGCCTTATTCAGATATGTATCTGTCTGTGTTATTTGGTAACTCTCCAAGTGCACAGCAGATTCGTGCGAAGGCAGGACAGTCTTATGAAATCCAATGTCCATTTACTAAGATGGACGATACGGCAGTATTAATTTATTGTGCTTCTCGTATTCAGGCATTGAATGACCTTTCTGCTTGTTATATCCATGATAATGATTTTAGTAAGGCTTCAAAGCTGAAGACGCTTGTAATTGGCAATAATACATCTGGATATTCTAATGTGTTCTTAACGAATCTAAACCTTGGTAACAATGCGCTACTTGAAGAACTAGATATTCGTAATTGCCCGAACTTGACTGGATCTATCAACCTGTCAAGCTGTGGCAACTTAGAGAAGCTTTACGCAGAAGGGACATCTGTAACTGGTGTGCTATTCGCGGCGAATGGCAAGATTGCACTTGCTCACTTACCAAGTACAATCAATAGTTTAAGTTTTAAGAATCTAAGTTACTTAACTGATTTGCAGGCGACATATGATAATCTTGAATCGCTAACTATTGAGAACTCTGTAATTGATGCTTATCCAATTGTTGAGGATGCAATTGACACGTTGCAGACACTTCGTTTAACTGGCATTGACTGGACTGTGACAAGCACTGAATTGTTAAATGCCATTCTTAAGATGAATAACAATTTACTTGCTGGTAAGGTTCATATTGCTGGACAAGCAAGACAGAGAGAACTCGATGCATATGCGGCAGCATGGCCAGATTTAGCTGTTACTTATAATGGTATTATTACTCAGTATAAAGTGACGTTTATGAATTCCGATGGTACTGCTATTAAAGACAAGAGTGGCAATGATTATGTTCAATATGTTGACCAAGGTGGCAAGATTACTGATCCTGTCGCAAGTGGTGAAATTGACACTCCGACAATCCCAAGTACCGCGCAGTATAATTATACCTTCTCAGGTTGGGATGGCATTGATGTAAATGTTACTGCTCCTGTAACTGTGACAGCAAAATATAGCGAGTCAGTAAGAACATATACTGTGCGTTGGTTCCAGCAAGCAGGCGTTGTTCTTGCGACCAAGACTGGTGTAGAGTATGGTGCTGTGGCAGAATATGAAGGCGATTATCCAACCATGAGCGACAATGAGGATTCTTATATTTATAATCTATTCACTGGCTGGGATAAGAGTACAGGCTATATTACTGGAGATACTGACGTTTATGCAAAGTGGGAGACGCAAAATGGTCTTCCATCGGCAGGAACTGACTTGAAAGATATGACTCCAGTGCAGATTTATGCTGTTACAACGGCTGGTAGAGCTAATGATTATTTTGAACAAAAGGACTACTTCGATGTCCGCGTTGGGCAGGATTTCTCATTCTCGAATGTAACTGAGCATATGCTTGGGGATGAGCTTACATTTGATGGCACTTCCTCAAAAGTAGTAGATTCTGGCGTTAAGCTATTTGGCGCAGATTCTGGTTCATTTACAATGGCTATAGATTTTGAGTTTGGAGAGAATGTAGCCGATGCGACACTACTGTCTTGCTTTGAATATGATGGCTCTGAAGGATTTAGACTAAAGTATAATGGCACAAATCCAGAAATCCAGTGGGGTAATACTAGCAAAGTAGTAGGCAAAGGAGGCCAAAGAGATATCGTTGTGCTTCGTCACCGCAAGGGAGAAAGTAAACTTTATATCTACTCGTTTAACTCTGGAGCTTCTACAACTGGTGTTTATGCTGACGAAATGGCTTATACAGAGCTTGTGCGCAATCGTACAACTAATACTGAGGCGACAATTATGCTTGGTGGATTTAAGTTCCTGTCAAATGGAACAATTGATAGCGTAACGCTAGGTAATGGAATAATTCACTGGGCAAAAGTATGGCTTGATGATATTGGAGACACTGCGGCTAGACAACTTGCTGCATGGCCGCATGAAACTTGGCGTTATGAATATTATGGTGATAAGAGATATAGATGTGCTCAGGACTCTAGTAAAATTACTGGAGCTTCATTCATTCCAGTGAATTTGCTATCTCTCACTCACAATATGAATTCTACGAATACCAACCTTGGTGGCTGGAATGACTCTAAGATGAGAGCGTTCTGTAATAGTAGAGTTTATGCGGCGTTCCCGACAGAGTGGAAGTCAATTATTAAGCAAGTTCAGATTCCTGCAACTGCTGGTAATATGGCATCTGATATTGTTTATTCAAAAGACTATGTATATCTACCATCGTATGTGGAAATGTTTAACACATCCGAAGCGCCATATAGTTCTGAGGGCAAGGCAATTGAATTCTTTAGCTCGTCTGCGGACAGAGTTAAGTCGATTGGTGATACTGCGAGTATCTATTATCTACGTTCGCCAGAAGTGTCGTACAATTCTTACTTTAGAGCGGTTGGCATTCAGGGTGATATGAGTAGTTATATGCCATCTAACAGATCTCATGGTATTTGCCCATGTATTTCTATTTAATGGAGGCGACGACATATGAGATATTATAAACTAATTAATAACAATGAATTTGTTGGTATCGGAACGTCGCTAGACATGCGTAGATTTCAAAAGAAGCATGGCATTTTTCTTGTATGCGACGAGTCTGAAGCTCAATACATGCAATGCAATGGTGCAATCTATCGTGCCACTTGGATGCTACCAGCAGATTCCAATGCAAGAGAATTTCCTGTGATTCAAATTACAGAGATCATGCAGGAAGAATATGACGCTCTATATAATGCCATCAAGGCTAATAAGCAGATTGAGATAGAACAGGAAGAGTCTGAACAAGACGAGACAGAAGAGAACGAATGCGCTGATATCACAATTGATTATGTAAAAGAAGCAAAAGTTAAAGAAATGAAAGCAGAATGTAATAAAATGATTACAAACGGTTTTGATGTTGAACTGAGTGACAATCAGTCACATCATTTTTCTTTAACAGTACAAGACCAATTGAATTTAATTACTTCGTCTCAAATGGTGGCAGACGGAGCAGAAACTATTCCCTATCATGCAGATGGGGAATTGTGCAAATATTATACTTCCGAAGATATGGAAAAGATTATTGCCAAGGCAAATGCTTTCAAAACATACCATGTTGCGTATTTTAATTCGTTAAAAACGTATATTGGTTCATTGCGCAGTATGACAAAAGTCGCAGCAATTACTTATGGCAGTAGTATTCCGAGTAAATATCAATCGGAAGTTTATATTACTTTAAAGTCTGAATTAAGACTGTAATTAATAACAAGGGGCGCTTGCTATATAGAGTGCCCCTTGTTATAACAATGGAAAATAATGGAGGTGAAACGATGCCTTACATAAATACTGTGGACATTAACGGAACAACATATAATTTAGAAAATCTGACAGACGGAAATTATGTTGTTGATTTACCAGAGCTAAAACAGAATGGCGTATTTTTGCTTCAAGGAGATGTCGAGGATAAGCTGAATAGTTATCAGTCGAACAAACCACTTTCTGCAAATCAAGGCCGTGTATTAAATGAGCAGGACAATCAGCTAGACACGAAGATTTCTAATTTGACGATCTCTGTAAACGAAAAGGATACAGAACTGGAAAATGAAATTAAACAGTTGTCGGCAGACATGAAAGAAAAAGACACAGAGCTTGATGGAAAGATTACAACGCTAACTAATAGTTCTGAACAGAAAGACACTGAACTAGACGGGAAAATTACAACGCTAAGAAGCGACATGGGGTCTGGCGATGCGTCTACATTGTCCAGTGCAAAGACATATGCAGATAGCCAGTCTAGTGCATCTCTTTCTTCTGCAAAAGAATATGCTGATACTGCTGTTGCAAATAGCAAGACGGAAGCTTCCACTGAGCTCAATAAAAAGTTAGACAAAACGGGTGGCAAAGTTTCTGGGGATTTAGAAGTTACTGGTGCTTTGACTGCAGATCAAAAGCTTTATGCAAAATATGGAGTTACAATTTATCAGCGTGGAGATGTCTCAAAAGAGATTACTGCTGTATGTACAGGAGAGAATGCGGGAAAAATTGTTGGCAAGTCAGAAAGTGATCTAGCAAGAATTGCAGTTGGGGCTCCTGTGAATGATGACGATGCGGCCAATAAAAAGTATGTCGTTGATGCTATTGCTTCTGGTGGTTTTGGCGCACTAGATGGGGCTACATTTACTCCATCTGTTTCTTCCGAAGGCGTTTTGAGCTGGACAAACGACAAAGGGAAAACCAATCCTACAAGCGTAAATATTAAAGGGCCAAAAGGCGATGCGTTCACGTATGCTGATTTTACTTCCGAGCAGCTTGCTGCTCTAAAGGGAGAAAAAGGAGATAAGGGCGATCCCGGAGACCCACTATCTGTTTTAAATGCCTATCCGGTTGGCTCTATTTATATGAGTGTAAATAGCACAAGTCCAAAAACACTCTTCGGAGGCGGCACATGGGTGCAGATTCAGGGCAGATTTCTGTTGGCTGCGAGCACGGCCTATAAAGCTGGCACAACAGGTGGCGAAGCAACACATATGTTGACGGAACAAGAAATGCCAAACCACAGACACGTTATTTATGCTCCGAATGATGGTGGTGAGGAAAATGCAGCAATTGGCTTTCCAGAAGCAGGTAGTAAAAACACATACTATGCTGAGGCCAGCAAGACAGAAGCTGCTGGTGGTGGGCAAGCCCACAATAACATGCCACCATACTTGGCTGTATATGTTTGGAAGCGCACAGCTTAACAGTGCAATTAAATACTAAACAAGAAAGGGGTTGAGCAAGTGTCAGGGAAAATCTTTAATACGCGAGTAAAGAATAAACGTGATTCAGTTAGCAACTGGACTGATAAAAATCCAATTTTACTAGATGGCGAAGTAGTGGTCGTTGATAGCACTGATGGTGAAAGCCGATTTAAAATTGGTGACGGGACAAAGCATTATTCAGAACTCCCATTTCAGGACGAGTATTTACAGAATGAAATTAATAATAAAGCTGCAATTGAAGCAGGAGTCTACACTGCTGTTGCGTCTAGCTCTGATGGAGTTGCTTACACGTCAACAGTCCCCGGAATTAGCGAGCTGAGTACAGGTGCGAGTTTTATCATGATTCCTGACAAGACTAGTGCGAGCAAGGAGCCAACACTAGATGTCAATGGACTCGGTGAAAAAAAATTCGGCGTAGACTAAGCGCCATTACAACTAGCCTGCAGTCTGGATATAGCAACACTTGGATTTCTGCCAACAAGCCATTTCAAGTTGTGTATGACGGTACTGCTTGGGTTGTAGAAGGCATGGCAAAACCAGTTGGTGCAGACGTATATGGTGCAGTGCCTCAAGCCACGGCAGATGCTTCTGGCAACGTCATTACAGATACATATGCGACAATTGCTATGCTGCAAAGCATGCTCCCAAAAGTGACAACAATTACACTAGCGTCGGGTTGGAATGGTACTGCAAGTCCATATTATCAGGACGTTACGCTTAGTTGTGCAACCGAAACTAGTGTCGTCGATCTTCAGCCAACTCCAACACAACTTGCTTCTTGGCAAGACGAAGGATGGGCGTTTACTACTCAAAGTGGCAATGGCACTGTTCGAGTTTATGTCGCTGGTGGTAAGCCTAGTGCGTCTATTAATATACAAGTTAAAGTTCAGGAGGTGACTGTTGTATGAGTGGTTTATACGGCAATGCAACAGGCGGATTCTGCAATCCTCAGACTTATATTTTAACAGACGGAAATGGGAAAGAAATCACTGGCGTTTTAGTAGAGAATGTAACAGTTTTTGATGCAACAACTGATGATGTTAGACTTGGAAAGACATATGCTGCGGATGAAGGTGTTAAGGTTGGTACAAAGGATATTCCAGCGTATCATACGACAACGGGAGTGTATTACGTTCCAGCTAATTCAGAACTTAAAATTGTTATGACAAACGGAGATAGATGTGATTATACAGAACTGCAGGCAATGGTAATGCCCTACAATTCTAGTGTAAATGATAGCAATGCTGTTAATAGAGTTGCTATGAAGGATAAAGTATATAACGTAGGAGAAGCAACTGCTATATCTACAGTTACGAAAGACGTTGCAAGCAGTTCTATATCATTTGGATTAACAAATGGCGAACAGCCAGCGGTGATCAGGTATTTTACTTATAAGGAGGAGTCATAATGTCAGAAAGACGTTATCAATATTGCTACGCGGTAATTGACCCATCGCTTAACGACATGTGTGTTGGGGTTGAAGATACAACTTTGAATTGCGACGACGACCCGAATTATATTCCAATTAGTCCATATAACGAGGAGTATCTTTGTAAGTATTATGATAGAGCCACAGGCAAGTGGTATCTTGAAGCAGAACATGTCAATGAATGGACACCAGATTAACGAATAATAAAAGTTTTCATCTTCTTTAAGGAGGAATTTGTTATGGATGGCACATTTGACCCGACCTATAGCTCTAACCAAATTTGGGTAGATACGAATGTAAATGAATGTTTGACAACTCATTTGGATGACATGGAAGATAATATTTCTTCTTTACAGACCAGTAAGGCAAATGTGAGTCATACCCACAGCGAATATGCGCCTGTGAATCATTCTCATTCTGATTATGCTCTTACGACACATAAGCATTCCGCCTCTGATATTACAAGCGGAGTTCTTCCTATCTCTAACGGCGGGACTGGAGCAAATTCTGTTGCTGGTGTATTAACGAATCTTGGGAATATTGGAAAAGTATATTCTGCTACACCAAGTAGCAAGCATGTCGCAAAGATGGAAATGGTAACGCTCGCTTCATTAACGCTACCTGCAGGTGTTTATGTCATTACTGGGAATCATCAATGGGCAGCAGATGGTGCTGGGTGCATGTACATTTCAAGAATTATGAAATCTGATGATAGTGTAGTGTATTGCATTGTACGTAGTGACATGATTGGTGGCGGTGGAGCTACTGCTGCGGCAGTTGTAGAGCTTTCAGAAACTACGACTATCAAATATGAGACTTATCATCAATACACTAGTGCAACCAACGCTGAGGCAATTCGTTTTTGCGCTGTCAAGATTAGATAATATTATTGGGAGGAATTCTTATGAACGGTACATTCGATCCTACATATAGCTCCAATCAGATTTGGATTGATACAAACATTAATGAATGTCTTACAACTCGTTTGGACAATGTGAATGGAGATATCTCTTCTTTGCAAACTGGCAAAGCAGATGTGAGCCATACGCACGAAGGATATTCTTTGGTGGGGCATACTCATAGTGAATACGCTCCAATTAATCATTCTCATAGTGGGTATGCTGTAATAGCTGACTCTAACGAGTTTAATGGAGAACAGAAATTCACGAATTCCGAGTATTGTGGTAGTTTAAGCGATACTGCCGATGGTGTTGGATGTGCTTTTAAGGCTTCTAGGGCACTAATTAATGAGGTATTGGTTGATAAATTAATTATTACTTCTACGACTGGACAAATGCCAATTTATACTTATAGCGGTACTTCTGATGGCGCGATGTCTGGCCTCGTTAAAATTGGATATATTGATACGAATGGAAACGCCGTATTTAATGGGGCTATCTCTGCAACTAACATCAAAGATTCTGTTGTTGAGCAAGGCACTGTTGGCAATATGCGCTACCAAAAATGGAGTAGTGGCAAATCTGAGGCGTGGTATTATGAATCTCTTGGAGAGCTATCTTTAACTACAGGAATGGCTGGTGGAGTGTACTCTAGCACAGCTTGTAATGGACGTGTTGTGAATTTCCAGTCTGGGCTATTTGTTAGTAAACCATTGGCCGTGAGCAATGTGTATAGCGATGGATATACCTTTAGTCAAGTAGCTGGGGCTGACAGTACTAGATTGATTTATCGCATTTGGTCTCCATATCCTATAACCATTTCTGGAACGGAGATTGTAATTCACATTATTGGAAGATGGAAGTAACGTTAGGAGGTTTGCAACATGAATGGAACATTTGATCCTATGTATTCAAGTAATAATATCTGGGTAGATACAAATCTTGATGTTTGTTTGACTAATAACTTGGAAAGCATGGTAACAGACATCTCATCCTTGCAAACGAGCAAGGTAGATAAAGTGGACGGCAAGGGATTGTCTTCTAATGATTACACAAATACAGAGAAGAATAAACTTGCTGGTATTGAATCTGGAGCTCAAAAGAATAAAGTAACCGGGGTAAAGGGAAACGCCGAATCTACATATAGGACTGGCAATGTCAACATAACTCCTGCAAATATTGGAGCTGCTGCAAGCACTCATACTCACAATAAGTCTCAAATTTCTGGACTAATTGAGCCGTCTGATTATGTTATTGCTTCTGGTGCTTCTGGACAATGGACATACAGAAAGTGGAATAGTGGGATTTCAGAATGTTGGAGGCAAATTACTGGCACGATTACATATTCTTCTACGTGGAATGGGTTCAAGTTATTTGAAGGGAGTGCTGATTGGCCGTCTGGCATGTTTGTTCAGAACCCTACAGCTCTTTATAATTGCTACATTGGTTCTGGATATGCTATTGCCGCGAGAGGTGGTCTATCAACAACTACAAGATTCAGATGGCAAGCCATTGGAACAGATGGAGATTCTAATGTTGGGTATGTAATATACGTTCACGCAATTGGAAGATGGAAATAAAATCAAATAAAAGGTGCAGAGGCATTAATTCTGCACCTTTCTTATATTGAAAAACAAGGAGGGGATACAAAAAAATGTCAACAAAAAAAATACAAATTACAACTCCTATTGTAACATCAGTTAATGGACAAACTGGTGATGTGACACTTGATATTTCTGGTGGCGGCACAGGAAACATGAAAAAATTAACGTTTACTGGTGCTGTTACTGGTGAATATGATGGTACTACTGATGTTAGCATTGATATACCAAGTGATGTATATATTGCCCAGATTAACGCAACAAGTAGCATTTTAGTTAACGATTATGATGAACTAGTAAGCGCAATAAGGAGTCATAAAATTATAATATTGCTTATTGGAGAAACTGCTGTACTTGCCATTACTGCTGATTTCGATTCTACAAAAGTTACCTTAGGCGTTCCAAATCAAGAATCTTTTATTAATTTTACTATTGCAAAAGATACTAAAAAACTCGCAGCATCGTATTTATATCACTTTAGTATGAAAATACAGGAGGGAGTTGACCCAAAATCGGGTGTAGTGTACTTCGACGAGGCTACAGGGTTATGTTCTACTAAAGATAGTGTTTCTCCAATTGCTACCACCTCAACTGCCGGAACAATCAAAGTTGGCAACGGCTTGTCCATCTCCGATGACGGCACTCTATCTGTCACGACTGCAACATATTACACTGGCACGGCTGATCCGGTTAACACTCTTGGGGCAGACGGTGACTTATACTTGAAAACGGAGGGATAATGAATGAACGAGTTAATTTATCATACCATCACGCCGACTGCGGAGGAAGTCGGTGGGGATTATATGCTAATCCTGACAGCAGACAGTACTATTGAAGAGATTGTTCAGTATATCCTATCCAGCAAGGTAATCTGGTTTTACGACGGAACGTTGTATCATCAAGTATTTGCGTTCGAGGACGTCGAAAATGCCATGATCGTGTACTACTACAGGACGGATGGAAGCGTAGCGTCGTACCGGGTAGGTGACGGCGAATGAGAGTCGAAGGTCGGCAACTCAGAATCGTATATGACAACGCCGCACAATATTTGACGGCAGATAACTGTGCAGTCGGTGTGAAGTCTTACGGTACGGGCGTTGTCATCAAATCTACTGCGAAATCTGGATATGCCATTTTGAATGACGCCGCAAAAGCTGTCCTATTTCCAAATGCTGTAGCGAAACCGGTTAAAGCGGATAGCCGTATCGCTTGCGGCGCGTCTGTAAAAAACAAAAATAACTACTGTAGTCTTGAAATTAATGGCACAGAGGTGCATAAAGTTCTGTGCGCAGATGAAGTCGGCGAACAGGATGGGCTTACTAGCGCGGCGATCACAAGTGCGACGTCTGCGGCGACGATCCGGTATCATCTGCACATTGATAATCTTTTTGTAGCGGCCGCCTGCTCTGTTGGTCAACTTACTCTGTACTTCAAGCGTTATTCTTGTTCGGCGATTGCTAGTGGCAATGGTGTAATGTCCGCTTCCGTTTCTGAGACCGAGCCTTGGGATGGGCAAAATGTTAACTTTTCTGCCAATCTTGTTCAAGGAGCTACTTGGGTTGGTTGGTATTCTGATGCCGCTTGCACGAATCTTGTAAGCACGGATCAAAATTATTCAGTTAGCCCAACATCGGATTTAACATTATATGCCAAGGCTACGCATGATGCAGAACTATTTACATGTGCGGCAGTTGCTGGTGCAAATATATCATCTGTTAACATAAGCGACTCAACAGTCCCAGCGAATGGCAGTTGCACATTCTCTGCGATGGCTAATGCTGGATGTGCTTTTGAAGGATGGTATTCAGATGAAAGCTGCACAAACTTAGTGAGCACAGAGAATCCATATACAGCCACTATTATTGCGAATACAACATTGTATGCTAAAGCTCATATCATCAATTTTAATATTAGCGTTGAACAGTCAGAGTATGGATCAGCAGATGTAAATACATCAATAGCTCAATATGGAGATAATGTTACATTTATAGCTACTCCATCATCTCAAAGATATGATTTTTTGGGGTGGTATGCTGATGCCGCATATACAAATTTGGTTTCTCTAGATAATCCTTATAATTGCACTGTGACAACGGATATAAAGTTATATCCTAAATTCGGATTAAAGAATTACAACTTAATTGTACATCCAACAGGGTATGATAAAATCAATTTTAATGGTGTTACAAATATAGAGAACGTTGAAATCCTCTACAAAAATTCTAGCAAAGAAACTTCAACGGACACGGTTGCTATATGGGCTATTGGCGAACTTAATAAAAGCGACAATCCTGCTTCCGTTGGATTTTTTGTTGACGGGGCTAAGTTTTCTAGCATTCCAACTAACGCCACGATTACAAATATCAATGTTTCCATGAAAGTAAAGGCAGATGGTAATACGGGCGCATCTATTACAAGTAACACTTCACGTGGGTTTTATACCGCAAAAAAAGAAATAAACGGCGATAGCTTTTCCTACGCTCAAATTGGTACTACAAAATATAAAGACGTTGTTATAAAGTTGAATGAAGATTCAGAATATTCATACTATTTAACTTATACGATATCTAATGAAGAGGCTGGGAAATGGACTGCTGCTGATTTGAAGTCGGGTAGTTTTGGTATCGTATGGTTAGTTTCTTCGCCTAGTCTTGTTAATAACGGCGGCGTTTGCAAACACTTGATCCATAACATAGATATTTCAGTTTCTTATACTCTACCTGAAGGATATATTACATCTACCGCATTGTATTTCAAGGCCAACGGGTCATATAAATCCGCGACAAAGGTCTATAAGAAAGTATCAGGCACTTGGGTTGAGCAAACAGAGGTTGCAAGCCTGTTCGATGGCACGGCGAGTGGAAACTCCACCAACTATGTGTATGGCGGGAGTGTTTAATTAAAATTAACAAAACAAAGTATTAAGAAGGCGTTGGTTTATTCCAGCGCCTTTATTATATATTAAAGGAGGTTGAACGAATGGCAAATAAAATTTTTAATACTCGTATAAAAAATAAAAGAGATACCGAAGCCAACTGGACGAGTAAGAATCCTGTTTTGCTGAATGGTGAAATTATTGTTGTTGATACGGCAAGCGGTGAAACAAGGTTTAAGGTCGGAGATGGTGCGAAGAAGTATTCTCAACTTCCATTTCAAGATGCAGCTACGCTTGGAAACTATGTCCCAACTACGAGAAAGGTCAATAGCAAAGCTCTAAGCTCAGATATCAGCCTGACCGCTTCAGATGTAGGAGCCCTGCCTAGCACGACTACGGCGCTTAAGAATCCTCATGCTTTGACTTTTACTGGCGCTGTTACTGGCAGCTATGATGGTAGCGCAGCTAAGTCAGTAGCGATCCCGTCTGTGGATTCGTCTTTGTCTAGTACATCAACAAATGCGATTCAGAACAAGGCGGTTAATACAGCTCTTAGTGGCAAAGCAAGTACTGCTGTTGCTACGAAAAGTGCTAATGGTTTAATGTCTTCTAGCGACAAATCAAAATTAGATGGCATTGCCGATGGAGCCAACAAAACGATTATTGATTCTTCTCTAAGCACCACTTCTACCAATCCAGTTCAAAACAAGGTTATCAATACTGCTTTATCTGGGAAGGCTTCCACTTCTGTTGCGACTACGAGTGCTAATGGATTGATGAGTGCGTCTGATAAGACAAAACTCAACGGGATCGCTACTGGCGCAAATAAAACGACTGTTGATTCTGCGTTAAGTACGACATCGACTAATCCGGTGCAGAATAAGGCGGTTAAGGCTGCTTTGGACAGCAAATTAAATACAAGTGGCGGCACGCTGACCGGCAACCTTAGTGGGCAATACATCACCGGTACATGGCTGCAATCCACAGCGGCGACTGATCTGGGCAAAACACCGGGCAAGATCGCGGTGCTGGACGAAAGCGGCTGGGTGTACTATCGCACGCCAGCGGAGATTAAGACAGATATTAGCGTAGACACGAAGACAATTATTGACACAATTTATCCAGTCGGATCAATTTATATAACGTTAAATCAAACATCCCCATCAAAACTATTTCCGGGAACATATTGGAAACAAATTAAAAATAGGTTTTTATTATCTGCAAGTTCAACATATTCTGCTCTGTCTGTCGGCGGCGAGGCTACACACACGCTGACCGAAAATGAAATCCCGGAACACCAGCACAGCATTTGGTATCCAAACGCGGGCGGAGAGCAAAGCGCAGCAATCGGCTATCCGGAGGCTGGCAGTAAAAACACTTGGTATGCAGAGGCCAGCAAAACGTCCAGTGCTGGTGGTGGGCAAGCCCACAATAACATGCCTCCGTACTTGGCCGTATATATGTGGGAAAGAGTTTACCAAACGCAAGCAAGTGGAAGCTATAACGAGGATGTTTACTTTCTTTATGGAGACAAATAAATTTATAGGAGGAATAAAATTATGGAAATGTTAACTCTAATTATCTCTTTATCAATTATTATGTGGTACATTATTGATCGTTTCAAGGAAATGTGGGAAGGCACAAAGTATGGCAAGTATATCACTATGGCTGTTTCTGCAGTGTTCGCATTCGCCATTTCTTTCGGCTTTGGCGTAGATATTATTCTTGCTCTAGGTCTTGTGCAGGAGGGCTCTGTGATTGGCACAGTGATTACCGCACTTGCTCTAATGTCTGGCAGCTCTGCTGTCTCTGAAATCATTGAAAGAGTTAAGGGCGGACAGTAATATATTGAGGTGATTTAAATGGAAATTATTGAAGCGTTTGCGACACAAAATAAATGTTATAAGATTGGTTCAACATTTACTCCAAGTGGTTTGATGTTGCATAGCGTTGGATGTCCACAGCCTAGTGCTGCGGTGTTTGCTCGTAACTTTAACCAGTATCAGCCGGGTGGTCAATCAGTTTGCGTACACGCATTTATTCAGGCAGATGGCTCTGTATATCAGACATTGCCTTGGTGGATGCGAGCATGGCACTGCGGCGGTGCAGCGAATAATACGCATATTGGCGTGGAAATGACTGAGCCGAGCTCTGGAATGAGCTATGCTGAGGCGGCTGAACAGATTGCTGGAACATATCATGCAGCCGTAGAACTGTTCGCGCAGCTTTGTAATACTTATGGTCTTGACCCACTAGCTGACGGCGTGATTATTGGTCACGCAGAAGGTCATCGCAGAGGTGTGGCCAGCAACCATGCAGACCCAGAGCTTTTGTGGAACACATATGGCATGGGTTATACCATGGATGGGTTCCGTCAGGATGTATATGAGTCCATGAACAAAAATAATGGAAATGATGAAGAGGAGGAAGACGTAATGAGATACAATACTATTGATGATATCCCTAGCTGGGCAAGAGGACCTATTAGTGATATGATTGATGAAGGTTTAATTTCTGGCACTGGTGGAGGCAATCTTGATTTGTCTGCTGATATGATACGTATGCTGTATGTCATGAAGCATATGTTTGATGCATGCAATAAGCATTATGAGACAATCGAAGATATCCCATCTTGGGCGCGTGACACCGTGCAGCATTTAATCGACACTGGTGCAATTGCTGGCACTGGTAATGGCAAACTAGATATATCATATGATATGCTGCGCATGTTGGTTGTCTGTCAGAGAATGTTTGATTCTAATCATAGTACGGACAATAAAGAGAATTAATTTTATAAACAAATAGCCTATATGAAGTAGTTATATGGGCGAGGGAGTGTAGCAATACACTCCCTCATTTTTTATGGACAAAAAGGAGGGATAATATGAAAAAATTAAAAGGTGTTGATGTGAGCGAATGGCAAGGACAAATTGATTGGGATGCAGTAAAAAAGGATGAAATTGATTTTGCAATTCTTCGCTGTGGCTATGGAATGAACTTAGAAGAACAAGATGATATTTGGTTTAAAAGGAATGCTTTAGAATGCGAAAGAGTTGGTATACCTTATGGTGTGTATCTGTACAGTTATGCAGATACAGTAGAAAAAGCTGCTTCGGAAGCAACACATGTACTTAGATTGATAAAAGGTCGTAAACTTGAATATCCCGTTTATTATGATTTAGAAGACGTTAATACTACTGGGAAATGTAGTCAAGATTTAATTCTTCAAATGTCTAAAAAATTTGTTGACATTTTAGAAGACGCTGGTTATTGGGTTGGTATTTATGCCAATTTATATTGGAATGAGGCATATCTGACTGATTCTTGGTATGACACTAAGGCAAGATGGATTGCTCAATATAATTCTGAATGTCAGTATAACAAGGACTATGGAATTTGGCAGTATTCTAGTTCTGAAATTGTCAATGGTATTTCTGGATGCGTTGATATGAACATTTCTTATTTTGATTATCCTGCATTGATTAGAGAAGCTGGTAAAAATGGATTAACTTTTTCGCAAAGTCAAACAGAAACAGTTTATACTGTAAAATCTGGTGACACTCTTTCTGACATTGCCACAAAATATGGCATTACATATCAACAACTTGCTTCCTACAATGGAATTTCTGATCCTAATGTTATTTATATAGGACAAAAGATTCTTGTTCCAAATACTGAATCAGTTGTTGCTTCAGGTAAAACATTAGATGAAATTGTATTGGAGGTATATCGAGGCGAATGGGGAAATGGTTTAGAACGTCAAGCACGCCTTGAAGCAGCGGGATATGACTATCAAATAGTACAAAACAGAGTAGATGCTCTATACAGTTAATAACAAAAAATTGTATATCGTAGTTTAAAGGAGAAGCCACATGGTTTCTTCTTTTTATATTTAAAATTAGTGTAAATATGAATCTCTCGGAAAGGAGGAATTGTTATGCGTGTCATAAGTTTTGATCAAAGCACACGTCGTTCTGGTTATGCCATATTTGAAAACGGTCAATATATAGAATCTGGCGTTGTTGATATGAACAAGAGCAAATTAGAAACAGATAAAAGATCTTTTGAAATGGCGAAAGAACTTTGGAAGGTTATTAAAAAGTATAAACCAGAGAAACTTGTTCTAGAAAATGTGCAACAACAATCGAACCCAGCGACTATGATAATTTTGGCAAGATTGGCTGGTATGATAATTGGTTATGCGGAAGCTCATAATGTCAATGTGCATATTTTGTTGCCAAGCCAATGGCGCAAAGCATTAGGATATTCTCAGGGGGCGAAAGTAAAACGCCAAGAGCTTAAGCAACAGAGTATTGATTATGTAAAAGAAAATTTTGGTCTTGATCTATCAGAAGATGAATGTGAAGCAATTTGCATAGGAGTTGCGGCGCATAAAATTTATAATTTCGCCAACGAAGAAGTTTGGGGCGAAGATTAAATATGAAAATTAATAACAAATTATTATTTAATATATAAAAATTTTTAAATTATGGAGGAAAAGGTTATGAAGGTTAATGAGTTTGTAGAAAAGTTTAAGAAGAATAAGATGCTAGATATAAAAAAAGAACTTGAAGTAAAAGAATATATTGGCATTGCAGCAAAAGAAGAATTGGCAAGAGTTGTTTTAGACAATTGTACTACGGAGACAAATAATGAAATCCATATTAATTCTTTAGAGAGATATCTTTTATTTATTATATCTGTTATTAGTATGCATACGAATTTAGATTTTTCTGATGAAGATAATGAAGATTATAGTGCATTAGACGATTATGACTCATTATGTGAAAATGGCTTAATTGATAAAATTATAGGAACATTTAAAGAAGATTATGACGCATGTGAGATAGTTTTAAATATGATGACAACTGACAGATTACAATCTAGCATGACAATTGAAAAGAAAATTTATAGCTTTTTGGATAATGTTAGTGAGATGTTTCAACATGCTACTGATTCCTTATTAGATATTGTAAAAATTAATGCGAATGGAGAAACAGGGATTGATACAGATAAGCTATTAGATATTTATAATGAGATAGTAAAAAAAGAAGAATAAATAAACAATGGGGGATGCTTTATGAGTTCTAAAACTAATATAATGATTGATACTATGCTTGCAGAAATAGAGACAAAAGTTAAAGCAGACCTAGTAGATATTAGCAAGCAAATTACACAAGATTTTAAAGCGCAAGCGCGTAATGTTGTAACAGCATATTACTTAAATTATAACCCGTTAATGTATGAAAGAACATATAATTTAAGTTCTGGAGTAATAAATGACGACATATCATTCTCTGTATTGAATGGAAGTGGCTATGGTGGTGGTGTGCAATTTAGTCCAATGAAGATGAATGATTATGTTAGTGGTGGAAACAAGAATGCGGTTGTTAATAATTTTAGGTTGGGAATCCATGGTAGTGAAAAGGTTCAGGTTGATGACATTTCTCCAATGAATGCAATGGAAGAATTTCAAAACAATTATAAAGAAATATTGAACGGATATTTTATTAGCCGTGGGTATAAAGTCAATTAATAAATAAGGAGGTGAAATTATGCCAAAAGCGAAAAATTTTAATGCTTTTACATATGGCGTTGGTCTTGAACTGAATGCTTCGTCATTTAAATCTGTAAAAGATACATTAAAAAGTGATTTAGACAGTCTAAGTAAAATGGTTAAAGCATATAATAAAATGCTTGAAATTAATCCAAATATAGACTTATCTGAAGTAATAAAAGAATTTAAAGACATGCAGACTGTAATATCTCAAATTAAGGGGTCTTCCAACCCATTTAGTGAATTTGTAGATAAGGGATTGCTTAATCGCATTTCTACACTTGAAACAAGCATGGAACAAATGACTAGCATGTCTGAGAAGTTTAGTGAGCAACTATCTGCTTTGATGGAATCGGTTTCTTCTGATATTAAAGGTGTGGGAGAATTTAAATTTCCCAAAACGTTTGGGCAACTTTTTGATGATGCGGAAGTTGCAAAAAAAGAGAAGGAAATTGATACATTAAAAAATAAGATTATTCAATTAAAGCAAGAACTAGACAATTTAGGAGCATTAGATAGTGGTATTTTTGATGTTTTTTCTGCAGATACGACGGGGGAAAACAAAAAAACGTTTGATGACATTAATCAAATGTTAAATGATTTTGATCAATTATATAAAAAAATTCAAAGTTTCGATTTTTCTAAAGGAAATATATTAGATATTAAACCATTAGTAAGGCAGGCCGCAGAGCTTGGCACAAAGATTCAAAATGCATTTTCAGATTATAACTTTTATGATGCATTTGATGAAAAATTCGGTGAAAATATTATATTAAGTTTTCAAAATAATTTCAAACAGGTTCACACTTGTGTACAACAAGAGTATCAAGCATTAGAGAATTTAATTCAGCAAGAAGAAGAGAAATTGGCGTCGATGCGAACCGAGAAAAGTTCGTCACAAGGTAAAACTTCTGTTGCACAGACAATTGCCAATATTGGCAAATCTAATACAGAAGCTTCTGGATTAACATATACAGTTAATGTTATACCTAAAGCTAATGCATCCGAATGGGCATCTGTTATTAATAGGACTATTGCATCTGTGCAAGATAAATTAGATCCTATTTATTTAAAACCTACTTTTTCTAAAAATTCTAAGAGTATGGAAAAGGATGTGTCTGGCAACCTTGCTCAGCTAAGCAATACTGTTAAAGTCAATTTTAGTATTGTTGACAATTTAGATCAGAGTTGGGATGACGTTATTGACAATATAAAATCAAAGATTGATAATGCCAATCGCCAACTTTCACAAAAAGCAAAAATAAAAGTAGCATTTGCTAAAGACGAAAATTTTCAAGAAGATTTCAAAAATAGCGTATATAAGGTTGTTAACAGCATTAAAGACATTAAGGCTTCTATTTATATTACTAATGGAAAGAAGTTTTTGAAAGACATTGAAGGCATTCGTACAAGTGCGGAAAGCAAATTGAAAGATATCGGAGCAAATTTGGCCCCAATTGGATTAAATTTCGAAGTCAAGAATAGAGACGAGATTCTTTCCAATATGGATTCATTGAGGGCAGAAATTGAGGGAAAGGTTCAAAATATTGGTGCAACAATAGCGGACTTGCCTAAAATGATGCTGCAGGCAATGATGTATGGTGCTGCAGGTAGTGCAATGGGAAGTGCTGCCGCTCAAAATGTTGTTCCAAATACAAGTGGGAATATATCTGCAAGTTCTCAATCTGCAAATCAGCAAGCAGCTTCTGTAGGTAAAATGTCCGAAAGAGCAAAGGAAGCTGCTAAAAATATTGAAAAACTTCAAGCGCAAATTGATTTATTAAATAACAAAGGGTTTAAAGCTGATAAGTTTGTAGAGTTAGGAGATTTTGATAATAAAATTCAACCAATTAAAAAATCTCAAAAAGCTTTGAAAGAAATGCTTGACGAATATAAGCTGTTGGAGCATAGGCTATCTGGTAGTGATACAGATATTGCTGCTAGATATACAACAGAATTTGGGGCTAAAGCGTTTGATGAATATAAAAAAGATTATCAAAGGAAAATTGAACTGGAACAGCAATTAGGCAATGTTGTTCAAAATCAAATTAAATATCTTGAAAAGAAGAAACAATTAAATCAAGAAATTATAAACCAATCACAAACAAATAATAATGGTAAAAACTCTGTAGAAGAACAAACTGCATCGTTAGACAGCATGTCCAAACGGGCTAAGCAGGCAGCCGAAAATCTTACAAAGATTAATGAGCAGCTTGCTTCTTTAAAAGCAAATGGAATTGATTCTTCTTATTTTTCTAAATTAGGTAATTTTGATGAAAATTTTAAACATATTAAAGGTTCTAATCAAGAAGTTAGAGCATTATTAAAAGAATATTCAGAATTACAATCTAAACTTTCTGGAACAACCTCGGAGGCTTATAGTAGATATTTAGCAAAGTATGGTAAATCAAATGCGAATATAGCTATAAATGAAGATGTTGCAAGACAAAAAGAATTAGAATCTCAGCTTTCTCAAATATTACAAAATCAAATTGGTTATTTAGAACATAAAGCAGAATTATCACAAGAAATTTTAAACAAAGCACAAAAAACTGTAGATGTGGAAGAAAATGCGCAAAACGGTCAAAGTGTTGGAAATGAGAAGGAGCCTAGGGCTTCTGCACAAGGCCATCCTACTACGCAAGGTGCCACATCTTTTATTGCAAAAATTGATAATGCGTCTTTGAGCGATCTGGCAAAAGATAGCACATTAAGAGATATTAGTGGAAAACTTGATGCAATTGTTGGACAATTAAAGACCGGAGTCAAAATCAATGGGAAATATGAAGCATCAAGTAGTTCAGATTCTGATACAACTGGCAAAAAAGAATCTAGCACAGCACAAGAAAAGCAAAAAGCGGAAGCAGCTTCTGCTTCTAGTAAGAAAGAAAGTGCGCAAGCTGCAAAACAGCAACTTGAAGTAGAACAAGAAATTACTAAAGAAGTTGTAACAAGGACTGCATTAGAACAAAAAGAGAATAATAACAAACAGGAACGAAACAATGATGATTATTCGTCTTATGATGATGATTTTTATGAGCAATTTCAAAAATGGGCTCAAGAGAGAGCGGAACTTGAAGGCTATACGGTAGCAAAAGTTAAAGGGATTCTTAATAAAAATAATGATCTTGTTGGCGCATCAATTGGATTTACTAAAAATGGTTCTCAAGAAGGCGTAGTTGAAACCTTTAAATTAATTGAAGATAAAGAAAGTGGCCTTAAAGAATTTGTTAGAACTAGCACAGAAGTTACGTCTAATGTGCAACAATATCAAAAAGCATTAGATGCAGCTTATGTAAAACAGACTGCACTTGCTACATCGTATACAAATCAAATTAGTAGTTTGAAATCTGCATTAGATCCGAATGCAAAAAATACTCTTTTTGGGACAGAATATGAAGATGAAGTAAATCAAAAAGTTGAAGAGATTTCAGGTTTGGTACAAGCACTACACCAAATTGATGAGAATGGAAACATAAAAATATTTGATGCACAAGCGTTGAGTGATCAAAAAGCAGCGATTGAATTATTACTTTCTGATTTAAAAGCATATATTAAAGAAAGTCAAAATGCTATTGGTGCAAATAATTTCAATCAAAAAACAGATGAAACAGCTTATTCTGCCAAACTAAAAGAGCTAGAGAAAACCGTTAAAAAAATTAAATTATTACAAGCTCAAGCTGAAGGCAAAATTAATACTGGTGAGAATACACAGGCTGAAGCACAAAAAAAATTAGCAGCAGAAAAAGAAAATTATGAAATTATCAAAAATGAATTAGCAGCCTTTACGCAGGTCTATGATGCTGAAAAAGTTGCGAAGGCAGAGGCGGAAGCACGTGCAGAAGCAGAGCAAAAAGTAGCAGACATAATTGCAAAACAAAAAGATGCTGTACTTGCTGCAAAGGAAAATAGAATTAATTCCACAGTAAATAAAGCACAAAGCAATTATGATTTAATGCTTCATCAATCTGATTCTGCTCCTATGTCTGATTCTTCATTAAGTAAATTAAAAGAATATAAGACTTTGTTAGATGAACTGAAACGACAACAAGAATCATTTAGCAATAATTCGTCTTTATTTGATGATGAAAAAGCAATTAATAATTTTAATAAATTGTCCTTAAAATTGAAAGATGTTAAAAAAGAATATGATGCGCTTCTGTCTGCATCTATAAAATTCATGAGCAAAATAGAAAATGCTTCAGATTTGAAAACGCTTGATTCTTCTTTTAACGCGAAAGATGTGTCACAATTAAAAGATGCGATGCAAGAATTTGCAAATTCTGCAAGTAATGGGGAAGCGACGTTAATAAGTTTTAACGCTGCAGAAAAAACGGCAACATATCAGATTAAGGATGCAAAAGGGCAACTACAAGAATTACATATAGAATATGACAAAGGTACTAATTCTCTTGGGAGATACATTGGTAAGGTAGAAGAAGTTCAGTCTGGTCTCCAAAAATTTGTTGGTGGAGTTAAAGGTAAATTTAAAGGCGCGTTGCAATATGTGATGGGTTTTGTTAGCTTTTATAAAATACTTTATACAATTAAAAAGGGCATTACATATGTTAAAGAGATTGACACTGCTCTAACTGAATTGAAAAAAGTTACAGACGAAACTGATGAAACTTATTCAAGATTTTTAAAAACTATGTCTCAAACTGGTGCTGAAGTAGGAGCCACAGTATCAAATTTAACAAATATGGCTGCAAACTGGGCGCGTTTAGGATACACAATAGAACAAGCAGGTGATTTGGCAAGAAGTACTGCTGTTCTATTAAATGTGTCTGAATTTAATGATGCGGAATCAGCATCTGAAGCTCTAATTAGTACTATTCAAGCATATGGATATGCGGCAGAAGATAGTATGCATGTTGTTGATGTATTAAATGAAATTGGTAATAACTTTGCTGTGTCTAGTGATGGTCTGGCAACGGCGTTACAAGATTCAGCTAGTGCTTTGATGTCCGCAGGAAATGATCTTGAGAAGTCAGTTGCAATGATCGCTGCAGCAAACAAAGTTCTTCAAGACCCAAACCAAGTTGGTAGTGCGTTGCGTACAATTTCACTTCGTATTCGTGGCACGAGCACTAAGGTTCTTGAAGAAATGGGCGAGGAAACTGATGGCGTTGTCGAAAGCGTTAGCAAACTCCAAGCTAAAGTAAAAGGATTAAGCGGCGTAGATATTTTAACGGACACTGGTGATTATAAAGACACCTATACAATCATTAAAGAAATTGCAGAAGTATGGGAACAGATGAGTGATATTGATCAAGCGGCATTGCTTGAATTACTTGCTGGTAAAAACCGTTCAAATGCAATGGCAGCAATGTTAACTAACCTTGATGACCTTGAAGGCGCATATGAAGATGCAATGAAGGCACAAGGCTCTGCAGAAGCAGAAAACGAGAAATATTTAAACAGCATTCAAGGTAAAGTCGATTTGTTTAATAATGCTGTTCAGACCATGTGGATGAATTTTATAAGTTCTAATGCCATAAAATTTGTTGTCGATCTTGGTACTAAATTTGTTCAACTTATAGATAAAATTGGGGTGATTAAAAGTGCCCTTATTGCTCTTGCGGCAATAAAAATTTTACCACAGTTTACAAAAGGATTTGGCTTAACAAATCTTATATCTGATATTTTTAATTTAACTAATGGCCTTAAAGATTTTGTTATTGGACAAAACGCGGCTAATGCGGCAACATTATCTACTGCAATAACGACTAGTCTTGCAGAATCTTCTCTAGTAAAACTTGCCATAAAACTTGGAATTACAACTGCAGAAGAAGTTGCATCAGCAAGTGCGACGACATTACTTGGATTTGGGTTTAAAGCATTGGCCGCAAGCATATTGGAAGCAGTAGCTGCTGCTATTGCATTTCTTACTACAAACCCTGTCGGCTGGGCTATTTTAGCTATCACAGCAATTGCTGTGTTGACTGCGGCCATTTGTGCTTTAACCACATCTCATAAAGATTATGTAGAACAACTGAAAGATACAAGTGCGGAAATTAAAACACTTCAATCTCATATAGAATCACTAAATTCCGAATTAAATACTACAAAAAGCCGTATAGAAGAACTTGAGTCGAAAGGGCCACTAACTCTTACCGAACAAGAAGAGCTTAATAAACTAAAAGAACAAAATGCAGAACTTGAACGACAAATTCAATTAGAAGAAGCAAGAGAAGAGCGTGCCAGAAACAAGCAAGCTAAAGCAGCTAAAGGCGCATTTGAAACAGACGATGATTTTAAACCAGTAGATTATGGCATAAGGGTCGGGAATAAGTTCGATGAAAAGTTGGGCTCAGTAGAAAAAGCAAAAGACAAATTAAATCAAGCAGAAGTCGCTTTACAAGATGCTATAAATTCCGGGATGAATACAGAAAGCAACAAATTTAAAAGATTAGAGAAGAATTTAGAGTCAGCACAAGAAGATTACGCAGATGCCCAATCTGATTGGGACGAATTCATGAAGGACAAAGAAGAAGAATATGGCGACTTAGAATGGTTCGATGGTGATAATTTAACAGAAGCACAAAAAACAGTAAATGAAATAATTAGCACCATGCAAAACTATAGCGATAGAGCGGAAATTATGTTTGGTTCTGCTGGGGCAAAAGAATCTGCACTTAATCGTCTATTCGGAGAGCGTGGATCTGAAGCAGGGAAAGCGTTTCAAGAAGCGTTTAATGCAAAAATTGCATCTGGAGAAATTAAAGTTGATGTTGATAAATTTGGAGATTATTCTACTGCTATTGATAATGCCACAGATAGTGTTGAAGGTTTGATCTCTGAAAATCCACAACTTAAGGTGCAATTAGATTCTCTTGGGATTAGTGCAGAAGATGTGGCAAGATATTTCTTAAATATTAGTGACGCCATGCAACAAACGAACGAAACAGCGTCTGTTACAATCACTGATATAGCAACTCTTACTTCTGCTTATGATTCATATGCTTCAGCTTTACAAATAGTGAATGATGCTATTTTTGATGGGCAGGCAATATCTGATGATTATTATGATTCCTTAAAAGAATATTTAGGGGATGTTACGGTTGGTGAAGAAAGCTTTAGTGATGCTATTGATACAACAAATGGAAAAGTTGTTAAAAATACACGTCTATTAAGGGTATTAATTGCGCAAAAGAAAAATGAACAAAAAGCAACAGTAAGCGCGGCAAAAGCGCAAAGCCAATTACAATATACAAAAGTTGTTAAACAATTACAACAAGCTGTTAAGGCTATGTATTTGGATTATCAAGCATACGGATATGTTACAAAAGCGACTTACGACAATATCAGCGCTATGCGCGACCAAGTACAAGCAATTAAAAATGCAATTAAAGAATATGCCATTCTAGAACTGAAGTTGTCGGATGTTACAAACGCATATGATGAATTTGAAGATGCAAAAAATAGAGACGCAGAACTGGCATACGGAGACTCGATAATAGAAATGCTTAAAGCCATCAGTGATGGGTTTTTAAGTGGAAAAGTCGGTTCTGAGGAATTTAAAGCAGCATGTAAAGCATTAGTGCCAGATAGCGTTATTGCTAATTGTACAACGTTTGAAGAGCGTCTTGATGCAATTGATGATTATTTTGAAAATTCTAAATTTGCAGATTATTTTACTATTGATGAAGATGGAAACTTCTCAATTGCAATAAAAAATATAGAAGCGTTTATTGCTGACGCCAAAGAAGCTGGCGCTTTCATAGGTAATGCTGACGGAACATTTACTCTTGCCAATAGTATAAAGAGTGTTGACGATCTTGCTAATGCAATGGGCATAACAAAAGCCGCTGCAGTTGCGATGTTAACAGAACTTTCAAAGTATGATGCAAGTTGGGGAGACATCGTTGCAGACATTACAATGACGCAACTTGATAAAGGCATTAGAGATACTACGGATGCTTTAGATCAGGCAATTGCAAAGCAAGAGCAATTCTTTAAGGACGGCAAAGACCCGTCTGGCGCAAATGCAGAAGAGTATATTGCAATTCAACAAGAAATTAATAACTGTTCTGATGCGTTGAATACTGCACAACAGGCTGTAGTCAATAACACAAAGGCTTGGATGGAGGCTAATGATAACGTTGATACAGCAAAGGAAAAAGTTGCTACATTAACGAGGGAGTTACAAGAATTACAAGAGGCTGGAGCAACAGACAATGAAATTCAAATAAAAACAAATGAATTAGAAAATGCCACAAAAGAATTATATGAAGCCTTAAGTGTTAAATACGGGCTAGAAGAGCCGACGCAAATGGATTTTCAGCTTGTGTTAACTGACGTTCAGGCACAAATTGACAAGTGGAAAGAAGAAAATGCTACATTAGTTACTGAGGTTGTTCCAAAATTAGCACAAGACGAAGATGGCGTTTGGAAGATCCCTGCAGAAGCAGAAGTAGAGCTGAATGAAGATGACAAACAAAAAATTCAGGCATACCTTGATCTGTTAAATGATAAACAACAATTGGAACTGTTTACTTCTGAAGAAACAGATCCTATAGTTGATAGTGTTAATCAAGTTAATGAAGTTCTTAATAATATTTTAGACGCAATCAACTCACTTAAGCCAGACACTGACACATCTAAAGTTGGAAATATAGTAAGCAGTGCGTTAGGAATTACCGGTGGCAGTTCTGCAAAAAGCACAAATAATTCAAATGGGACTATCTCGACGAGCAAATCTTCATCTGCCACAACAGCTACTAATAATACCACTACACCCACGTCTGGTACTACTGGATTTGATAGTGAAGGTGTAGATCAAGAGATTGCTGCTTGGAATGCCATGGTTGATGAATGGATTGCAAATGCTCAACAATCAATAAATGAATTTGGTGAAGGAATTTCAACGTTCTTTACAGAGACTCTACCTGAATACTGGAATAGTTTCTGGGCTAGTGTTGGAGAAAAGTTGTCTAATGTAGGAGAGTGGGCACAAGGAGTAGGTGAAGATATCGGTATATTTTTCACTGAAACGCTACCTCAAAAATGGAGCGAGTTTTGGGAAGATGTTGAAGAATGGCTTGACAATGTAAAATCTTGGGCTAGTGATGTAGGAGAAGATATTGGTGAATTCTTTACCGAAACATTACCTGAAAAGTGGAGTGAGTTTTGGAGCAAGGTTGGAGAATTTATAACGGAAATTCCATATAATGTTTCTTATCTCATAACTAAAGTGAAAATGTTCTTTACAGAAACGTTGCCAGAAAAGTGGGACGAGTTTTGGGACAATGTTGGAGAGGCATTAGACGACCTAAAAGAAAAAGCAATAGCTCTAAAAGATAAGGTTGTTGAATTTTTTAAAGTAACTATTCCACAAAAATGGGATGAATTCTGGGATGCAGTAGGAGATGGATTAAATACTTTAAAAGAAAATGCGATAGCTTTAAAAGACAAAGTTGTTGACTTCTTTACAGTCACAATTCCTGCAGAATGGAATGCATTTTGGGATAGTGTTGGCGCTTATATCAATGAAGTTGTTGTGCCTGCATTAAGTTCTGCGTGGGACAAAGTATATGGATTCTTTACGGTGACAATTCCAGAAAAATGGAATGAGTTTTGGACAAGTGTAGGCACTTATATTGAAGAAGTTATTAAGCCTGCATTGTCGTTGGCATGGGAGAAAGTCCACGATTTCTTTATGGTTACAATTCCAGAGAAGTGGAATGAGTTTTGGACGGGTGTTGGTGAGTTTGTTACACAAACCGTTCCTGAAGCAATTGAAACGATTAAAGATGGAGTAACCACATTCTTTACAGAAACAGTACCGGGAGCTATTAACAGTCTTTGGGAATCGGCGTCTTCTTGGATTACGGAAAAAGCAGATTCTTTTTGGAGCTTCCTAAAGGGTGAATGGATTCGTGGCAAGGAAGATGCGGAGACAGGCAGTTATAATCCAAGTGGTGATTCAGAGGCTCTTGGAAATGCTTTAGCAAAAGGAAATGCTCACTCAAAAAAGAAACCGGGATTAAATACAAATGAGCATAATGCTATTGTAGGAGAATTAGGACGTGAGCTAGTAGTAGACCCAAACAAAGGCGTTTATTATACTGTTGGCGAACATGGGACGCAAATGGTTGATCTGCCAAAAGGCGCAATAATTTACAATCATAAACAAACTGAAGAGCTATTAAAGAATGGTGAAACGTCTCGTGGAACATACACCGGAGGTTTATCGTTTGTTAAGGGCAATGCACATTGGGATTATGGCACTCACACCAATAAAACAGGAACTGGTGCAGAGGCTGCTTGGGGAGATGGAAGTAGCAAAGACTGGTCTCAAATGGGTTGGGACTTGAGCAATGCATTAGATTCTATTTCTGATGCAGCAGGTTCGGTAGAAGACGCAGCGGATGACGCAAAGCAAACGATTGATTTTATTGAGTATAGGCTTGAGGAAATTGAAAACGCTATCACTAGAACAACAAACAGGATAGCAAATTTCCTTGACGACACATCTCAAACAAAAGACAAGAACAATCTATATGAAGAGATTGTAAACGCGGAGAAACAAAAAGCGTCAACCTATTTCTCTGCTGCTGCAACATATAATAAAAAAGCTGCTCAATTGCTGTCTGAAGTGCCAGCAGAATATCAAGAGATGGCTAAAAATGGAGCCATTGCGATTAAAGACTTTATTGGAGAAAATGAAGGCGAAATTGCAGATGCAATTGAAGAATATCGCACATGGTCTTCCAAGGCAGAAGATGCAGAGAACAATTACTTAGCATCTATTGCTGAAATTTCAGCTAAACGTCTTGAACAATTACAAGATATTGCAGATGACTTTGAGAATATTGTTGGTCTAACTGAACAACATGCAAATTTGATTCAGGCAGAAATGGATCTTCTTGATGAGGCGGGAGAAAGACTTTCTGAGAATTTCTATAAGGAATTGATGAAAGATTCTAAAAAGCAGATTGAAGATTTAAACAACAAACGAGCATCCTTGCAAGACATTTTAGACAATGCTGTTAAATCTGGAGATGTTCAAGTAGGTTCTGATGATTGGTATGAAATGGTAAATGCTATTTTTGATGTCGATGATGCCATTCTTGAATGCAAGAAGGACATTGAAGGATTCCAAAATAGTATTAACGATCTTTATTGGGACAACCTTGATAAGCTAATTGATAGAATTGACAATGTTGATTCTGAGCTTTCTCATTTATATAATCTAGTTTCTGATGAAGAGAAAGTAGTGGATGACGCAGGTAATTGGACTAAAGATGGCGTTACGGCTCTTGGTTTACTTGCGCAACAATTAGAGGTTGCTAATTTCAAAGTTGAACAATATGGTGAAGCAATTGCACGTCTTGAAAAAGATTATGCTGCTGGTTTGTATAGCACAGACGAGTATAACGAAAAGTTGGCAGAACTTAAAGAGAATCAATGGGGTGCGATTGAGGCACAAGAATCTGCAAAGAAGTCTCTCATTGATTTAAATAAGACTCGCATTCAAGCTGTCAAAGATGGCATGCAAAAAGAGATTGATGCTTATTCAAAACTTATCGACAGGAAAAAAGAAGAGCTCAATCTTCAAAAAGAAAGTCACGACTTTTCTAAACAAGTTGCCGAGCAACAGAAGAATATAGCAGATATTGAAAAGCGTCTCGCAGTAATATCGGGAGACAATTCTGCATCTGCAATTGCACAAAAGAAAAAGCTTCAGGCAGAGCTTGCTCAAGCAAAAGAAGAGCTTGAAGAGCTATATTATGATCATAGCGTAGAGAAACAGCAAGATGCACTTGATAAGCAACTAGAAGATTATCAAAACAACAAGCAAAATGAAATGGATGCACTTGATGAGTCTCTTAAAAATGAAGACCAAATTATTCAGGACAGCTATACAACTATTGCTGCAAATACTGAGTTATTAGCACAAAACTTATCAGATATAGCAGATAAATACGGGATTACTTTGTCAGACTCCGTGACTAAGCCTTGGCTTGATGGTGCAGATGCTATAGGCACTTATCAGGGGCAACTTGATACTTCCATGAGTGCATTTACTGAGCAATTAAAGCTATTAAAACAAGAGCTTATAGATTTACAAGTTGAAGCAGATAAGACTGCAAACAGTATAATTAATGCAACCAATAGCAAAAAAGACAAGACAGAAAGTGCAAAATATACTCCACCGGCACCAGCGCAGCAGCCAAGTCCATCACCTGCACCAGCACCAGCAATACCAGAGCCACCATCAAAGGGTTCGTCTGTAACTGTTAAGAGTTCCGCAACGCATTTCTCAAGAAATGGTGGGAATGGAACGAGGATGCAATCATGGGTTCCCGGATCTACTTTCACAGTTTATCAAGTCAGTGGTGATGAGGTTCTTCTTGGAAGAAATGGTGGATATACTGGTTGGGTAAAACTTTCTGATATCGAGGGATATGCTAAAGGCTCAAAGGCAATTAATAAAGATCAATTCGCATTTCTTGATGAGTTTGGAGAAGAATTACAACTTATTCCTGATGGGTCTGGTAGACTTTCATATGTAAAGAAAGGTACTGGGATTATTCCAGCAGACCTTACTGAGAGACTTATGGAATGGGGACAGCTTGATCCTTCTAATGTCCTTGAGCAATCTAAACCTACTGTTAATGCTCCTCATGTTATTAATAATCATATAGAGCTGAATCTTCAAGTGGGAGAAGTTGTCCATATTGATCATGCCGACAATAGTTCTATACCGAATATTGCTAAGGCAGTACAAGCTCAGATGGACAATTATATGAAAAATGTCAATAAAAAACTTTATAATCGTGTTAGATAACACAAGTCATAGAAGAGGGTGTAATAGCCCTCTTCTGTTTATATAATTTAAAGTAGTTTAGTAGGAGGTGTTATACTTGGCAATATATCATCCTAAAATTAGTTTTCGTGGGCAAACAAATTATGATTTAGAGCTTATTGTCAGCACTTTTGATCCAGATAACGGTACAGTAGATTCATACTTAGATATGGAGCCAGTTTTTACTGATAGCTATGATGGCACAATGCGCACAGACTATGGCGCAAAATATAATTCTGTCGCAACTCCGTCTGTGACATTTGTCGAAGTAGGTGGGTCTGATATTGGCCCATACAAAGTTAGAAATACATTGCGCTGGCTTACTGGTTCTAGAAGTAACGCATGGATGGATGTCTGCGACAAAGATGGTGATGTTGTGTGCTCATATCTTGGTAGATTCACGAATGTGCAGCTTCAGAAGATGGATGCAAGAGTTATTGGCATCGTAGCAACATTTACTGCAGTAAGTCCGTGGGCGTATTCAAAAGTATATCCTGTAGAAATCAAAATTGCAGGAGAGACTGAGTTCGCAATAGACAACCAAAGTGATGATATTTATTCTTATATTTATCCGAAGGTAACATTTCAGAATAGTTCGAACAATGGGAGTTTGCTTATTAAAAATAAATCATTAAATAACGAAACGAAATTTGAAAAATTACAACCGGACGAAACAGTTACAATAGATAGCAACTTTGTTGTATATTCTACGAACGACAAGAGAATCTTTGATAGTGATTTTAATTTTATATTCCCTACATTGTTGCCCGGAACTAATTATTTTTCCGCGAATGGCACTGGAACATTAAAAATTGAATTCAGGCATCCAATGAAAGTAGCAGATGGGCTATTAAATGATTATGACCTAAAAGATGGATTGACCGTTTGGGTAGAAGGCAAGGTATTAAAAATCAAAGGCGACACAACTAAGAACCCTCCAATTGGGACTAATATCAAAGTTGAGGGACACAAAATGATTGTAAGAGGAGAACTCAAGGACGTGAAGCTAGAAATTGGTACGGACGTCTCCAATGGTGTACTTACGCTTGAAGACGATGGTAGCGTGTGCCCATTCAACGAATTTGACGCAGAGGTTGTAAATGGAGAGCTAATTATTAATAAACCTATACGACAAGTAAGTATTTCATAACAAAGGCAGGTGAAAGAAATGCAACTACCAAAAGATTTATTGTCTGACACTTATCGTGCACCAAATGTAGTTTTGTGCCAGACAAACAAAGAAAAGATTTGTAAATTAAATGTGACTAATCTAGAAGGGACTTTCAAATTTAACGCATATAGTGAAATTTCATTTGATGTTCCTTCTATTTATTGCGATATTATTACTGGAGAGACAAAGCCAACGCCGTACTATGATTATGTTGAAGGACTTAGGCTTGTGTATCTAGAGGGATTTGGTTATTTCCAATTGCAAGACCCAGAGATTGATGGAAATGGTATTCAAGAGTATAAACATATTAATGCTTACTCGTTAGAGTATTCTCTATCTCAAAGATATCTTGAAAATTTCATTATTAACGAAGGCGACGTTGGAGATACTGTTGGTAGTATTGATAAAGTTGTGCTATACAATCCAGATAATATTGCGCATAGCTTAATTCATCTTGTACTTCAAAAGGCATATGGTTGGACAGTTGGACATGTAGACGATGAGCTAAAAAATCAAGGCCGTAGTTTTGAAATTGATCGTCAATCTATTTATGACTTTATTATGAATGATATGTGCGAAACGTTCAAGTGCTACGTAGAATTTGACACAATTAATAACAGAGTCAATATCTATGCAGAAAATGAAACAGAACGGTTTATTGGCGATGGAAAAACGAATAGTTTTAAGCTGCAATGTGGTGTTCCTACAGACGCAGAAATTACAATCAATGGGCATGTTATAACTGAATATAAGTATAATCAGGACACAAAAGAATTGTCTTTTAATAATGTTCCAGCCCAAGGGGATATTATTGAAGTCTCTAATGACAAACATAATACAGACGTTTTTGTTTCATTTGAAAACCTTTCTAATGACATGAAGGTAAATTATTCTGCGGATGATATTAAAACAGTTCTTACTGTAAAAGGCGCAGATGATTTAGATATTCGAAATGTTAACTTTGGACTACCTTCTATTATGAATTTAGATTATTATTGCACTCCAGAGTGGATGGGAGATAGCTTGTACCAAGAATATAAATACTATATGGACAAGCAGTCTAAGTACATGAGTGGGTTTTATAGCAAGGATATCAGCGGATCAACAGAAGAGTATTTTGATGTAAAGACGACGAGCGAGGATTTTGTCGCTGGCGTTGTACAACAGCTCCCCGTACAAAGCGCACAAGAACAATTCAATGTAAATGGAGATACAGTTTCATATAATATAGATAAAGTTATTAAGGAATATAAAATTAACAGCGAGATTGAAGAGATTGCCGTTAATAGCAAAAATGAAACTTTTAATGAGCCAAATATGCAGGTCGAAACGATAACTGCACAAGAAGATGTTGCAACTTTCACTTTCGATGGCTCGTATATATTTACTCTTCCCTCAGATTTTAACTTTAATGAGAATAGCATTGTAAAAATTGAAGGCAAAGAAGTAGATAACACCAACTATGAATATTCAAACAACAAATTAGAAATCACTAATAAGTCTTTGTTAACAACTGGTAATACAGTTGAAGTAATCACATGTGAGAATAAGTTCGTAATAGAGAGCGTGATTACAAAAGACAGTAAGATTATTATTAATGGCGCTCGTGAGTTGATGTCATCTGAATATTCTTATGTGACAAATGGCAATGAAAAATATTTAACAATCAATGTCTCGTTATCTGTTGGAGACGAAATAAAAATCAGCACACCAAATGGCACATTGTTTACAGGCGTTCAGGTGTCTATTCCAAGCGGATATGTAATAGCTGCTGTTAAAGTTGATGAAAATGATGTTAAATATACTGTGAACACTACTGGGTCAACTATTACTATTAATGACACTGACGCAATAAAATATGGAAGCATTATTGAAGTAGAATATATTCAAAATCGTTTTACTTTAGAAAAACTTCGAGACAAAGTCGTTTCCGTGGAGATCAATGGCACGGACTTTTCTAAGTATGAACTGGACGGGGCACAACTAACTATCAATGGCTTGTCCGTAGGAGATACTATTAGAGTTGAATCAATTGATACGCAGTTTGATTTATCCGATGATGACGACAAGGAAATTGTGTCCGTAATGGTAAATGGCGAGAAGCAGCAGGGATATAATTTGGATGGAAACATTTTAACAATAAATGAATTAAATCCAAGCGATAGAGTTGTTATAAATTTAGTTAATAATAAGTTTGAAAGCCAACAGTACGATAAACAAATATTATCTGTCAAAATTAATTCTCAGAAAGTTAACTACACTTTTTCGGATAATGTTGTCACAGTTTCTAATTTAGACTTATTGTTTAGTGGAGAACAAATTGTAATAGAATTTGTTCCAAAATCTTTTTCTCTATCTCTGCCAAAAGACAAAATAGTATCTGTGCTCGTTGATGGCAAAGAAATTGGTGTTAAACAATATGAGTACGATTATAGTATTAAAAAATTAACTATTTCTCTGGACAATCTTTTGATAAATAGCTCTGTGGTTGTAGCGTCTATTGACACTCATTTCGATGTTAAACAATTGTCTGCAAATGAAAATATTGCGGCAGTGTGTATTTTGCGCCAGTCAAATGACGGGAAGACACAAGAGCTAACTGTTGACGTTAAGGATTATACTTATGACAAAAATGAAAATAGTTTAGTTGTTAATGATAGTAGGCTCAGTCAGGACGATATAGTTTTGTTTAAAACTATTAACAAATCATTTGTTGTTTCAAATAGTAATAAAGCATTAACTTCTGTTAGAATTAATGACAATATTACTGAAGATTACACATTTAATTCTAGCATATTAACTATTACCACTAGTTTAGGAATTGGAGATACAGTTTCCGCTGAATTTTTAGATAATCATTTCGTGCTACAAAACGACATTGGTTCAAAGCATATCGTTGAAAAGAAATCCCCTGATTCGATGTTAACTGAAACAATTTCAGAAGGCGAAAATGGATATCTGTACAACAAAACTAAAAAAACATTGACGGTGTATGCCACACTTGAAAATGGAGATAAACTTATTGTAAAAACTATTGAGGTAGAAAACGCATTGCTGGTAGTTGAATCTGATGCTGGAGATGGCAAAATATTAATTACAGATGTCTACCCCAAACTTGACTCCTATGAACCAAAAGCCGGAGATTATGTTGTGTGGGTAGAAGGCTATACTGAAACATTAAAAAGGCTATACAAACTTATAGACAGTCAGTTAACTGAAGAAAATTCTGTCCCTGACGAATATAAAATTACAGAAAAGATTGTTACTCCAGAGAACTTTGAACAAGCAGGACTTTATTTGCCAGAAGCAAGTATAGATAACCTTGGTGAAGTTTATAAAATAGTCAACCAAGATAACAATGGAAATGAAGTTGCTTCTAAGTATTATGTATGCGAGATTAAATTGTCTATTGTGAAGAACAAGCAGACGGGCAAAGATGAACAAAAGTATACTTATGTTTGGAATGAAAGAAACTTAGTTGTTGGGGAAGAAGGTATTAATTCTCTCAAAGAAAAAAAAGATATATACTTGTCAATCCAAGATGTACAAATTGCTGCTGAATGGGACAAAAAGGACGCAGATAGTGATGAATACAAGGCTTATATAAATAATCTTAATAAGCTTAATGCCATTAATAAAGAACTAGAGAATAAACAAAAAAAGGTTGAAGATATTCAAGCGGAGATCCAAAAAGTAAATGATGAAATCACGTTAATATCAGAGGATATAAGCGTTAATAAAAACTTTACTCCAGAGAATTTGGATAGATTGTCCCTGTTTCTAAGAGAGGACGAATATTCGGATGATTGCTTCTATGTTTCAGAAATTGATACTGACTTAGATAAGATTAATACGCAGAAAGAATTATTAGTCGCTGGACAAAAAGAACTCAAAAAGATTTCTCAACCGAAGTTGTCTTTCTCTGCTTCTATGAGAAATATTTATGCGATGCCTGAGTTTGCTCCTATTCTGAATCAGTTTAGCCTTGGCAATTTTGTAAAAGTTAAAATGCGAGATGACTTCATCAAGAAAGCAAGATTGCTCGAAGTCCAGTTGAATTTTTCTGATTTAAGTAATTTCTCATGTACTTTCGGAGACTTATTATCTGCGAAGGATCAGGGCGATATCCATGCTGATTTGTTGTCTCAAGCAGTTAGCGCTGGTAAAGCGGTTGCTAGTGGTTCTTCTTATTGGCAAAAAGGCTATGACGTAGCCACTGCTATTGATGAGAGGATTAGAAACGGATTAATTGACGCAACGACTTCAATTAAATCTAATTCTGCTGGACAAAGTGTGTCGTGGGATAATTATGGTATCCACCTTCGTAAAGTTGTAGATGGCGTATTAGATAATCATGAAGGCTGGATTACAAACAATAAATTCCTATACTCAGACGACAATTTCCAGACGACTAAGTCTGTATTTGGTAATTATACTATTGATGGAGAAGAATATTGGGGCATTCTAGCAGGCTGTGTTCGTGCTGGACTGGTCGAAGGTAGTAGTATAGTTGGTGGCCAAATTTGTATTGGCGAGCAGGAAGATGGTTCTTATGCTTTTATGGTTGATAAAGATGGAACGGTAACTATGAATAAAGGCGATGCCGCCGAGAAGCTTTCTTTCTTTAGTTTTGATGGCGATAATGGTTTAGTTGTTGGTGAAAACAACGGTTCTGGGGAATATTTCTCAAGAGTTTCTGCACAAAGAATTGAATTCTGTCGTAAGGCGAGAATTATAACAGTAGAGTCTGAACCAACACAAAGCAATAGATATAATAATTATGATTATATTTTATATATCCACCAAGAAAACAATGATACTTATTACGACTATTATAAAAATCCAGATTTTTTGTCTGCCCAATATAAGCCGATAAGTTCAATTGGTGAAAATTTTGCAGATCCAGAAATTAAATTTGGTATTCCAATTACTTATTTTGCGAATGATACTGCATACATGAAACAAGCAGAAATTGAGGGTAGTTTAAAAGTTGGCACAGAAGAGAAACTATCATCTATTTCTTTAGGCAATTTTAAACTTCAAATAGAAAGCAATGGAAGCTTATCTATTGTCGCAATACAATAACGTGGAGGTGATATTATATGGCAACTGCATCAAGTGGTGCGTTCGAAACAAGTGTATATAATGCTGCTGGAAGCTTATACCCAGATAGAATCAGAGTCGAATGGTCTTCATCGCAAAGTGTCGCAAACAATACATCTACAATATATTGGACTGTTATGTCTGCTGGGGGAACCGGAAGCTCATCTCGTTATGTTATGACAGGCCCTGTAACTGTTAGCATTGCAGGTGTTACAGTGTATAGCCGTGCAGACAGATTTGCAATGCATGTAGGGGAAGTCCTTGGTTCTGGTAGTTTTACTTTAACGCACAATTCTGATGGCACGCAATCATTCTCCGCGTGGGCAGAGGCAGCTATTTATACTTATGCCATTAGTAGCACAAGGTATGATTATTATGTTAACTTGCAACCGATTCCAAGAGCTTCAAGTATTAGTGTGTCTGGCACGACTATAGGTTCACAAATAAAAATTAGCATTTCAAAAGCGGTATCTTCTTTTACACATACATTAGAGTATAAATTTGGTAATAAGTCTGGTACTATTGCTATAAAGACTTCAAGCTCATCTGTTAGTTGGACACCATCACGTGAATTGGCACGACAAATTCCAAACTCGTGGTATGGAACTGGTACGTTAAAATGTCTTACTTACAATGGCGGGACACTAATTGGAGAAAAAACAATTAATTTTATATTATATGTTCCGAATAGTATGAAACCTTCTATCAATAGTTTTACTTCATCTATTGCTAGGACAAATCCTTCTGGATGTGGAATGTATGTTAAAAACAATTCTGCTGTTACGTGGACAGTGTATGCAGTCGGATCATATGGTTCTACTATCACGAAATGTGTGATTAATGGACAGAACTTATCCGAGACTAAAACTGGTTCAGCAACTTCATATAGTATGACGAGTAATACTCTAACTGTAGCTGGCAAACAAACTTATACAGTCTCTGTTACAGATAGTCGTGGGAGAACAGCAAGCACAACAGGAGAAATTACAATAATAGATTATAATCCCCCAACTATTACTTCAATAACTTCGTTTAGAAGCAACGCAGATGGTAGCATGAATGGGTCTGGGCAATATGTTACGCACCAGTTAAATGCGTCGTTTTATACGTTAGGTGGCAATAACAATATCAAAATTAAAGCATATAGTAAAAAACGTTCAGATGCTACGTATTCTGAATCAAATAGTGTTGTTGTGAAAGATGACGCGAGTGATAGAACTAGCTACACATATACGTATAAAAATGCTTCTTTCGCTGTAGACACCGCATATGATTTCAAAATTGTTATCTCTGACAGTGTTGGTCAATACGCTATGTTTTACACAAATGTTGGGACAAAGAATGTACCATTAAATATTTCTGGTGACAATAGCTCAATTGCAATTGGCAGTTTTGCACAAAAACAAGTTGACAACAAAGGGTTGTTCCGCTGTGAATGGGCAGCAAGTTTTGCTTCGTCTCCACAAGTGGATTCTGATAGAAATTTAAGGCGCAACATTAACGATATTGATATTGACATCATTGACAAGCTAAAGCCGGTTCAATATGTATTAAAGAATGACGATTCTGATACAATACATTATGGATTTATCGCACAAGATGTAGAACAAGCTTTATTGCAATCAAAAGAGGCAGAACAGAAAATAGGTATTGTTCATTATGATGAAGATATGGAAACAAAGGAAAGGACAAACTATTCATTAGCCTATGACGAGATTATCCCATTGTTAGTTAAAAAGTGCCAAGAACTTCAGCAAGAGATTGATATATTAAAAGGAAAATAATATTATGTTGTTTGGAGTGAAATAAACAATGTTTGAAATAATTAGAGATATTGCGGGCTTTTTAAGCTGTATTACAGTAATTATTACATTTTTAGGTTTAGTGTTAAAACCGACAAGAAAGAGAATAGAAATTTGGATCCGCAAAGTGATGAAATCAGACGAGTTGGTATCTACAATGGATGAACATACAAATCAGCTTCATCAGCTATCGAAAAAACTTGATACTCAGGAGAAGAAGTTGGACATTCAAGAGGAAAAGAGCGACGCAGCGGATAAACAAATTCTTTCTCATATGCAAGGTATAGATACAAGACTTGACAAATTAGACCAGAGAGTTTTAGAAAATGAGAGAGATAGGATCAAATCTGAACTGTCAGAATACGCTTCTAGATGTGCTCGTGGCATGAAGATATATCCAGAGGAAATGGTGCACATAGAGGAAATGTATGCGAAATATAGCAATCAGCTTCACTGTAATCATACAGGGACGCAGAATTATAATATAATAGCAAACTATTATAAAAATCAAGATTGGCTAAAAGCCTAATAAATATTTAAGGACTGAGATTAATTTCTCAGTCCTTATTTTTTTGCCACATTGTACTCGTCTATATATTTTTTTAATACCATATTAATCAAATTAGTCACAGTTCTTGACTCTTTCGCAGCTATTTGCTCAAGTTGAAAACGTTGTGAAGCAGGCATTCTTAATGTAAAATTTATAGTCTCTGTTGATTTTATTTCCAAATTTATCACTCCCCTCTCATATAATTTTACTTCATCCTCGCGTCATTTGCAATGCAAAAATAAAAAGAGTGGTATAAACCACTCTTTATCTTAAATCTTTAATAACTTTCATTGCTTCCAGTTGCGTTTCTTTTAATAAATGTGTATAGGTTCTTATTGTTGTTAATGTGTTTATATGTCCAACCATATCTGCCACCATAGGAAGAGGTATATTATTCCCTATCATTAAACTAACGAACGTATGGCGCAAAGAATGTATACTACAATTCTTAATCCCTGCTTGTTTAATAATACGTTTAAATCCTCCATGTGCAGTTACATATGTTATTGGTTTGTCTACATGAGTCCCCGGTAGTATATATCCATTTGGATTATATTTATGTGTTTCTTTGATGTCCAATAGTGCTTGTAATGCCATGTCGGATAAATAAACTGTACGAGTAATTCCATTCTTTGTGGAATTTTGATCACGACGTGTGCTAGTATGCTGGCTTGTATTTCTTACTGTGACCATGGTTCTGGCAATAGTTACAGTCCTGTTTTCTAAATCAATATCACTCCATTTTAGTGCAAGAGCTTCTCCAATACGACAACCAGTGTATAAAATAAACACATAGAATGGGCCATTTTTAAAGAAAAATGAACCGTTCTTATTTTTCATATAACAGGTGTCTATAAGTGCTTTACGCTCATTCTCTGACAAATATCTTATTTCTTTATTCTTGAATAAAGTCTTTTTTGGTAATACAACTTCTACAATTGGGTTTGTATTAACTTTACCTCTTAACATTGCATATTTAAATATAGAGCCAAGTTGTGCGTAAACATGCTTAACTGTTTGATATGAATATCCCTCTTCTTTAAGTTTGTTTATAACAAATGTTTGGATTAAATGACCATCTATTTGTTTTAATTCTAAGTTTCCTAATGGCTTAATCATATATTGTTTTACTACAAATTCTAAGTTGTCATAAGTGTGTTGTTTAACTGTTGGTTTTTTCACAGTCTTAAGCCATGATTCTACGAAATCTTTAAAAAGAATATCTTTTTCTCCTACTATCCCTTTACTCAACAATGATTCAAATTCTAATTTTTTCTGTAAACAAGTTTGTTTGTCTCCATAAAAATATTTTCTTCCAATGCCTTTATATGATACAGATAATTTCCAAGTGCCATTATCACGTTGTGTCCAAGAACCTTCCCCATTCATTCTTTTCTTTGCCATAAACATCCCTCCAACAATACAAAATTATTTTGTATTTATATTATAATCGCTGGTTAATGATATGGTCAACTATAAAATTCGTACCACAAAAATACCACAATTATGCCATAATTAGTAGTGAAAACGCATAAAAATAAGTGATTATTCATGAAGAGAAAAATGCTGTGAAATGGCTTATAGCAATAATTTAGAGGGCTTCTATAAAAAAGCTTAAAAATGGATTATTATGTCGTAAGTTATTATATTATCAAGAAGCTCTTTCCTAGTAACCATCAGTGTTTCCTCCATTGTAATTTTGTATTTGACCACATCATTTACCACAATTTTATTGTACCACAATATGCAATGCATTGCAATATTTATCTTTTATATGCTAAAGATTTTTTCTCAAACCATGCATCAACTTTATCTTCAATGATCAGAAATTTATTACCAATTCTTACTGATGGGAAATCTTTACGTTTAACAAGTTCATAAACAGCATTAATACCAATTAACCCCGGATGTTGTGTATTTAGTTTTTCATATAGTTGTTTCACTGTTATATAATTCATATTATCACTCTCCTGCTATATTTCATAGTATATAATTGAATTTTGATAAATAAATATGTCGGTAATGTAAGATTACACTACCGACATGTTGTTATTTAATTTTGTACATTTATATGCACTTTACGATTAGAAATCATCATTACAAGAGACACACTTATCTTGACACTCACACGAAGTAGTTGTGGTGCAATTGTTGTATAAAGTTGTGAGCACAGAATCTGTAAGAGGATATCTCGTTTCGTCATCTGTCTCATGCGTTTCTGTGACTGACTTTCTCGTCAACTTGCCGTCTTTGTCATATTCATAAACAGTTTCTACAATATTGCGTTCAATCATTTTTTAGCTCCTCCTCTACAATTGTTTTAAGAACTTTGTATGCTTTATCAAAATTAATATTTGAAATCGCGTAATCAAAATCATCTCGCATTATCATTTCTGTGAACTGTTCATTCTCATTAAAACAACGTTTATAGAATGTTAGTGCATCATCTTTTCGTCCATTAATGGCTCGTCCTTCACGAACTTCATCTGGTACGTGAATATAGATAGTTACGAAGCGAACATCAGAAAGATCAAGTGAGAGATTGTGCATATACTCGATCCCTCTATAGTCGATCACATAAAAATCTGAATCTAGTAATTGCTGCTTCGTTGAGAAATATTCATAACCAGATATGCACGTATAAGCAATCATTTGATCTTTATACTGATCTACTTCCTCTGGTGTAATAAATGTATGAGTATCTCCCTCTCCATCTCTACGAGCGCGGGTCGCATATGATTTAAGCTGTCTATATCCATGTTCTTTGCATAGCTGGTTAACGAGTGAGTCTTTTCCAGACCCACTCTTGCCAACAATTAGGAAAATTGTGTGCATATTTATCACTCCCTGTCACGAAGAATTAGATTAAGAATTACGCCGATAATCAAAGCTAGTGCAGTTGCAGAGAATGATATTATTTGACCACCAACAACTAGTCCACTGATACCAAGAGACAAAACTGCAGATACTATAATCAGATTCTTTTGTACATCAAGATCTACTTTCTGTAGCATCTTAACACCAGAGCATGCGATAAAACCATAAAGAATAATAGCCGCTCCTGCAAATACACAGCTTGGAATTGAAGCTATAAATGCTTGAACTGGAGCAACAAAACCAAGTAGTCCGAGTAGAACTGCTGCTGTTGCTGTTACACATACAGATGCTACACGACTGAATCCAATCGTCGCTACGCTTTCTCCGTAACTACATGATCCAAGACCACCAAAGCATGCACTAATTAAATTTCCTAATCCTTCACCAAAGAAGATTCTGCCAAGTCCGGGCTTTGAATAAAGATCTACTCCAATGATTCCGCCTAGTGCTGCATGGTCACTGAGAGCTTCCATACAAGCAGATACAGTATATGCTACGAACATAACAATTATAGGGATAATAGTGCTCCATTCAATTGCTCCCCAATGGGTAAAAGCAAAATCTGGCATTTGTACAAATTTAAGATTATTAAATACGGAAAAGTCTACAAGAGCGCACACTCCTGCAACTGTAAGGAGTACGGCGATTGCATATCCAATTAATATACCAAGCAAAAATGGTAGTATTCTCACAATACCTTTAGCATAATGAGAAATAAGTGCAATAGAGAATGTTGTAATTAGTGCCACAAGGATTCCCCACTGTCCAGTTTCTCCAACATAGCCAGAAATGAATCCCATTAGATTCACTCCAATTACTGTTGTGACAGCGCCAATAAGAGCTGGAGGGAACACCTTGTAAATTGATTGGTATGGAATTTTAGTGAAGATGAATCCCAAAATACAATATACAAGACATGCTGTTAAACCTCCAATTGCTATACCTGTATAACCACCTACACTAAGTGCAAATAATACTGGTGCGACGAAGGCTCCGCTGTTGCTTAGGAACATAGGAGATTGGCCTTTAGTTATAAAGATGTAAATAAAGGTTGAAAGTGCTGCACCTATAAGTGCTCCCGACGTAGCAACTCCACAAAGGTTTGCAATAAGCACTGTGGCAACAAACACAGACAATACCATTTGTACTCCAAAGAGTATCATTTTCCCAAACGGCGGCTTGTCGCCAATGCCATAAATCATATTACTTGTTCCCATATAATCCCTCCAAATGCTCTAATATTTCATCAAATGTTTCGAAATCACCATTTTTAGCTGCATAAAGGATCATGCCATATAGCAATTGATTAATACTGAAACTTCTACGCCAATCCTTCTCATTAAGATGATTTGTGCGAATATCAAAGTAATGAAAATAATTTTGTTTATCAGCAATACGATTAATTTCTCTCTTTAGACAAGCTAGTGTACCGTCAGATGGAGCATGATTATTTTCGCATTCTGTGATGATTTCTGTAAGCTTTTCTGCCATATACTTCCAACCGAATAAGCAACCAGTCTCACACATTGATCCAATTGCACTTTGTTCAGGGCACATAACGACAAAATCACTATTCCAAAGACGTTCAATATCTGCTTCTGTAATCTTTTCTGCAAGGTGATTGTTTTCTTCTTCTGTCATATTAGATTTATCATTAATAGATTTATTCATTACAGGGCTGTACACTTCCACAGGCAGACCCATTTTAAGAAACTTATCATATTCATACTGCCTTGCAAGATTTGAGCCGAAGCTCATTATATCTCCTCCAAGATATCCTAGTGGCTTTTTCTTCATATTACCTCTCCTTATCTTCTCGGTCATTATTTGTCCAATATTCACTTATTACTACTCCCAAGCATTCCTGCGCCGCGCTCAGTCTTGAGATTTGTAATATCGTCTACATCGACTTCTTCGATCTCTACTTGAGGGATTTCTTCTACAGCGAATTGTGCAACAGCCTTGCAGTATGGAACACGAATGAAATTTTCTTCCTTTGTAACTTCTGAAACATTTTTGGTAATTTCGATAGGAATGTCATTACCATTATAGAGCGCCACAAACCATTCTCCTGTAAAGTTAGAATCAATCTGTCCAGCCATAACGAACATTGCGGACTTTGTATTACTTCCGCGTTCTCTAAACCCAATGCGGTAATTGCTATCAAAAGTACTACAGATTCCTGTTGGAACTAGCTTGACTGTATGAGGCTGAATCGCAACAGATTCTTCATCGAAACAAACATAAAGGTCATAGCATCCATCCCCCTGTCGTTTACTAGGAATCTTTGCGCCATGTCTTGTCTTTGCAAACTTAATGTGTGCGTTCATCAGCAAATCCTCCATTACCAAAACCAGATTGGGCTCTTGCCGTTAAAGATATAATTTAGATAATAGAAGCTCTTATTGATGCGGAAAGTTCCATAATCCTCAAGATATTTCTTGATCTCATTGTCTACATCTGTTAGCATTTTTTCAATAGTTGCTTCACGATTCTTCTTTACAGCCTCGATCTTTTTATTTCTCTCTTCCTTTTCAGCATCCTTTCTCTGCTTAACGATTGAGCTAAGTCTCTTGTATTCTTCAGATGCCGCCTTAAGATCCTCTTCTAGTTCTTCAATTGTCATATCGCTTGTAATATCAATCATTATTCATTACTCCTTTATTATAGTTTTGTATTGTATAAAACAATCTCTTGTTGTTTAATTGTCTCATGAACATCAATGAGACGCTGGTTTGTGCTCCCACGAAATGGTAATGTAATATCTCGCATAGAATCTATATATGGGCCATCAACTACAACATCGCACATTGCAAGAATGTAATTTGTCAATAGGCCATTGTCAAAACAAACATCAACCGATGTATCAAAGTCGTTGATTGTTAATGTGTATCCAGTATATAGCCAGATGTCTTTGTCGTGAAATTTTTCTCTAAATTCATTAATGATCTGATATACTTCTGGCAGATTTTCATATTCTAAAGGATGGCCACCAGATAATGTTAAACCTTGTACCCATGGCTTATTTAATGCATCAAACAGCTTTTGCTTCGCAAGATCATCAAATTGTTCTCCTGCATTAAAATCCCATGACTGAGGATTTTGACAATTATTACAATGTACATTACATCCAGACACCCAGAGTACTACTCGTACTCCGGGGCCGTCTGCGATTGAGCATTTATTGATTCCTAAATAATTCATATGAATCACCTACTAATAATTTTGTCGTGTTTAACACGCATTTCAACTTCTTGTTGCTTGCCTTTATTAAATGCAGTTTTGTAATCATTTGTTAAATATCCAGTCACACGACGCAATCTTTTAATATCATTACTATTGCACATTGGACAAACATCGTTCATTTCATCGCAATATCCACAGTTCATGCACTGGTCGTTTGGGACATTCAAAGCAAAATAAGGGATATCTTTATCCATCGCATAATTTACAATGGTTTCAAGAGCTTGAACATTGTTTTTTGCTCCAGCATCTAATTCGACATAAGTGATGCATCCTGCATTCGAATACCCTGTTAGCTGTGATTCAATATCAATTTTCTCAAAAGGATTTACTTCTTTCCAGACAGGAACATGAATTGAATTCGTAAAGAAATCTTTGTCAGACACATTAGGAATTTCCCCATATTTCATTTTGAATTTCTGCATAGCAGTGTAACAAAGATTCTCTGCAGGTGTATAATATACACCAAAGTTGAGATGATACTCTTGCTTAAACTCTGCACATCTATCCTTGAATAGTTGCTCAATGTGCTTTGCTAATTCCATGCCTTCTGGATCTGTATGATCACAACCAATGAGAATTTGCAGCGTTTCGGCTAAACCTAATTGGCCTAGTGCTAAAGTTCCATGTTTTAAAGCAGAACGAATACCTTCTTCTGGTACATATCCAGCCATGACATTATTTTCATACATAAACTTTGCCGCTTCTGGGGATTGAGAACAAATCCAATTAAAGCGCTCCAGAAGCATATCTTTTGCTTCATTGATTTTTTCATTCAAAAGGTTCATGAAATTATCAACGGCCAATCCTTCTAAATCTTCTTCAAAAGACTCTGAATTTTTGAGAGCAGCTTCTTTTGCCTCCATAGCCAACGTTGGCATAATGATTGTCACAGGGCAGATATTTCCTCTACCATCCTTTAGCTGGCCAAAACCATTAATGTCATATCCATTTGCTGTTCTACATCCCATTGTGCTGAAATACGTTCTCGGATCATTAATGTCATAACCAGCATTATTACTCCAATCTACATTGGCATAATTAGGATAAAGTCTAAGACTTGTAGACTTTAAAGCCAACTTGAATAGGTCATAATTTGGATCTTCTGGCTTGCGGTTTACTCCCTTCATGCACTGAAAAATTCCACACGGGAAAATACTAGTGCGATGAAGTTTGCCAATACCTTTGATAGAAACATCAAGTAGTGCTTTAGTTACCATACGTCCTTCTGGAAGCGTACAAGTACCATAATTAATTGATGTAAATGGGAGCTGATTTCCAGAACGACTTTGAAGTGTATTTAAATTGTGGTACATGCCCTCAACGGCCTGATAACATTCGCGCTGTGTCATGTCAAGAGCATATTCATAAGCTTCTGGATAGTTCTTGTATTCATCCCAGTCGATTGAGCGGGAATCATTAAAGTCGCAGTCCCAATATTCATCAAACTCATCATGAAGACAATATTTGATACCATCCTTAAAGTGCTTGTAAAAGCTCTTTCGCACATACGGAACCATTGTCCAATCAAGATGTGTGGCGCTTACTCCACCAAATTGTTGAAGACTCTGCAACTGAAAGATAACCGCAACTAATTGAAAAGCAGTATTAACACTTTGTGCTGGTCTAACATCAGTCTGTCTAGTATTAAATCCATTGGCAAGCAAATGATCAAATGGAATACTTAGGCAATTATGACTACCTACAGCATAAGCATTAAGGTCGTGGATATAAACTTCATTATTTTCATGATTCGCTTTTGCCATAGGCGATACAAGATATTCTAGAGCATATCTTTTAGTTACAACATCGCTTGCCTCGCCAATACGACCACCAAATGAAGCCTCGTCAACATTAGCGTTTTGATTTTGAATATTATTTGCCGTTAGTTTTTCAGAAACTGCTTGCATAAGTTCTTGGTATTGACTTCTTGCCATTTCATGCAAAAAGCGATAGTTTACGTATGCTCGTGCAGTTGCCTTAAATCGAGAAGCCATTAGTTTTCGTTCAACCATGTCCTGAATGTCTTCAACAGAAAGTTCAGATGTAGTATTATTGGATCCAATGTCCAAAGCGACTTTGGAAGCAAAATCTTTAATATCATCGAAGTTCTCACCATTGTAGATGCTTTTGTGTGCCTTTAAAATTGCATTCTCGATCTTTGTTTTATCGAATTCTACTTTTCTTCCATCACGTTTAATTACAACCAATTAACATTCCTCCTTTAGTAAAGCGCCTGATTGTCCTTATAAATGGCATTAACCTGTGCAACAATTTCTTCCCAATTGTGAACTCTATAAATCCCATAAGCATCATCGTGAATGCCCTGATTCCAAGGTCTATCTAATAGCACTCGATCAACCAGAGGGTTTGTAGATATTAGATTTTCTGCGCAATCATCTACAAGGACATCAACATGTAACAATGACTTGTTATGAATACAAATGATACGCTTTTCGTCAATAAACGGAAAGTTTTTCATAAACCAGTCAATCTTCCAGTTAAAATTGGTATGATGTGTTGCTGTTGCTACATAAACATCATACCCACTATCAATAAGTTTTTTCACTCCCCATTGCGAATCTGGAGCAGGAGACAGAGAGTCCCACAGCTCTTTTTTTAGGAACATAGCAGTTAAATTTTCTGCATCTTCAAATGGAAGACACTTATAGAAATCATATTCAGTAAAAGAATCCAATGCTAATTGAGTGCCATGTTGCGTATTATAAAGCTCAAGTGTTTTCTCAATGAGGTTATTCAACACCTCATCACAATCTAGAGCCACGGTAAACTTATGCATAGTTTCCTCCTATAATTTTGTATTGCTTATTCTTCTTCCTTTTTTACATCAACGATATTGCCATCATCATCTACAGTCTTGTTAAGGCTAACTGAACAGAAGTTGCTAATTTTTTTAATCAATCTCTTATAGTCATTTGCTGACTTCTTGCCCGGTTGCTTCTGAAACTCTGCAATGTATTGAAGCACAACGCCACAGATTGCTTTCGAGCCATTGAGCAAAGATGCCATTTGTACCTTCTCCATCTGTGTTTTAATCGCTTCTTTAAGGGCATCGTTTGTCATTTTTGACGCTGGAGGGCTCTTCTCCTCCATGCTATTAGTCTGTTCGTAATTGTTGTTCTCGTCCATATGCGCACTTCCTTTCTTTTAATTACGTGCAAATTATACCACAATAATTTAGTATTGTCAATAGACTGATTTTGTTCGTTTAATTTTTTCTAACCATACTGTATATGGTTTTACTTTTTCCAAAATAACTTTATCATCTGCTTCTTTCTTTCCAAGTACAGCTACTTGCTGCCCTTTTACAATCAGATCTTGAAACTTTTGTAATGCATCTGGCCAAATTGTAAGCTCAATCAAACCATTTCCAGAATACAAGTTGGCAAAAGCAAACTGTTGACCCTTCTTAGTTTTTTTCTTCTGAATTTTGGAAATAACTCCGACTATAACGCATTTATCTCCAATATCTATACTCTCAAAATCATCAAGCAATGTATAGGCTTCCGTAAATGGATTTTCATCAGTTAAGAATATTTGTAAAGTTTCAAATTCCCAAAAAGCTTCATCCCTTAAATACTTCTCTGTATTTTCATCAATATATTTTTGATATCTTTGCTGTTGCTCGATATTAAATTGTTCTTCTCGCTTAGAATTGTATAGCGCCAAAACAGCAGGCTTATCAACCTTTTTACCTATCATATATTGCGTTGTATCAATATCCCACTCCATAAGGAGCTTCATTTTTGTTGGTAGAGAAGATACAGGCTTATATTCCTTTTGGTCATATTGAGACTTTAGATAATTTATAAGGAACTTCTTTTTATTCTTAGTAGGAATTGCTCCTGATTTAATAAGAGAAATAATTTGGGCTTTGGTTGGATTTACCCGTTCCTTAAAATCGTTGAAGTTTTTAAATTTGCCATTAATATTACGCTCATTAATGATATTTACTGCTAAAGTTTCTCCTATTCCAACGATTGCAGATAAGCCAAATAGGATTTTACCGTCTGTAATAGAAAAATTCATTTCAGAATTATTGATATTTGGTGGCATAATTTCTACCCCAAACTGTTTCGCATCAAGAATAATTTTATTAACTTTTCCAGCTTTGTCTTTATTTAGATTTAATACTGCTTTAAAAAATGCAGTCTCATGATGCGCTTTCAGATATGCAGTTTGCATACAAATCACAGCGTAGGCACAGGCATGACTTTTATTGAATCCGTAGCCACCTTTGGTTGACAGTTCTTCACATATTTTATCTGCGATTTCTTCAGAATATCCGTTATTTAAAATCTCTTGATGTAGTAAATCGACTTCCTCTTTGACCTTTTCTGGTTGCTTCTTTGCAAGACATTTTCTCATTCTATCTGCACCAGCATCGCTACGTCCGCCAAATACTTTGGTAAGCCTCATACTTTGTTCTTGATAGATATTTTGACCAAACGTACTGTCAAAAATAGATTCCATTTCTGGGTGAAGATATTTTATATGTTCTGGATGATTTTTACAATCAATATATCCATCTATTGCTGGCATTGCATCTGGACGATACAATGCTACACATGCAGTCAACATTTCCAAAGATCTTGGCTGAAGCCTAGCAATCAAATCTTTCATTCCTGCACTTTCTATCTGAAACAAATTGTCAGTTTTGCCGCTACAAATTAAATCGAAAATTGCTTCGTCATGTTCAAATAATGGATTATTAATATCAACCTCCCAAGGGTCAATATTATCTTCTTGCATTGCTTCATTAATTGCTACGAGCGACGCAACGCCAAGAATATCAAATTTAACCAATGATATTTTTTCATCCATGATTTTATCTACGGAAATTACATGTTCATTATTTTGGCCTCTTCGAATACCAATATAATTATCATAAGAATGACGGCAAACAATAACACCTCCCGCATGAATACCATAGCCACGAGGTCTGTTAGTAATATGCCCTGCAATATCTAAAAGTTCTTTGTATTTTGGGTTACTAGCAACTTCTTTATTGTTTTTTAAACAATCTTCCCAAGTATCCTGTATAAATCCTTTTGAAATTTTTTCTGTTTCTTTGTACGATAATCCTAAAATCTTTCCTATATCTCGAATACTAGTAATTGGAGAAGTGTACACAATATTCATTACTTGAACTACACGGTCTTCTCCGTATTTATTTGTTAGATAATCAACAACTTTAGCTCTATCACTAACATCAACGTCAACGTCAGGAAGATCTTTCCTTTCAATTGTAAGAAAACGTCCAAAATCAAGATCATATTTAATAGAATCCAAGTTTGTAATCCCAAGTAAGTAACAAACTTCCGACCCACATGCAGAACCTCTTCCGGGGCCTACAATTACGCCATTTTGTCTGCACCAATTAATATAATCAACCAAAATTAGGAAGTAATCGCAGAAGTCTTTCTTCTCAATAACATCAAGTTCTTCTTCAATTCTCGTTTTATAAGTATCTTGTTTTTCTTGCGACCATTTATCCATTCCTCTTTTACAATACCCGTCCCATGTTAATTCACGAAGATATTCTGCAGAGCTGCTATATTTAGCAGGGATATCAATTTTAGGAAGTTCTGGTTCATGCCAAGGCATATCTACATCTTCGCACAAGTCAGCTACAAAATCTGTATTCTTTAAGCACTCACATACAGCGTCATAACCAATTTGTTTGTCGAGCACTTCATGAATTTCTTCATCTGACATAAAATAACATCCATTATAAATCTCTGCCGCAGTTTCTTTATCTTGAGCAATACGTAGAAAATAATCCTGATAGTATAAATCTTCTTTAGTTGCCGCATGAACATCATTTGTTACAACTACAGGTGTATTAGTATCGTGGGATAGACGCATAATTTTCTTGTTATATGTTTCTTGGTCTACATTATCGTGTGCCTGAATCTCAAGAAAATAATAAGGGAATAATTCCTTGTATTCTCTTACCATTTCTAGGCAGGTGTTATAATCTTCTGTACGAGATAGTCTGCTTGCTAAACATGCAGATAACACAATAAGATTATCTGCCCCTTCTTTGGCAATATCGTAACGAGTTACACGGGGTTTATAATAGAATCCATGTAAATGCCCTAAAGTGGAAACACGATTTATTGCACGACGGCCATCTTCATTACGAGCAATAAGAATCATATGATAGTATTTATTATTTGGGTCTTTAACCTCCCTGTCTTCACATTCGTATGCTTCAATACCAAATAATTGTTTAACATCTGGATATTTATTTCTAAGTTCAGCGTAATATGGATGTGAAGTAAGTTCTCCGTGTTCGGTTATTGCGATAGCTTTAAGACCTAATTCGGAGGCTCGTTTTAGATTTTCTTCAGGAGAACTATAACCATCTAATATAGAAAAATAGGAGTGTGTGTGCAAGCTACTAGACATTTTTATCTAACTCCTTATAATTATAATAAGTTAATATTTTCTTAATTTTAGCAATCCAATCATTTACATTCATATCTGTTTTCATCGAATTGCATATACTACAACATGGAACACAGTTGGAGGCTACATATCCCTGTAGGGGGTCTACTCGATCAATACCATTAAAGTTTGTGCCAAGATACGAGCCATTGTATTCCCCACAATATATACATGGGTTTTTGGTAATTTTATCAAATTCTTCAATCGACAGATAAAACTCTAAACCACGATGCTTCGCTCCTCCTTTGTATGCTGAATATCTACTTTTAAGAGAGTGGCGTTTACAATCATTACACATCCATTCGTATCCGTCTAGATTAGCTTTTCTTTTTGAGAAATTCTCAATAGGATGCCATTTTTGACATTCTGGACAAAATTTTTCTATAACACTACCATCTTCATCATATCGCCTATAATTCTTAGTAAACATCTGACACAGACGTTCACCAGATTTTTCATCGTGAATGCATCCACAACTTCGTGTTCTTTTATCAATCAATGCGTTTCTTTTAACAACTGTTAGGTTGCCGCAATCACACTTGCACTTCCAATATGAACTATGTTTATCTTTTAAATATTCAGGAGGATTCACTCTTTCAAGAACTGTTAACCTGCCAAAACGTTGCCCTGTTAAATCTTTAAAATTTTGTTTACTTGCTATTTCTTTATGTAGGCATCCACAACTTTTTGTTCCGTTTTTTCTAACTAATTGATCTCTTGAAACAATTGTTTCATTTCCACATTCACATTTGCATTTCCATCTTGTAATATGTTTCCCACTTGGCAAAATTCCATCCTCAGCTCTTTCAACAACAGTCAATCTACTATCAGAGACACCATGCTCACTCATTACCCATCCTGTCATATCAATAAATCTTCCCATTTAACCCCACTCCTTTCTATAATTTTATATTATTCACCTTACAATCACTAGCTGCTCACTTGCTCTTGTGGCAGCAGTATATAGCCATCTTTTATGAGATTCATAATCTCCAAGCCATTCTTCAAAGACTACAACTCTATTAAACTCAGATCCTTGAGACTTGTGAACAGTAACTACATAACTGAAAGCAAATTCAAATGGTTTTGGATATCCAGAAAACTTTTTCCAATTCTCTGAATTAATTGTTGGTTGTCCGTTGACTATTAAATTATAATCAATCATTAAATTTCTATAGATTCCACCATCATCTGAAATAAAATTAGCATAAATGACTTGACCATAAGGAGGAACCTCTTTTATAGAAATATTATACAATTCTCCAATTGTCCCATTAACAAGCTCATTTCCAACGCTATTAATCTGATTCCAATGATTTTTAAGACAAATAACCTTATCACCATCTACTGGTTCCTTTGTATATTTATCTCCAAGAATTAATCTGCGCATATATTCATTTAATTCATGACGAGTTTTATTCTTGCCACATAGAATCTGGTCTGCACCAAGCAACAATTTGTCTGATGCTTTTTCTCTATGAATAATCCTACATCTTTTATCATCAGTGCTATATGCAAGTCTCTTGCCATTTCGAATATCCATTGACAGTTTAATGATAGGATTTTCAAGTGCTTGCCGCACAATCTCATCAAGGAATACGTGTGGATGATCTAAAATAGTTTGTTCACTATCAATTGGTGGCAATTGCATTGGATCCCCAAGGAATATAGTGTGTACATGATGAGACAATAGCAAATCAATCATTTCTTGTGGCAACATACTTGCTTCATCAACAACAACAAGACTATATTTCTTCTCTAATTTTACTTTAGGAGTGTGTCTATATGTGCCATCTGGTAACTCTTCAGAATGATAAAGCAACTTATGTGCAGTCATTGCATTCTTGTTCCCCTTTTGTTTAAGCACAAGAGCGGCTTTACCAGTGTATGCCACAAAAACAACTTGGTTTTCATGCAATCCTAGTTCTTGAATAATAAAATGAACTAAAGTAGTTTTTCCTGTTCCAGCATATCCAGCAATAACAGTATATGGGGCCTTTTCTTTGTATCGGCTACAAGCAATCTCAAGGCCATCTTGTTGCCCTTTTGTGAGTTCCAATTAAACATTCCTCCTTTCTATAATTTTGTGTTGCACATCATCCAGTGATGTCAATTTTAGGATTGATGTGGAAAAACTCAGTGTGACTACCAACATCAATAATGGTATCTTCATTAGTATTCCACAGTCTCAAATAATAAACTGTAAAATTGCGATCATCACAGAACTTCTTAATTTCATTAAAAGCCGCATCGTAGACTTCTTCGTCGGTCATATTGCCTTCAAGTGTTGCAATTTCACGACCATTGCCATAACTATTATAAAAGTAAAGTTTATGCATTATCAGTCTCTCCCTTTAGCTGATTCCACATATCATTCCAATATGTTTCATGATCACAATCAATATCAAAAGTTACTGCTTCCATGTTGTTACTTAGACCATGGTTTAGGATATATTCTAGGGTGTCACTATCAATATGTAGCGGCACATATGTCAGATGATAGCCTTCAGATTCATCGCCTACAGTAGTAATCATTAGTGTGGCATTCTGTGCATTCGTATTCATTAAAAATCACTCCTTAATAAAATATTGTTTAAATTTATAGACAAAATATAAAAAATTGTTTAAATTTATAAACAAAGCCGTCCTTCTTGCAATTTGTGATAGGTGGCTCTTCACGTTTCTCATCTTCTTTGTCATACTTCTTTTCACATTGTGAGCAAACCTGTCTTCCTTCAGGAATAATTTCACCACATGCGACACAGCAATTATTATATTCAATCATATCATGCATCAACTCCTTAACTATAATTTTGTATTGTTCAACTATACATATAATATCACAAAATTTTGATTTGTCAAGTAGTTAAATGCATAAAAAATGGGGAGATAAGTTCTCCCCTAAATTTTATTCTGATAGCATTTTAAGAAAATCCTCCTCGCTAATAATTGGAATATTTAATTCAATAGCCTTCTTATTCTTGCCGCTTGTGCTTGTGGTATCATTATTAATAAGATAGTCAGTCTTCTTGCTCACTCCAGATACATATTTGCCGCCATTGTCTTCAATGGCTTTAACAAGTGCATCTCTATTGGCATAATGTGTAAGACTTCCTGTAATGCAGAAACTTTTACCATTAAGACTGGAACTAGAACTAACATCATTTTCAACGACAAAGTTCATCTCAACAGGAAGCAATTCAACCATTGGATCTTTGCTATTCCACCAATCATGAATTGACTTATTTGTAATTTCTCCGAAATCGTCAATTTGCGAAAAATCATATCCATTAGCTAATGCTTGTACAAAATCATAATGGTCTCCATTAAATTGCTTACTAATAGCTTTTGCCGCAGAAGAGCCAATATTAGGAATACCAAGCGCAGTAATAAATCTATCAAGCGTTACTGTCCTTGATTTTTCAATAGAATCTAGCAGTTTATCTACAGATTTTACCCCCATCCCCGGCAGTTGTGTAATTTCATTCTTATGTTCTTTCAAACGATAAATGTCCTTATAATTATGCAAAAATCCATGGGAAATTAGCAGCTCAAGTGTCTTCTCTGATAGACCATCAATGCTCATTGCTTTACGACTTACAAAATGCGTAAACTGTGCCAACTTCTTTGCTGCACAATTTAGATTAGTACACATGAGAACTTTACTATTATCCGTATATTTAATGTCAGTAGGATCTCCGCAACAAGGACACGTAGTTGGAATTGTTAGTGTATTGCTACGAGTTAGATTGTCATAAACTTTAGGAATCACCATATTGCTGCGGTATACCGTAATAGTATCACCAATTCCAAGTTCAAGCTGCTCAATGATAGAAAGATTATGGAGTGTTGCTCTTGTAGTCAATGCTCCATCTAAATCTATTTCATCAAAGATTGCGACAGGTGCGATCAGTCCGCTTCTTGTTGGATTCCACTCTACATCTCGAAGAGTTGTCTCATACATTTCATCAGCCCACTTAAGAGCCATACGACATCCCTCATGATGTGCGGTAACTGGTAGTGTCTTGGAATATGATTTCATACACATTTCAAAGATTAATCCATCACAAGGATATTGATACCACTCTGGCTGCATACCTTCGATACAGTCATCAATATTTCCAGTACATCGACCAACAGTTTCAAATCCAAGGCAATCTAGATATCCGAGTTCGTCCAATTTAGAATCAAATAGTGTATGGTTATCATATAGATCTGATACACACTCAAAAACCACATAAGAAAGATTTCGCTGCTTTGTAATATTTGTATCAAGCTGACGGAGGCTCCCCGCTGCTAAGTTGCGAGGATGACTATAAGGCTCATCAAGAGACTCATTAATCTTGTGAAAATTCTTCCAAGAAATCACACATTCACCGCGAAGTTCAAGTTTATCGTTGTAATCAATATGCATTGGAAGATTGGTAATCATCCTTGCCTGAGCGGTTACATCTTCACCAATTTCACCATTGCCACGAGTCACAGCCTGAACAAATTCTCCATTTTCGTAGCGAACCACAAGTGTAAGCCCATCTAACTTGTAGCTACAATAAAATGGCTGATTGCAAATAAATCTTTTAATTTCATTAGCATCTTTAGTCTTTGCTGCAGAAAGCATTGGTTTACTATGCTTAACTTTCGTAAAACAATCAAGCACTTGCCCCTGCACCTTACGAGTAGGAGAATTGGCAAGCCAAAATCCTGTTTGATCCTCAAGTGATTTAAGTTCGTCAAACTTCTTATCATATTCTGTGTCAGAGATAGCCGGACGGTCTAAATTATAATATTCATCGCAATACTGCAAAAGTTCTGCCGTTAAATTTTTAATAGTTTCAATTTTATTCACTCAATCATCCCTCTACTCAAAAATTCAATCATCCTAGCTTTATTGTTTCGTAAATCATTTTTGTTCTCAGAAACTGTTTCAAGAACTTCATCTAAAAGATGCATAAAACCTAACAAAGTAGTTTGATTCATTTCTTCAATCATCCATTTGCGGCATTCACATTCAGTATATTCTTTATCAGTACATTCTGAACGCTTTAATCCTAAGTCACAATTTATGCATACCGATTCCATATTTGATCTCCTAACTTATTTTTTGCTTATTTTAATAGTCTGTTAAAACTATGGCTCTATTCCAGAAACTAATCTTCTTGACTTCATTCTCCTGCACATCTTTATATAATACAGAGAACTTCTTAATTGCAGATCCCTTGCTCATTGCATATACAACTGCGACATCATCAGTAAACTTATGCCCAATCATCTGATTAGGTCTTGCAAAATAATAAATACCCATCATTTATTCCTCCATTTATTTACAGTATTTACAAGCTCTATTATGACAAGGCGCTTCTGTCTGCAATTTGTGCAACAGTTTATGAAGCTGATCATATTCACTGCTTGCCATGTTGTGTTCTTCTCCAAGCATATATAGTACAATATTTAATCTGTCCATGGCTCCAATTCGGATGCTTGGCGCGTATTCGACAGTATATAAGTGCATATCTATTAAACTTATTTTTCTTGCCTGTCATTTTTCTCCCTCAATTCATTTACAGCATCTATAAGTTCGTTGATTTTTAAAATAAGATCATCGCCAGATACACCCACATTCCAACCATAACTTGTCAACTTTTTAAGCTTTTTGTCTTGGTATGTAAAAGTATACTGGCCAATACGGTTATAGCGATAAGGGAAATCACCATTATGCATAATCCCATATTCTTGACCTGCATGATAACCATTGCCATCGCTAGTACACATCCACCATGCATCACCAGTGGCAAGTACAGAGCTGATATAACCAATGGTGCCATCCTTTGTTTCAACATAATCTCCTACATGAAATTCATAATCCATACAACTTTTTCTCCACAAATTCTATTTTTTACTTGCCGTTATTATGGCAATCCTCGCAAACTGCGTATCCTCTATATACATATTCACCATCTACAACTTCATATCTGTCAAAAAACCCTGCCTCGAAATACATATCACCTTTTTTAACAGTTTTCCCACAACAGCTACATGTTGCAAATTCTTTATTGTCTGTCATAGCTTTACTCCTCATCGTCGCAAAATACGTCCTTATATTCCATAAACAAATTATTGATGGCCTCTGCCATGATTCTGTGCTCGGTATGTACTTCTTCTTTATAATAAAGGTTACGATACCAATTAAGAATTTCTAAAGGCTTGGTCATATTGCACTCTTCAACTGCTTTCACAAAATAATTTTTAAGATCCATAAGTTACTCCTTATTCGTCTAATTTGTCCTTACATTCTGGGCAATAATCTTTATTGCCATCTGCATAATGAATCCATCCTGCTTTCTTCGCCTTGTCTAATGCTTCATTGTAGCTATCTGCATATTCACTATGCTTGCCGCATTTATCGCAAATTCTATAATGTTTTTTTACAGTTTCAGTTTTGAGGAAACAAAGAAATAGCATGGAGAAAAGACATATCCACCACTTGTTGAAAACAATCGCAAGAGTAGTCCAGCAAATTACACATACACTATTTCCGATTGCCCATGCCCACCATGCACTCTTATTCATATACCTTCACTCCTTATATTAAAATGTAATTTTTATCATTCATCTATGTAAATATGACTCTCTTTAAGTTCCCATTCAAACTCTGAGAAGTCACCGTCATCTGTCACAAATCTACCACGCAACAGATCCAATTCAACAATTTCATGATATCCGCCATCACCATCTTTATAATAATATGTATAACCGCCTGACGGATAACCATGTAACAAGTCTTGCACTTCCATATTTAACATTTCTTCGAAAGTTATATTTTTCATATACCAACCCACCATACATTTAGCATATTTGCTCTACATCTTTTGTTGTTACGAAAATTTGATATTCTCCAAATTTATCCTCTACTTTTTTTTCGTCTACCAGTTGCCAATCAATCGACACAATATTTGCCAGCGGGTACATTACCCCATAATTATCTTCTAAGTAACCATCCCTTTTAATATCAATCATCATATATTCTGGAACACTACACCGCAATTTTTCTACAATTCCATAATTATATTCAAAACCAGTATGCCTATGACCGTCTACAGTAGTAAAAACAGGTTTAAACTTTTGAAGAGTCACCATATTCTTTCTAAATTCTTTTTTTAACAATCCCATACATTCACCTTAAAAATATATTTTTATTTGTTACTTAACACCGATTTCCTACTCCATAATTGGTATCTTTATTAAATTTCTGCTGGTCTTCAATCCATTTAATTAATTCTTCTTTATTGTAATATGTAATATTACCTATAGTATGAGGAAAAATTAACATGTTTTCATACTTTGGCACAATTGGCTGCTCATAACAAACAGTTAGACTACAATATCCAGAAGACGAATTTCTATATGGGCAAGCATATTCGCAACATTGAATCATAATATTCCTCCTAAAATTTTGTTTTGTTTCTACAGTAGATATAATACAATAATTGTTAATGCAGAAGCAATAACATGCTTTTATACTTCTAGTCCATGATTGATGTAAAACGAGTACGTTCATATGTTCGATTTTTATAGTCTTCAAAGCTCATAAAGAATGGACAGATATTGGTATTTTTACATCCACAATCTCCATAATTACAATGCCACCATTTATATTCTATATTCCCACTCAGTTCTGCATGGGGGCAATCCATTTGGTGCGATGGCATCTCATCTACTAAAATTTTCATAATTTATACCTCGTTACTTAGAAATAACCTGCTCATAATGGCGTAGTTCAACAATTGCTTCCTTGATTGCACAAGCAGGAGTCCCATAATAAGTGCATCTAGAGCACGAATATTCAGGACACTTCTGTAGTCTATTAATTAGATCGTTAATCATTTTTTTAACCTCCTACATTAATAAGTCTTTCAATATAATTTCTATCCTGTGAGAAGATAGGAATTTCATTATCAATAACCCATTTACTTCTCTGGGTATAACCACAAATATTGCCTACCTCATCATACGCAGTAAGACCATCATCAACCTTAATGCAGCAACTACCACGCTTTAAAGTTGTAGCATAATCGTTCCAATTAATGCCCTTCTGGGTCATAAGCATATCCTGAATGTTGTTGCAAGACTTGCCATGAAGATCCTTATGACTAAAGTTGGCCTGACCTACAGACAGGATGGAATTGCGAGTAGCGTCTTGTTGCCGCCATAGCATATAATTGCAAACCTCTTCTTTTGGAATTGTAAAGACACGAGAATCAAACATTGCACCTTTGTTCATTGCAATTTCAAGAGTTTCAATATAAGAAGCATCTTTTTCCTCAAGGTATTCTGTATAAAATCGTTTAGATTGTTTTGAAATATTACGAGTAAAAGCTTTATTAAACGCGAGAGTAGCCATGCTTGCAGAAACGCTACACATCTTCTGTAGATTGTTCCCAAACCAAGCATCTGTGGTAAGCTCTGCATAATCCACTAATACAAGAGAAATCTCGTCACTCTGTGTATACCCAAGAACACAGCCCTGAATATTCTCACAAAGATACTTCATAGTATCCTGCATAGTCTTCACAAAAATATCATCAAAAGGTTTTTTCATGCCCTTAGTAAAAGTGTGGCCAGCCTTCATGTCCGTTCTAATAACAATCGGCATTCTTCTTGTTAAATAAAATCTATTAACATTTTCATAATTGTTTTTCATTCTGTCACCAAGTGTAGTCTTGTCCATAAGTTAATTCCTTTCAATTTCTTTCAAAGTATTAGTTGACGCATCATAAGTATAAGGCATTCCATTCTGCGCATAATAAGGAGACATATAGCCGTATCCAACATATCCCGTGTATTCATTGAAAAGTATATACACGATTTGGGTCTCCGTATCATAATATAGGTCTTGCATGGCTGTTGGTCTCAAACGACCATTAGTATTCTTTATATAATCCTTAGAACCAGTTGAGGCACATCCTGCTAGACATAGAAGAGAGATCGTCAAAGCAACAAGGCAAATAGCTGTTTTAAATTGTTTTTTCATTTTCTTCCTCCATATTAACAATCAAGAAATCATAAACGTCTCCCCAATCATCAATAATAGCCGGTACATCGTTAACAATTACATCTCCAATTTTAAATCCATGCAACCAATCCTCTTCAAATACAAAGTAACCAATCCATTCTTCTTGGTCATGGAGCACTTCTTCGAGCAAATTAATAACAATATCAAAAATATCTGTAATATAAAATCCACAAAAGTCTTCGCAAAGATCTTTTAGAGCACTATCAACTTTTGCCATTTTCGTATCCAGCTTTTCAAGATGCTTCATAGTATTAATAAAAGCTTCCTTAGAGATCATTGTTTGCCTCCTCAATTTTTCTTGGATTTATTAGTTCAATCTTTATATGGCTATATTGGCCACCAGTGCAGTATATAATTCCATTTGTTATTGCCATTTCCAGTGATACAAATTGCAGTTTATCATACTTAGATATTCCATCTCCAATTTTATATCTTGCCCCATTTTCATCAACAGAAACTACAAACTCTCTGTATTTTAATATAGGATTATATTTAATCCATTCATTTTCTGTGTCGCATCTCGGGCGTATTGTAAGAGGATAAGTTTCCATAAATTACTCCTTAATATTCAACTTATAACCAAGCTCCTTTTCGAGCTGTTTCTTTGACACTTCTCGTTCAACAACTTCAAATGTAGCCCATTTGTCATTTGACACACAAACATTAAATTTTGTAAGTATTTTTCTTGAGGCCCACTGATACTTCCACTCTTCATCTTCTTCTTGTGTTATAGTAAGTGTAAGATCAATTTTTGGAAAATGCACTTTAATTTTGTCACCGTTACTCGCATAGCATGTCCCTGTATAATCAAGATAAGGAGTGCCATTTTCAACATAAATCTTTACGTCAGTTGGGGTAATCTTGCTATCAATAATTACATAATTATTCATTACTTGTTCTCCTTTTATTCAACCAATCACAATACTTTTGACATTCTTCTTTTGATGTAAACCCAATATTTTTACCATATGTGAGTTGATCTCGCTTTTCAATAACATCATCACAGAACTTATCATATACAAACTGGATCCCAAAATCTTTATAAGAATAATCATTCCATCTGCTGTCACCAGTGCATTGATAACTTTTATCGAGGCGGTAATATCTTTCCGATGGATAATTCGCGTCATTAACTCTATATCTCAATGCCTCAATCCATGTCTCTTCTGGCTCATACCAATAATCTGGCTGTGAACATGTGCAATTCTTGCTTGTGGTTGTCCCATCAGGCCAAATCAAAACCCATTTCCTATTTTCGTCGCATTTGTCGCACTTGGGCTTTTCATGTGGTTTATTATATGCCATCCAAAGCTGAGATTTTTCAAGCGCATCCTTAAAGATATCGTCAATAGCAGTCTTATAAAATTCTTTTTCTACTTCTCTACGAAGATTTCGTGATTTATATTCCAAATCACTTTCTTTTCTTGACACTTCTATGGATTTATCCTCAAGCTCTTTATTGCGCTTCTCAAGATACTCATTACGTCTTTTAAGCGCTTCCATGTCACTCTTCAAAGAGTCTTTAGCTGCATCAATAAGCTTTGATTTTATTTCATCAAATAATTCATCTGCTTCAGACGGTTCCCACATAGGCTCTTCATAATCCCAATAACTCATTTAATTATCCTTTCTTAATAACCTTGAATACTTTTGTCATGGAATGGTTTAACTGGCGCAAATAATTCATAATTGTTTTTGTAATTGCAGTTTTTCTTAAACTGGCAATCAATCTCACACCCATATACAAAGTAGCTATGCTCACAATAGTCACAAAGATCTTTTCTTAGATTGTATTTGATTAAATATTTTGCTCTAGACACGTCATCATTCTGATGCTCATATTCATGTGCAAGGCACTTGTCATAATCATTGAATACCTCTCCACAATAATCACATTTATATTGATCAACTTTGGTCATGTTTTATCTGTCGCCTTCTTTCTACCACGTCTTTTTGTTGGCTCTTCTGACTTAATATCTGGTTTATCAGGAAGCCACATCCAATAAAGTACATTCATATAAGTGTTCCAAACTCCATTCTTAATGGATACGACTTTGAATTTATCTGCATCTGTATAGCCAAGAACATCTACCATGTCTGGAGGGAGTTTATCTTTTGTACTATTCCATCCCATTGCGATTAATCCTTTCTGATCTCACATTCTTTAATTAATACTTGTGGAGAAACTTGCCCATTATATACGTTAATACCCAATGTGCCAATCACATTAATATATGTCTCTTCTCCTGCAAAATTATTATTCATCCAATTAAACACTTCATTTGATTCATCACATTTGAACATCACATATTTGATATTCGTATCCTCGTCATAAATTTGAATTGTATCATCGTTCTTGCCGACAATTTTAGCATTGTCATTAGATATATATAAATCTTTAATCAACCACAATGGTTCGTCTACTCCATGTGCAAAAGTCGATTTATATTTATCAAGTTCTTGGCACCACGAAATTGATACATCTTCTGCATCAACAATGAAGTCTACTACATATATTTTTTCAAAAGATACGTCTTTGAGATTTTCATTAAACCATTCTCGTGCCTTATTAATGTCCTTTAATTCAACGCCATAGGCACTAGGATGTCCTTGTGCAAATACTGTTTCAGGGCATGCTTCTGTCATCGCTCTAAAGTCTTCAATTGGGCAATAATCAAATGATCTACCACTACCAGCGAATACATCATCCACTTTTCTCACAAGGAGTACAGGCTTATTAAGCGCTTCTGAGAGCTTTATCGCCACAAGCCCTGTATATGCAGAATCTAGCACTCCCGTCGCATCAATAATTGCTATTTTATCATCTGAATCACTATTTTGACTTATAAATGTTTTATATGCTTTGTCTCTAGCGCGGTCTTGTTTGCCCTTATAGGATTTCATAAGTCTAACACAATGCTGATAGATATTTTCTGCTGTCGGAACATCATCCCCACGTTTGGTATATTCAAAAAATTCAGATTCGTCCTCATAAAAAGCTCTTGCAAGAATTTGACGCTCTTCATAAGTTGCACTTCTTAAAAATGCATTAATCAAAGGAGTAACGTAGAACGCAATTGTAAATGGAGACACGATACCTTTTGTAGAAAATTCCTGAGCATTAAGAATCTCTTTAAACATTTTATTGTTGATATTATCTATCCCATAATTAACCATCGCACGAGTATTAAATGATTTCATTGACATTACATCTGAAATGTCTGCTAATGCTACTAGATCAGTAAAATACTCTTCACAAAAATCATTCCAATAATAATCATCTAATGCTTGCAGAAAATTATATGTAACATGAGCGCCACATGCTTCCTTATTTAGATACTCATTAGATGTTTGGTTATTTACTACAACAGCAGGATTTAATTTGTCTGTTGACACCTGATGGTGATCAAGAACAATTACTCCAATACCATCATTGATTAACTTTTTACATTCATCCACATCATTACTTCCTGCATCGGGAATAATCAATAATTTTGTATTGTCTGGAATATCAAAGTCCCAAGGTGCTAGGCCGTGTGACTTGTTCTGCTTATGCACAACAATTGATACTGGATAGTCTGCATCCAGTAGTTTAATATATTGATACATAATTGTCGAACTACATACTCCATCTGGATCTGTGTCCTGTAAGATTGCAATAGAGTGATGATTAGAGAGGTGATAATTGAAATATGTCACTGCATCATCTACATTATCTAAATTATTCCAATCGTCGGAGCAATTGTCACACAATGATAGGTATTTATTATAATTTTCAATTCCTCTATTATTTAATACTGTTTTTAAAATATTTGTAGTATCATTATTGCCTGTTAGTTTATATTTCAAATGCATGCACCCTTTCTTTGTGATACCACTATATCACAATAGTTTTGTATTGTCAAGTAACAAAAAGGCTCCCAGTTGCCTAGGAGCCATATTTTTTTGATATACTATTGTGTTTTTCTATGAAATGCATTATCGTTGATAGATTTTAAACAGTTCTGACATAGACATTCCATTCGCACGAGCAAGATCAACCGCCAGAGCACATACATTTCTTGGCTGTGATGCCCCAATTACTTTACTCATATAGTCTAGAAGAGTATTATATTCATCGTTGCAATGACCATCGCCCTCCCAACAAATAATATCACGACCATTAATCTTAATAAAATTATAAGGAGTTCCCATGTTTGATCCTTTAGTAAAGCTCCACCAGCCCCAATCGTCAGGCCATTCTCCTTCATAATCTTCCATGCGTTTCATGTCTTTCTTATCAATTTCACATACTTTATATTGATCACCAGAATATTTTGTAGCAAATTCTACATCAAGTTCTTTAAATGCTTTTTCAATATTGCCACCAGCAAGGATCTCAATCTTCATTTTTACATTTCTCCTTTACCATTTTTAAAACAGCTAGAACATCACGCTTATGAATATTATTTTCCATCCAATCACAATAATCAGGATGCGCTTTATAGATGTCTATGAGCTTCTGCCCACTATATTTGCCGAATGGTAACACATATTCTTCTGGGTTAATAGTTGTACTTGTTGGTTCAATATATCCTGTAAAATCCATTGTAAGGCATTTGCGACTTGCAAGGTAATCGGCAACATGTAGCATCCTAGAGAATCTATCGTTAGGTTTTGGAAGAACAACATTGCTTTTCCTATCCTCTGACCACTGCCCCATGTGCTTAGAGACTACATCAGCGATAAATTCAATTTCCTCATGATCTAAGTATTTCCCATCATATTTTCTAATTTCATTTGCCATCAGTAGTGGATGATTAAATCTTGTATATTTAGACGCTTCATAATCTTGCTGAGAACCACTTTTGCGACCATCGTGCAACAACCCCGCTACACGCATTAAATCCATCTGTCTCGTAGTAAGCTTACTGTTATACTGCTCAAGTTCAAAAAAGAAATTTAAGAATCTTACAACCGCAATTTGATGACGCATAAGCCCGCCTTCTCCAAGACTATAAGTGGGATGATATTTTCCGGTACTTGAAGCACCAATGTGCCATATGTAATCTGGCATATCTTCAAGTAGCACCATGGCAAATTCTTTAATATCTGAGTTCGTAATCGTATTTAAAATCGGCTGAACCAATTCTTTCTGATCGTTTGTCATTATTTCATTTCCTCCAAATTAATAATCTTCATCATTAATATAATCAACAATTGGCCCTTTTCGCCCACAATTGTCACATGTCGCATTATAGTCTGTTAGTACAATATGCTTAATCTCTTTTTTGCTTGGCTTGGCGATCTTAATAAAACATTTTTTACAGAGATCCTCACTAACTTCAACACAATTTCTCTTATACACTTTTAACTCTCCTTAATCACAATTTCTTCGTCGGCGTATCCGCCATCAGTTGTATAATGTATTTTTTTAATACCAAGGTCTTTGAGATAATTCATGCATGCAGCGCATGGACGAGATGGTGAAAGCTCATGATTGAGATTCTCTCTATATGTCCATACTTCACATTTGCTAACATCAATGTCCATATATTTCAACTGCCCAAGTGCGGCCACTTCTGCATGTGTCAAATGAAGAGGCTCTGTATTTGTGGCAGAACAATCAAAATTTCTATACTTATTATATTTCTTTTGAATCGGTGAACTCTTTCTGCTATTGAAGCCTACACCTACAACTTTATTGCCACATGTGACAATTGCACCAATATGTACTCTTGGAAAACTGCTCATTTCAGAAGCAGCTTTTGCATGTTTAAAAAATTTTCTCTGTTTATTCGTCATTGTCCTCACGCAAACTATATATATTATTTTTAATTAGATATTTAAATTTTTCGGGATTGTCGCTAGGAGATTCTTTATTGTCAAGAATATGATCTTTATCAATAATTGCATATACTGGAATCCCATTTAAGAACATATCTGAAATGTTTTTTAATTGTTCTTCATCGACATCTTCATCATAACAAAAAACAATCTTTGCATTTAATCTTGTTAGCATCTCAACTTGAGTTTTTGAAATCTTTGTGCCACCAGTACTTACACCATAATACCCCATATTATACAATTGCTGCACAAATTTTTCACTTTCACCAACCCATACCGTCCCTGTATGTTGAATTAATTTTATATTTTGGAATAGACCATACAAGATTCTTGACTTTGCACATGGTTCGAGAAAAAAATATTTAGATATTCCGCTGTTCGGGTCATATTCCATTCTTCTTGCTTTAATTCCAATCAATGTCCCAATCTCATCTCTAATTGGAATCGCAATTGAGTTTGTCATTGGATCAAAAGAAACTTCAAATAGCTTTTGAGTGCTTAGACTAATCCCATCATCCTCCCATAGTTTATTGCCGTATGGGAGATAATAAGATAGAATTTTTTCTGGAATAGGTTTTAGTGGAGTGTCATCAAAGTCCTCTTCTTCTGTCGCCATTTGCTGTAACATTTTAAGTATTTGAAGAGATTCTGGGACTTCTTCTGGCTCTTGATAATAATCTAATCCAAATAAATTACAACAGAACTTAAGTGCTTCAGGAAAAGAATAGTCTTCGTTATAACAAATCAAATCAAAGATGTCTGTTGTTCTTTTACTACTCGTCATTGTACGAGTGTAATTTACAACAGTTAAATTTTCATTTAAATAAATAACAATTGCTGATTTGTTATCTCCAGTTTTATTCCCACATGTAATATATCCACCATGATCGTGAATACTATGGCATCCAATCTCCTGAAGAATCTCTGGCAATTTTTCATTGTCTAATATGTATTCTTTTAAAGATTGTACATCCACAAGTATTCACTCTCCTTTCTATATGGACATTATATGTCAATAATTTCGTATTGTCAAGAGGTTAATTGAATATTTTATCAATGCGCTGATACATCGGCAGCATGTAATAAACAAATATCGTTAAATAAGCATTCCCCAAGAAGCTTCCTATCTTTCTGCATAGCTTTGTCAGATTGCTCCCATGCAAGATAAGGTCGCATATGCCACTGAATAAGCTGTGCTACATAAAGATGTTCGCAAGGCATTTCGTAGAATAAGCTATTGTATGCCCCACAACGCTCATGGGAATAATAATGCGCGTCTTCTGAAGGATTCCCCCTTGCATCATAAAAGCTTTTCGTAAAGATTTTCCCCTCGTCATGTAGCATTGCTGCATGTCTAAGTTCAGTGGACGTTGAATGAAAAGATGGTGTGTTACTATCAATATATTTTACAGCATTCCAACAATGGTCTCCAAGAGATAAGGCATGATGAGAATTGTCTTGGTTAAAATCTTTCACTGATTCGATCCACTCTCTATCCCATCCTTTATAGTCCATCGCATTTTCAGCATAAACAACATCAATAGCATTCCACCCTTCGTACCAAAAAGGTACGTTAAAGTTCATATACATACGTTTAATTACATGCTCTGGTACTTCCCGTTCTCGCTGTGCATTGCGTTCAAGACAAACTTCATAAGGCGTTGCCATAAGAACTGCAATCTTCTCACAATGGATTCTATTAAGAGACTTAAGAAACTCCATGCGATGCTTATAGCTGATATTACAAGCGTCATAAATGGCGCTTTTTCCATAAGTAAGGCATCCTCGAATACGCTTGTGGAGCTCTTTAAATAAAACATCATTGTTTGTCTGATGGTTTACATCTCCGAACATTTCCTCTCGAAGTGCGTCACTAGAAAAAATTTCTGCATCATATTTTGCTGCAAGTTTTTTGGCTTGTTCACTCTTGCCGCTTGCTGGCAAACCGATCATCATTATAAAAATAGGTTTATTCATTCGTACTCCTTAATAAATAAAATTCCTGCATTAAATTCTATACCTATATTAAAGCACCTCAGTCAAAATTCTAAAGTCTTTAAACGTATTCTTTTCGATTACAACTTCAACGGGCTTATTAACAAGTTGTGACACATAATTAACTTTTGCATCTTGGAGTATTTGATATATTTTATCAACACACATTGTAATACCATACTGTCTTTCTGCAGTTGTCCACTTACATGATTCACTGATGTTTTCTGTATATCTAGACCCGCATCCAATAGAAGTTCCATCGCTAAGTTTAAAACGTAGCTGTAGCCCAAAAAGAAACGGATAATCGCTAACCATTCCATATTCTGCAGAAGTAATTTTACCTAAAACTTTTCCTGTCGTTTTAATCACCAATCTCTTTCTTAATTGCAATCTTCATAATCTCGTACTGTACGCTATTTAACAGCTCATCAATTTTTGCATTAACTGTGTATTCGTTTTTTAAAAAATCATTACATAGTAAATCAATATGGTCGATCGCGTCATTAGCGTGTGCTCGTGCGTCTTCTAGATTATATAATCCTTTCTTGACCTCTACTAAATATTCTGGGCATTCAGAAATCAAACATTTTTCATATGATACATGGTTGATATATCTTGTAATATACTCCTCTACTCGCAATAGATGATGTAGTTGTTTCGGATCATATCCAAACTTATTAATCCATTCCATACGAGATGGATAATGGTGCTCCATCGCAAAATACTTTTCTTTAGCAATACCTCGCATAGACTTAATTGCTTGAACTGGAGAATAATGTGCAATATCTTCTCTAGCGTCAATAAGTCTATTCCATTGATCCTCATACATTGGATTGATGATTTTGTAAGGAGTGAACAAGATTTCTAAGAAGTTCAAATTTTGCTTCCTAAATGTTTGGATATAAAGTCTAATATCCTTCCAATCTGTATGCTCATCATTAACTCGAATATGAGTTGTACTAACCGGATTTTTGTTCATTGCAATATCCTTAAATGTCGGCGCTACAATAAGTTTAGTATCAACGTCTGACTCTTCATAGTCAAGTCCATAATTGCCACTACCTTGATAGAAGATTCCCACAATTCTATCCTCTGGAAAGTATTCGAGAGCTTCGTTATAATGCTCTCGAACGCCGTCCATTATCCAATTATCTGAATGATAGTTCATTATATTCTCACTCTTTACTTACAGTCGTCTTAAAAAAATTTCCAATAACCGCTAATGTACCGCACACAACAGGAATTATGTCTGGCATAAATCTAGTAGTTTCAAACAAAGTATTCAGTCCAGTTGCAACTGCGCCACCAACAATATTCATCAGGATCCAACCGCCAAACCAACCAGCACCGAAAATAATGATAGGTTTAATAATGCACCAGATGATAAATCCAACAATTAATTCAATACAATCTTTCATCTCATTCTCCTTTAATTATTATGTTTTAGCAAATACTCGCGGCTGACATTTTTGAAACTATCACTACCATCCAAAGAACGGTACACAATACCTTCACGCATTACATCTGGATTCACCTTGGACTTGCCAGTTGCAAGCGCCTTAAGTTCCTCCATAGTGTTTGGCATTTGAACTTTTCCAAGAATGGGAACCCATTTCATGCCCATCTTTTCAATAATAGCTCTACCAATAATAGAATTATATCTTCCCCTTTCAGAATCTTTAAAGTTAAAAACATATAAATCATCTTCCTTGAGCTTCAGTGGATTGCCCTGAACAGAGCCTACGCCCTCGCCTTGAATGCATACCCATTTAAGCTTAGGAAATTGATTCAGGATATCCTTCAAATGCTGTTCGATATTGTACTTGAACGCCAAATCCCAATAGATGTTATGGTCATGGTAACACTCTTGCTTCTCGTCCTGCTGTCTTACATTACGAGAACAAACATAAAATTCAAACTTATTACGCCCTTTTCGTTCAAGTGCATAAGTACAAGAAGTGCCATCTAGCTTTTCTGTAGCAATATAAGTCTTGCCATCACTAATACGCCAAGGCTGATTTTCTACACGCTCTTCATCTGTCTTTGAAACAAATGAAGGAAAACCACGAGGGTTATCCTTCTTCTTGCCGAAGAAGAAAAACATAACCTTACGCCCCCAAGAACGACGCATCATCCAACGTGCCCACTTCTTTTTAAAGATTTTCTGGTGACGAGCGGCCATAGATTTATATTTTGCATTAGGATCGCCATTGCTCTTACGAGCATTGTCCTCTTGTACGGAATACTTAATTCCAAGAATGTCGGTTACATCCGTCCCCTCTGAAAGCCCTGCCAACTCTTTAAATGCAGACTGTGGCATGGCAAGGCCCTGACTGATACAATTAAACTTACCAAGCTTCATTGTCTTGACCTTAAAACCTTTTGCACGAAGGAATTCAAATTCCTCTCTCTCAGGGACTTTTGAGTCAATCTCAATATAAACACAAGGATCGCCTTCATGGAATTCACCCTTCTTACAAATGAGATTCCATCCAAGTACATTACACTGTTCAATATTATCTGCACCATCAATAGGACGAATGTTGGTTACATGCCGGATGTATGCAAGCGCTCTTTTATTATTGATAATCATTTATTAAATCCTTTCTATAATTTTGTACTATCAATTAAGTGATCTCAATCTTTCAATGACCTTTGGAAGAATCACACAAGCATAATCAATTTCTTCTTCTGTATTATATCTTCCAAGAGATACACGAATGCTACTTAGTGCCTCTTCGTCAGACAAACCAATTGCTTTTAGCACATGAGATGGAATGGCATCACCTTCATTGCAAGCTGAACCAGCACTAATAGCAATCCCAAATTCGTCAGCCATCGCAACAACATCTGAACCATGTACACCATCAATTCTAAAGTTCAAAATACTGTCTAAATGCTGCTTTTTATCTGTTGCCCCATTAATTGTGACACCTTTTACATTCAATAAATTATCCTTAATCTTCTTGGATAAACGTGCAATTTTTGCATTATTTCCATTCATATGGGTTGTCGTATCTTCTAGCGCAGCAGCCATAGCCAAGACACCAAGGACATTAGTTGTGCCACCTCTGATTCCTCTTTCTTGGCTTCCACCATTAATTAAAGGATGAATATGAATTCCATCTTTGATATAAAGGAATCCGCATCCTTTAATCCCACCAAACTTATGAGCAGAGCATGACAACATATCTACGCCAAGCTCTTCTACATTAATTTTCATATGAGGGAATGCCTGAACTGCATCTGTATGGAACAACATATGATTATCATGAGCAATCTTTGCTAGTTCTTCAATTGGCTCAATAACTCCAAGTTCATTATTTACCATCATACATGAAGCAATACCCGGACTAATACCGAAATAATTATTCTGCAATTCATTTACTCTTTTTTCAAATTTCTCTATATCAACCATTCCTCTATAATCGACCTTGAATTTATAGTCTGGATCAATAGAATGATGCTCAATGTTAGATGCTAGTGTAAAATCATGATTTGAAACCCATGAATTTGCTTCAGATCCACCAGAAGTAAAGTAAATCTCGTCAGGTTGTGCTCCAATTAGTGCCGCAATCTTTTCACGTGCTTCCTCGACCTTAATCTTTACTCCACGAGCATCCTCATATGAACTGTTTGGATTGTAATATTCGTCAAGATTGTCAAGGATAATATTCTTTGCGGCTTCACAAATTGGAGATGTAGCAGCGTTATCTAGGTAAATCATAATTAATGCACCTCGTCTTCTTCTACATCATATTCTTTTGCAATGCCGTCAAGAAACACCATCAAATAATCAGGATAATCCTCTACATTTTCATATCCAAGTGAGCCAATAATATTATAATTAAGATATCTCATCTTAGTGATAATCTCATATGCTGCATCTTGCTTACCATCGTTATAGCCCTTTTCATAGGACTGCTTGTCTAGATTATTGTAATCCATTTTTAATCCATTACCTCCTTAAAATTTGATGTGTCAATAATTTTGTATTCTTTAATCCAACTACATTTACTAAAAATGCTTTGTAGTATCTCTAAGCTGTCTGATTCAGCCCATTTGTGTTTTCCTCTATCCTTGTATATAATTATGTATTTTTTCATTTTCATAGTGTTACAACTCCTTACTTGTTTTATCATAAGCAATTGTAACACTATAATTTCGTATTGTCAACACTCAATTCTCATATTCCATTTAAGTGTTGCGAGTTCAACATTCTGATAATAAGGTGTTTCAACTCCGCAGTTAGGACATCTCACATATACTGCTCCATATCCAGTAATTCGCATATTGGGCGCATTCCCACAAAAAGGACAGGGTTTTAGCTCATCCATCTCAATTGTCCACCACATCAGTAACAAACTTCTTATATTCCCAATCAACGCACTGCTTGTTTGACAGCCAACCCGTCTTATTCTTGAGACAATTTTCTCTTCTGCTACAAGTCTCGCAAACATGTCCGAGCTGAAGATCATTAGCAAGGTCAACAACGTCTTCTCGCATGGCATCTGCCGCGTTTGTCGCCTCCAGTAGCTGACGTGTAAGTAGATCACAAGTATCCTTTGCCATTTTCTCCTGTGCACGAAGCTGCTCATTCATATCATCAATATAGTTTGCCGCAGAAGCTAGTAGCCGACACATATTGCACCAAAAAGAATTCTTGCATTTTCTACACTCATTTTCAGAGCACCATCTCTTGCGGCGAATAGTTTCAATCTGATTGCGCAGCGCTGTTGACATGTCATTGTTGTTCATTGTTTTTCTTCTCCTTTGTTGTTATTTGTATTTTTGTTATCTTCTGCTTGCTCTGGATTAACATCATACCCTAGTGTGCTAAACCAGTAATTAACTAGATTTTTGCTAATTTGTTCTCCGCCACGTGCATTCAGCTTATTAGCTAATACACTCATTTTTATGTATCTCATTTAACCTTCCCCTTAATACAAACTCATATTACTAGAATAACAGAAATATGTCCATCCAAGATGGCTATCATATAGCGCCTTATAAACTCCACTACCCTGTTTAAAATTCGCTTGAAAAACAACCGAAGGCTCCATAATTCGTTCTCCATTCAATAGCCTTTTTGCAACATCAATGCATCGCTCACTCGGAATTAGACTTGCAATATATCCACTTCGTGCTCCATGATATTGTCCGGGCTGATAAACAACATCAGGAATCGTATTAGGAAACTCAGGAGATGCAACACGATTTAACACAACCTCGCCAACACACATCTTCCACTCATCTGACAGAAAATCACTTCCTGCCTCTGCATATATTACTTTTGCCAAAAGCATTAAGTCACTTTCAGAATATTGTGGCTGTGGTGCGGAAAATATATCTGGTTGATCTTCCGCGACCACTTCTGCAACTTCTTCATATGCAATAATTTCATCTTCTGGATCCATGACAAGCATTTCTTCTAGTTCCGGTGTCGCTGTACATTCTATGGGGATTTCTTTCAAAGGTTGTTTGCTGTTCATGTTTTTACCATCATTAATCGAAATTGAAAATAAAATTAAAATAATAAGACCAACAATGATAAGTAGTTTTTTAATCTTATTCATTTTTTACCTCGCAATAATTTTGTATTGTTCAATCTATCGTTATCATATCATATATTTTCGTTTTGTCAATTGTGCAAATTGCACAAAAAAATGGGAGCCTAGAAAGCTCTAGGCCCCCTGTGGTCGCTGCCAATAATGGTCAACGCCAATGGAGCGGTAGACGAGGCACGATCTCGCAACAATCAGATTGGAAATCTGATGCTCTACCATTGAGCTACTACCGCATATTCTGACTTTTGTGTCAGCTTGTTAAGCTCCCTCTGTGCTTTGTTAATCAGGTTTGCATTTACAACTTCACTCTTGGCCTTTAGCTTCGCAATACGATTCTCATAATGTAGTGCAGTTCTTGTGTTCATAATATATTCCTCCTAAGAATTAATATTTACATGGCAGCGGATAGAGGCTATGCTCCCCTACCTACAGATCCAAAGTCTGTCGTGCTACTATTACACTAATCCGCTATTTGGTTGCTGAGCTTCAGAATCGAACTGAATTGAGCTTGGTTATGAGCCAAGTTGAGATGCCAACCTCCCGCCAGCCATAAATAGCTCTGTCTTTATTCATCTAACCTGCATAAACAGGTAACAGAGCAGAAGATTGTACATAGATCTTCATGACGCAAAACTGAAGAGAATAAATGGTGGGTCTGGGCGGTTACGCTCCGTCCGTAGTACGCTTAAAAGGCGTATATTCTACTATTGAATTACAGACCCATACTAGTTATATCAAATAAGGGTTTTTATCTTCGACAAGAACCCATTAACTTGTCGGACGATAACATTCATCCATAAATTTTATTGCATGCCAATTCATAATACTCCATTAAAATTAAGCAATTACACTGTAATCTTTCATATCTTTTTATATTCATCCTTTATATGAATCTTTTTATGACACCAAGGACATTCAACAGATACTGCAATTTCTTGTCTGTCGCAATCGTCCATTTTAATAAAATAATCTTCAAAATCTTTGTAATACCTGCCAGTAGGCTCCCTGTGAGCATCTTCATTCTGATAGGTAAATACGCAATCGCATTTAGGGCATCGCTGGGTAAATATAGGATTATCAAAATCTTTTCCTTTACTAATTATTTTAATTGCCATAACTATTTCTCCTAATATATATTTTAATGAGAGCGGCCAGACTCGAACTGGCGACTAAGGGTATTCAATAGCATATCCCTTCACGCTATAAAACTCTACCAACTGAGTTACGCTCTCATAAAGCGAGGTTTCCAATCCTTCTTTATCATAACCAAATAATTCAAACAAGAGCCTAGGTGCACATATCTCTTTCATTATTTGCTATCCGCTGTGCTACGTGATGGAAGTGACGTTACCTCGCTGGAGCAAGTAGTGTGATTCGAACACACATTTCCCCAAAGCGAACGTTTCCAAAGTAGCGATCTTTTTGTATCTCAGCTTTGTTAAATGAGAGAAGACCAATTCTTCCTTACTTGCATATAATGTACCAGTTCATCTTGATCTCGCCATTAACGACTACTGGTGTGCCGCCCACCATACTTGTGGGTTTACTGCTTCTAAAACAACTCACTAACTACAAGCAGCGATAGCTGGCAATGTGGAGCAGGAGGTCGGATTCGAACCGACGTGAGCAAAGCTGGCGGCTTACAAAACCGCTCCAATCGACCACTATGGGACTCCTGCAGATCTCTGTGTCTTTCCACAGCGCCAGCTATGCTTTGTTTGGTGGCGGCGCGCGACGTGCATAGCATCCACATTTTTCTAACGCAACTTGAATCGAACAAGTATCTCCCTCTGATAGTGAGGGCGCTTTCCCATTAAGCTATACGATAATATAATTTTAAACACTGGCAGGGCGGCGTATCCTGCATCTCAGATTCCCTATAAGAGGAGCGTCGGGAGCCTTTCCGACCTCAGTGTTTCATTTATGTTTCAACAACCGCTAATGATTAGTAGCGATAAGCATTTACGCTTTGCTTAAAGCACTTTTTAAGGAGCTGTATGGAAAATGTATTAAGTCGCTCATTTATATGCTGCCACACAACAGGTCGGCAATCTTTGTTGTTGACTTTGATCTGGGAATTATGAAATCTCATAAACTTGGAACCAAGTTTGATGACTAGTTGGATGCTTTGACGGATCCAATTTTCGCTTTTAATAAATTCCTTTACTTGTTCTTCTGGAAACTTTCTTAACATTGTATTTATAACATTTGTTCCAACATGAAGAATATCTGCCCATTCTCTTCCAGTATGGGATACACCATCTACCGTAGTCATTTTTGTAGTGGATTTATACTTCGCATTATTTGATCCAGTGACCCATCTACAATTTTCAGGGCAATAATTATCATCTTCTTTAATTCTATCAATCGTTAAATCGTCTGCATAACCATTCTCTAAAGCCCAATATTCAAAAGACTTTGGATTGTTAATCCATTCATCATAGACTTGAATTCCTTTAGCCCCATACCAACGATAACTTTTATCATGCTCGTTGTAGCACCTTTGGATCATGCCTTGAAATATCCCGCCTATTCTTTTGTTCTCCCAAGTATAAGTGCTAAACATTTTTATTGTCCCATTTTTATTGATATGAGTACATTTTTTTGCATCACCAATATGTCTTAATTGCATATTAGTTTCATATCCGCATTCGCAACATTTGACATGGTACAATTTATGTCCATCATTTGATTTAAAATTACATTCATATAAAATATCGTAAATGCCAATTCTAGTTCCTATTACGTCATTACTCAAATGTCATCACTTCTTCAGTGTAAAATTTAATGTGGTGCTCCGAGAGGGCCACGATCCCCCAACAAGCGATTATAAGTCGCACGTTTTGACCAATTAAACTACCGGAGCATAATATTGCAACTTTAGTAGTTTATAAGGTCGTACAGTTGCCACAAAGACCTATGGTAATGATAGCAAGCGGAGCCGTGCATGACTCCATTTTATACCCATTCACCAGCTACTTTCAGCGAGTTCAAATTTAATCTTTCTCGATACAGGGAGCAAATCCTGCAACGGCTTTTATCCTTACTGGTTATCTGATATAAAATTTGCACTACTTACTATCATTTGGTACCCGAAGTGAGCTACGATCTCACACGCCTTGCGGCACAGCTTTTTGAGAGCTGCATGTCTACCAATTCCATCATTCGGGCATATTAAAGAATGCAAACGATAGGATTTGAACCCACGTCTTCCTCGTTCGTAGCGAGGCACTCTATCCAACTGAGTTACGCTTGCATATTTGACTCTTAGGTCAGTCAGCCACACATTACTTAACGCATTCCATTTGTTCGCGTGGTGCAGGTGAAGGGCCACGATCCCTCAATCCCATCTGGGCGACAGATTTTAAGTCTGTTCTGTATTCCAATTCCAGCACACCTGCATATCAATGGGCAGTTTTCAGAGATGCCCAGCTCTGCTAGTACTCGAAATTCTATCTATCTCACACATTAACCTATTTTCACATAAAGATGGCTACCATTCAGCCTTGTGGATAACCTATGGCCATTGAACTTGAAACCAAACCATCGCTCAAGGATTTTGTAAAACTTTGTGGGCACACAATTTTAATTAATAATTATCTAAAAGCCCTCTTTACAACTTTAAGACTTAAACTTTGACGAAAAAATAATCTTTGAGCATTGATCTCTGAACATTGATATTTAAACTTTAATCTTTACAGTTGAAAAATATATGTACATCTTAATTTTAAGTCAATCCATATATTAGATCTTTTTTACTGTATTATTAGAATTAGTAAAAATATTGTTGAAGACCAATTTTTTTATTATTTCACATCAATGTATCGGTCAAAACCATCGAAGCAAGTCCGTTCTAGGTTTTCGAATGGCAGCAAGTTAGCTGCTCAATACTCGATATCAAGCACAGTCAGTGCGTTACTAACCGAAAGTGCCGCATCAACTTCAGTAATGAAACTAGAAATCTCGTTGTCAAGCTGCTCAATGGCATCCTTGACACCAATAGGATCAATGATGTCATAAGTGTTATCCTTGATGTACTGAGCACGAAGATTCTTCATCGCTTCCGAATCAACAGCCATCTTAGAATCCTTCGGCTGTGCCTGAATGACACTAAGAACATAATTCTCTGCTCTCTTCTCAAGAGGATCACCACTGTTCTTATCAAGCTCATTCTTTGCTACAGCATACTGAGATTCAAGACGCTTCTTGAATGTGTTCTTGAACTCCATTCCATGGTTCTTCATCTCAATTGCGGTAGCAACTGTGTATTCAGTGTCACCAACCTTAACCTTCGTTACTGCATTAGATGCAACAACTGCCTTCTTGATTGCATTACGTCTTGCAATCAGATCAGACACCTTCTGGAAATCTGACTTCATGCTGTTCTTGAACTCATTAATAGTCACTCCATGAATCTTCTCATTGGAATGCTTATTCGCAATCACAAACGTACCAGAACAAATCGCATTATTGATACGTGAATCAATAACCTTAAGCTCTGCAAGCGCCTTGTGGACTGTCATCTGCTCCTTCGTTGCCATAATTCATAATCTCCTTTTAGTGATTTTTAATTATTAACTATAATTTTGTACTGTCTAGCGTGCTTACATATTACCACATTACTTGTCATATGTCAAGTGCATCTTGTGGTTTTTTCTTTTTATGTATTCAAGCGGCTCAATCAATCAAGTTGGCTCTCTCTTGACTACATTCTGAATTATACCACAATAATTTCGTATTGTCAAGGGGTATTTTCAAGAATTTCTACTGGAGTTTCAAATACACGACTGTTTAGTGCAATCAGATCTGCTCTAAACATATCAATTCGCTTATCAAAAGCACTATAATACTTCTTCATAAGCTTTTCCTTTGCAAGCATCTTGCCCTTCTCCTCGTCGTACACATCACCTTTCGCAAGCTTGACCTTAACCTTAAACTGCTTAGGCATCATGTACTTCTCACGAATCATATAACAGTCAAACTCATTGAGAAACTTATCAATCTTATTAATTGCATCAAGCTCAGTTCCTCTTAGAACGGCGAACGTTTCCTTCGTGTTTGGGTTGCTATAATACTGAATAGCCATTTTTTCTTTTGTCCTTTCTTTTTTAAATAATTTTGTATTGTCTTTTGACTTATGCTTGAATTATACCATATGTTTTTCTGTTTGTCAATAGCTTTTTTTCGTTTTTTTGAATCACATATTGACTTCTTTCAACTATGCTTGGATTATATCACAAGAATTGCTGTTTGTCAAGTATCAAATTCATCCATCTTTGCTCCACAATTTGGACAATAATTATCATTCGAGATAAAAACAGTTTCCTCTTCATGACAATGTGAACATTCCATTGTACTTTCTGTCGGAAATAGATTGTCCGGGTGATGAATCCAATGTGCATGCACTCCATCTACAGTTGGCGCTTGCATCAACACTCGCCTGACACTGCCTTTGTATGGCAGATCATTCGATAAACTAATTAGAGTCTCGTCCGCATCAATCAGCCGCATCTATAATCTCCTCCAAACTTGCAAATAGTAATGATCCATCTGAATGATCCTTGTGTTCAAACTTACAAGCCTCCATATGATTTAACAAGTTACATCCTGAACCATCCCAAAAAGCATCATGATATGTACATTTATCGCATTTTTCTCTATTAATATGTTCAATCATCATTTCTTTTTACAACCTGTCTGTTCATCAATCCAATATTTCATTTTATTCACTTAAAATCATTAGTTATTATTTATCCTCCAATACCCAAATGTCACCACGTTGCTCTATAATTTTATAATTCTCAGCTACTTCGTTATAAGATACAGAATCATCAATAATACATTCATATCGGTATTCGCCGGTTTTAACAATACATGTTAAAATTCCACAAGTAACCATAATGGATAAACCAATAATAAGAGAAGATGTAGTTGCCCAAACAGGCCCATCAAGGATCATAGACACAGCAAATACAATTAATCCAGTAACAAATATTATGAATGCCAATACTGATACCCATGTGGGTAAACCAGTAATAGCCGTTTTATTTAATATAGTTATCCCTTCTACCATTCTCATTCCTCCACAAAATATTGAATATACAATTGAATTACATCACCTTCTGCCTCAATTCTCTCAGCTTCTTCAATTAATCCTTGCGCTTCCCAATATTTCTCCTGTTTAAATTTTTCTAACTGTTCACGAGTTGCTAATTCTATTTCAGGATACTTCCCAAGGAGGTCAAGCAAATCTTCTTTTTGCCACCATGTGAGATTCATAGATTCCATTTCTTTTCTAGTCATTACCATAAATCCTCCGAATATAATTCACAGATAATCCTCTCTGCTAAATCATCGCATGCCGAACGCGCCACACTCCAATTCATTGCCTTTCTATGACAATCCTCGCAATGATAATAAAAATTATCCGTATCATCATATCGACAGTTATCACAATAAATATCATCGAATGCTTTATAAATAAGGTTGCTTATTGCCTCTTTATTCTTTTCAAGTTTTTTGACTGGTACTACTCTAATATATGAAGGACAACTATCATCACAGAGAGCACAAAGTCTATTTTCACCACATATCATCATTTATTTAATCCTCCTCAAATCTTTCTCCCCAAACAATCAACTTCAACAACATCATTATCGAACACATCTGTTTCATAAAGCATCTCTTCTAGCACATGAATCTCGTCAAAATAATATGCAAGCTCTTTCTTTAGGTTTTCTATAGCTTCTTCTTTTGTTTCGCCATATCCATAAATATTTGTTAAGTCAAAATTATGATATCTATCAGAATCATTAAATAAACAACAAGTATGTGACTGAAACTTTTCCTTGCCATCATTATGATGTGCAATTTTCATTAACATAGTTTGCTCCTTTCGGCTCGTACATGTCACAAGCACTTGTGTCCTCATAACACAAATGCCCAAATATAAAAGTCATCCCCATTTCTTTTTCTTTAGGGGTCGGATGTGGAATATCACAGCATAAATTCCAATCTCCACAACCAATATAATGCTTGCATGCCCCGCATTTATCCATTGATTTTACGCCTCTTTTGTAAAAAATAGATACATAACTGTAACGCCACATGTGTTCGCTGCCATTTCAGTAGAGACTAGCCTAAATCCACGATCACCCCAATAGCTCAGTTCATTATTAAGTGCTTCAGTTGCATAATTACTTACAATCACAACCCGATTATCAAAACTCATTTTAATAACATCCTCCATCTGGCGCATCTCTCTTATAAACTGTTATCTTGAACTGTCTGTAAATTATCATATAATTTTAAATTTGTCAAGCCATAATATTAAAATTTATCCAATGAATCTTTACATTTTCTTCTTAAGCACACCAATTTCTTTCCAAACATTTCCGTCCATATCTACTTCAAAGCAGATCAAATCATTCTTAGAACCAACTCTGTTCTTTACAATTCTTAATCCAACATAATTTTTATCATATCTTAAATCATGTTCTATTGGTTCTCCCCAAGTGTCATCTTCACAGATATATACATAGTTTTGCTTATCATCTGCTGATAAATGCTTCCACATTTGCATTTGGTCAGTAACATGCATCATTCTCTTTGAACTTGCAATCTCCTGAGAATTTAAGTTTTCAATAGGGATATCATGCGCCGAATCTGTAAGCTGGAAGGTGCAAATACAATACATTTTTGTTTCATGAATCCACTCTGTAATTTTTGTAGCAGTTGCGGCCAGCTTTGCAAAGTCCTCAAGTCCAGAACATTTAAGTGTATCGTATGCTACACCATCACATTTGTAAATTGTGTTGGCTTTTTTAATTTCCATTTCAAGTACTTCATCTTCATAGCAAGAGCCGATATTCTTAAACAAGAATTTTCCACTACTTTCAGATTCAACCCATTGCATAATTCGTTGCACCTTACGATATTCGGAAGAGGTTTCATAAATTCTCTTTTTATAAGACTCTTCATCTTCTGTATACACGCCATTATCATCCATTTGTCTATAAATGTACTTTCCGTTATCATCTTTATATGATCCGAGTGCAATTTCTCTTTCTGGTTTATAAATATCTTTAATCCCATGTAGCTCTTGAATCTCTGGAGAATTAATGCATGTAACTAAGAAGTTCAATTTAATGCTCTCCGCCGACATTTCGTTTGCAAGCAATAGAATTTTTTGCTTTTGAACAAGGACTAGATACGCAATAAGATAAACGAGATTTCTGCCCTTACCGCTATTGCTCAAAGCTCCTGTCATCAAAACGTTTCCGGGAAGCAATCCTCTATAATACTTCTGAAGATATGGCCATGGCCCAGCAACGCCCATAGATGGCATGCATAGGAATTGATCAATACATGAAACTGCGTTTTCTGTAAGAACAACAGGTTCATCAATTGCTTGTACTTTATTAGCTACCTTATCAATTCTGCCACGAACAATTCTACAAATATCATCTGGCGTTAATGAATTGAAACTCTTAATCGCCAGAATTTTTGATACATCATATCCAGTCTCATTAAATGCCCTTAGCAATGAAAATTTTTTAAATATTGAAAGATAATTCTTAATATCATGAGGGTCGCTCATTGCCATTAATTCTTTAATTGTCTTATATCCGCCATACTGTCTATATTGTTTAAAACGCTCTTTAGACATGCTGCAGAACGTATTAATTTTCAATTCGGTAAAATCTTCAGAATATGAAACATAATAATCAGAAAATAACTGATAAAAAAACTCACATGCCTTGTCCGAAAAATCATATTTTGGGACAATTGAGGTTCCATATGTTAAATATAATGTTGGCTCTTTATAAAATGATCCAACTACCAGCATTTCGGACTGGCTATTAGTTAATTCAAGTTCCATATTTTCACTTCCTATCAAATTAAGTCTTCCAAAAGATCGCTAATATCCCCTAATCCATCACTCTGTTCAACTGCCTTAATTTTGCTATAATCAATGTTTACACTCTTTTTAATGCGGCTTTGTTTCTCTTTCTCTTCTGCCTCTTTCTTTGCTTTTTCCTTGGCTTTTGAATATTTTACATAATTACTCATTAAAATAGCAAGATCATAGTTAACTCTTACTTCTCCGTCAATCATCTTACCATGATGCTTGTTCCATGCATTTGTTTTGTCTAGTTCTTTCTGATAGTCCTTCCACATATCAAACAATGTTTCTAATTCAATTGGCTTGCACCGTCTTCCATTATATTTTCCAGATTGAACGTCTGCAATAATTGACCAAAAACGACGACTTAATGCCCCAACATCATAATGTACAATCAAATACTCATTGAATTCGTCTTGCACAAAACGATGCATTAATTTCTTTTTTGCTTCTGATTCTAGTTGATCTAAATTCTGTAAGGCATCTGAATAAATGGACGAGTACCTGTTGTTTTTTAGTACTCGCCCATTACACATTGTTTTAAAACATTCAGTATGATAGCTTTTCTGTTTGTAAGAAACCATATGCATATCATTCTTTGTCAAAACAATATCTTCCCCACAGAACGCGCATTTTCTAATTAAAGTGGCGCTCATTTGTTATGTCTCCTTACTGTGAAACTACTTCAAGAATCTGGTTTAGAATAGCAATGTCTGTAACCTTGGCGAACTGGTCTGGAAGACCTGCTTCCTTTAGGGCAGCACGTTTGGCTTTCTTGTCTTCAGGAGAAAGAGATGACAGAACTCCCTTAATTTCTGCCTTAAGGTTCTTGCATTCTTCGTCTTTTCTAATTTCCACATCCAACTCGTCTGTTTCCATTAGATCCTCTTTATGTGAATTATAATAGTCTTCCTTTTCTTTTTTCTCCTGCTTTGATTTGCTCTCAATATATTCGTCTGTTGCGTCATGAGACTTAATAGAATTCTTAATTGCATCCTTGACAGTATCAATATAATTCTTTGCAGAAACTTCTACTCTGTCAGCAATATCTTCAAATCTACCACCTGCATCAATATATCCATTTCCACGAAAGTACATCCATCTGCTAACACCATCTACATGTCCATCAGTGATTTCTCTTTCAATAACACCCATCATACAAATATCTGCCTTGTTAGCAAAAATTGAATCATAATCTGTTGAAAGATTAGATGTAAGCATCTGATATTCATCGCCATTTTTCTCTTTAATGTCCTTAATCTTAGTGTGGCCAATAAATACTAAGCAGTACCCACTAGATTCTAGTCTGGTAATAACGGAATTAATTAGCTCATCCACTTTTCTACGCCCAGCTCCATAACCTCCAAAACACGCATTAAATTCATGCTTGGTGCCAGACTTCTTATAGTCAAGACGCACAATTTCCTTTTGAGCCATAGAAATCCATTCGTCAACAGTATCAAATGCAATAATAGAAAACGAATTTTCGTCCTTATTTTCTACTAGTTCGTCAACGACTTCCATTAATGTAGACCAATCTGGGCAATCAGCAACCATTAGATTGTCGAGAGCAAGATAACCTCTCTCATTTCCACAGCTAATCAATAGACCATGACTCATGTCGCCATATAATTCTTTAATTAAATTTGCAAACAATGTAGTTTTGCCCCATTTCTTTGGCGCTCTCCAATAGTGGCGATAGTTAGTAATATCTACTGTTACCTCATTTTTCTTCCATAAAGCCATAATAATATCAGTCTCCTTTACCTTTTAAACTATTTATATATCCATCTAACTCTTCTTGTGTGATATATCCTTTTTTGATTGCATCTTCCGCATACAACCAATGCAATACCTCGCCTGTTTGTGGATGTTTATGTGTATAATTTTGTTTGCCTCTACAGCACTTTGTAATAGAGCTTGGATCAAATCCATATAAATTTTGTACTTCTTTTGCTCCCCAAAAAATTTGATTTAATTCTATACAATATATTCTTCTACACTTCCACCAATTACTCCCTTTACGAGAATCACTCATCTTTTGCTTTGCTTCTTCTGTGTGATGTTTTCCGTACATTGGATGATTGCTTGAATTTATAAATCTTTCTTTTGCTTTTTCTGATAGATTCAATTTTTGTTCATCTGACAATTTTTTACCTAAACTGGGATGTTGTTTTCCTATCCATATATGTTTGCCTTTAGTTGTTGGATTTGCCCAATATAATTTATGTTTTTCATACCATTGTTTATATGTTTCTTCATCCATGCGTTCTTTTGGAGAAACTTTAAACTGGGGATTATTCTCGCCTACTAATCCTACTCTTCCATACATTGGATGATTATTTGGATCTGAAAGTCTTTCTTTTGCAGCTTTTGATATCTTTTTTCTTGTTTCTTTACTTGGAGTCCATCCTTGCGTTGTTCCTCCACCATAAACAAGATTATACCAATTGTTAGATTCAACAGCATTAAAGAAAACACTATAATGGTATTCCTTTTCATTTAATTCTTCTGCAGAATAAGCAATATCAATTACATTTCTTACAAAATTTTCTTTTCCATATTTGTCAATTGCTTGTTTAAATGCTGCACCACTACCAAGATATTCTTGCCAATTTCCATAGAATTTTCTTTGGCCTAAATATCTTTTGCCATCAATCAAATTCGTTGTGATATAAATGAATCCATATGGATCTTTTACTTCCGTATATATTGTATCTTGTAGCCCATCAACGGAAGAATTCATTTCTTTTAATTCTTCCATCTGTCATCACTTCGCTGTCTATAATTTAGTATTGTCTAGGGAAGATTTAATTCTTCCCTAGACTTATGAATTCTTACCATGGCTCATCTTCATCGTCAGATGCATCGTCGCCCCAATCATCATCTACATTGGATGTTGACTCTGCCTTACCAGTGAAATCCTGTTCTGCTTTCTTTGCTGCATTTACCTTCTTAATTGCCTCATCAATTGCCTTTTCAGTATATGTGTCTTTGTCAATAGTTGATGGCTTTGCACCTGTAATAATAAGTTCTCGATGAGTCGGTGCAAAAACTCTCTTATTGTCCATATCATTAGATTCGCCCCAGCAATCATCATCTTCCTCATCATTCATGTCTTCAACATTATTAACAACATTGATGTGCCCATGAACCTGAATGGAATTATAAGGCTTTAGCCCACTACGCATCTGCTTTGCGAGCTTTGCATCTTCAATAATAAATTCAGCAGACTCAATAGAGTTATAATTCACAATCTTTGCATCAACCACAAATCGACCAGTTGGCTTGTCGTTTTCTCTTTCCTGATCAATACCAACAAAAACAATTGTCTGCGTAAAATCATGAGCGGGAGCATAATCCTCCGCCTCAAAGTCAACATCCTTCTGACATAGAGAAACTTGTGTTGGGACAAACTTTGTGGTACGAGAGACTTCTCCATCTTTGTTAGTATAACTGCCAAATTCTAGATTTCCTTTAACAAAAACAGAATCACCATCATTAAGATTTTCATTAATATATTCACATGCATCATATTCTGTTCTATAATGATTGTCATTCTTGAGCTTGCCATTATCTCCCGGAACTTTCTTAAGCCCAGTCAGTACACCAATCATACGATATCCATCGGGTGCATTCTTAATTCTATCCTTCCAAGCAATTGCCTTTACTTCTGTCTTGCCATCTTCATCCTTCTTACTAAAATATACCTTATCGCGCGGCATACCATTAAGCGAAGGATAAATTGTCTTCTTGTCCTCATATTCTACGCCAAAGTTAACCATACGGAAATCCTTGCCTGTCTTGGTCTTCTTTTCTGTATAGAAGTTATCCTTCTCTACTCCGCTTACAATTCCTCTAACCTGAAAGGTTCCCTTGGTTTGTGGGAAACTAAAAAATTTTTCTGCCATAATAAAACTGTCTCCTTTATTATATATTTTTTATTTTATTTGGTTGCATTTGCACAACAATTTAAATAATTATCTAGTTGTTCTTGCGTAATGTAATTTTCTCTAATTGCAGTTTCTGCATAAGCCCAATGCAATTTTACTCCTGTTATTGGATGACGGCCACATGTATTTTGCTTTTTGGCACAAGCCTTACTGACTCCGTCTGATGAAATGTCAGGATATTTATTCTGTACATCTTTCGCCCCCCAAAAACATTGATCTAATTCTAAACAATATACAGGACGATATCTTGAGCTATTGACCCCAGTGCATTTTCCTTTCTTTGCAGCGCTTATTTTACTTCTAGTCTCTATACTTACTAAACGTCCTTTTAATGCGTCTGATATTTTTTTCTTCGCGTCTACAGATAGTGGCTTCCCTTTGTTGTTCGGTGGTCTTCCTTTTTTGATATCACTCAATTTCTTTTTGGTCTCAGCAGAAAGACATTTCCCCTTACGCAAATCACTCATTCGCTGTCTTGCTTCTATAGATTGGAATTGCTCTTTTGCCTTTTCCCTTAGCTTCTCTTTTGTCTCTTCCGATACTTTTTTCCCTTTGTTCGACGCACTCATTTTCTTTTTAGTCTCTTCGCTTGGATGCCATCCATTGTTTATTCCGCCACCAAGTACTAAATTATACCAATCATCAGATTCAACAACATCAAAGAAAACGCTATAATCATATTCTTTTTTATTTAATTCATTTGGAGAATAGGCGACATCAATAATACGCTTTATAAAATTTTCTTTTCCATATTTACTAAGCGCTTGTTTAAATGCGATTCCACTTCCAACATAATCTTGCCAATTATTATAAAATTTTCTTTGCCCTAGGTATCTTTTACCATCAACTAAATTTGTTGTGATATAAATAAAACCATATGGATTTTTTATTTCCGTATATATTATATCTTCTTGTAGCTTATTGGAAGAACTTGTTTCTTTGAATTCTCCCACCTATTATCACCTTTTTCCTATAATTTTGTATTGTTGAATAAAATAAAAATTAATACTTATAATATCTTTCATCCATGACCGCATTATAATATGTGTATTTGTCTAAAATGTCTTTCCCTATATTCAACATATCATTTTCGTGCTCACAGCATGGACATTTCGCTTGTATATATAAATACTCAATATAATTATTTCGTTCATCAACCTGAAAAATTGTTCCACATTTCTGGCATTGAACATTGACGCTCTCTGATTTCATTTATTATTCATCCCCCTTTCTTAACAATTGAAAAGACTATAATTTTGTATTACATCTCATTACGATTGCATTATACCATAATAATTGTGTCTTGTCAAGCTTTCTTATCAGAGAGCGAAAAAATTTATATTTCGATTTTAATTTGCATGGACTCTCCTTTGATCATTGCGCAATTTCCACTTACCTCAATGTTTGTAATTTCATTGTTCCATAAAAAGATTTCATTATCTTTCAATTTAACACCAATCCTTTCTCCATCATCAATAATATGGAAAATTCCCCTAATTTTTTGATTTCCATACCAATCATGATGTATTGTTATTTCCCCATTCTTACCATTTAGATTATGTAAGTCATTTACAATTTTCTTTTCCATAAAATTATGTCTCCCCTTTTGTAATGTAAAATAATTTACCTTTGCTTCTCTCTTATACAAAAATTATACAATAAAAACATATGTTCGGCAACTATTTTTTGCAATTATAATTTTGTATTGTTAATTAAGATTATAGACCGCACCATTACGGCCTATACAAAATCTATAAATTTATTAGCAATAACATCAACATATGAATTTAACTTATATCCATATTGTTGCGCCAATGCTTTGCCTTCTTCTGTATATAAAAATTCTCTTAATCCAAGATTGTTTTTTTCCATTGCATTTTTAATTTTATACAATAGCCCAGATGCAGCAAGTGCCTTCATTGTCAGCAATGGCATATCTACATGTTTTCTATATGTTTGAACTCTTCTATATACCCAGCGGAAAAATTTATCGTCTGAGTCTACTGTATATGCATTATCCATTTCTTTATAGAGACAGTCATCTCCAATTAATTTTTTAACCCTAATAGTTGTTCCATAACACATATATTCTTTTTCTGAAAATGCCTTGTCTAAATAATTATATAATTTTGATGATAATTTAACTTTTCGTCCATCATTAAAACATATATATTTTTTATCTTCGCTAATCATACTTCTATTAAGAGCAACAATATCTTCCATACTTTTGCCACTAATGCCTTCCCATAGCAATTCTAAAAGCGCTTTATCTGTATAGTTATATAACTCATTTTCTATATCATCAAGCTGTTCCCTTGTTAAGAATTTTTGATTCAATGTTTCTGTATCAAGGCATTGAAGCAGCATAGCTTTATTTATATCTGCATAATTATTTTTCTTACAAAAACCATGATGCATACAGAAAATAGAATAGCTTTTCAAATATACATTGTAATTTTCAAGCACATGCACAGATTTTGCATCAAATTCTTTATACATCGCTAATATTTCTTTTCTTGAAAAGCTATTACAATCTTTCCCTTTTTGTTGTTCGTATTTATATGTTTTGTTAAACATTCCTGTTAATGAAGTCTCTGCTACAATTCTACTTCTTTTATAATCGTTTATAAATTGTATCTTTACCTCCTCATTATAAAACACATGATCACCCCTTGTGAATTTCTCGTTTCTTTTATTGTACAGTACAAAATTATAATTGTCAAATTAAGTTGTCAAGAATATTTGTTGCTTTTCTCTTTGCATCAACATCAATCTCTGTATAAATTTTAGTTGTTGCAATATTTGCATGGCCCAATTGATTTGCAACCAAATAAATATCCCCAGTTTTTTTATACAAATTGGTTGCACACGTCGCTCTTAATTTATGTGGAGTAATATGCTTATTCATTCCTTTTGTATATTTTGCCATCAAATCTTCTATTGCCGATACACTTAGTCTATTTTTCTTTTGGGAAATAAACAAAGCATCTGTTTCGACATCTGGAAAATACTTATTTCTATCTTCAATCCATGCAATAATTCTTTCTTTTAAGTTATTACCAAAATAAATTATTCTATTCTTATTTCCTTTTTCAACAACTTGAATAGTAGACTCTTGAAAATCAATGTCAGAAATATTTATTTGTGCAATCGCAGATACACGCAGCCCTGTTGAAATTCCAAGAGAGAATATACACAAATCTCTATTAATGAGCTTATGATATTGATTCTGTTCAATATTTTTAATACATTGCTGAATTTCATCTTCTGTCAGATAAATAACTTTTTTTTCTTGTTTGCATGATGGCCTAAATGTTTGATCCATTGGGTTCTCTTCAATCAATCCATTTGACTTTAAATAAATAAAGAATGTATTCAAAGCAGACCATCTTGTTGCTCTAATGCCGTTTCCAGTTCTTTTTATATTTTTATCTTTATTTGTTTTATATCTTAGAGATGACATGTACATATTAATTGTTGCAGAAGTTATATTTTGATAAAAATTCTCATCATAGCTTCCTTTAGTACAATAATTCATAAAATTAATAATATAATTAATATATACTTTAATCGTTGAATACGATCTATCTGCCGCTTCCAAATAATAATAAAAATCACAAAGAACTTTAGGCAAATCATTTAATTTCTCTTGCACTTTACTTAATTCAATAACTTCTTTTTCTAATCTTCCATTGCCATCATTCATAATAAATTACCTCCCATGGATTTTTTTATGTCTCCATTTAAAAAACACAACAGATGAAAGAGTCCATCCACAAAGATTGTTTGGAAACACAAGAATAGTAGAAAACAACATGGCAAAAATATAACATGCCCATGCTTCCATAATCCCATCAATATATTTAGGATCTCTCAATTCTTTATCTTCATCTTGTTCGTTTTCCATTTCAATTGACATTGTTGTATAATCTTTAATTGCAACTTTTTTAATATAAAATCGCAACATAGCATGTCCAATGCGCAACTCCATACCGTCATAGTTTGTTTCGGGAGCAACAATTACAAAGACATACTTTTCATCACCATCCAAATCCCAGCCAATATATTTTGCATTTCTATTTCCACCATTTTTTTTATCTCCAAAACTCGTCAATTTAACGTAATCTCCACATTTACATTCTTTTCCGTTCAACCAGAAACTAATGTCTTTATACATTTAAAATTTTCCTCCTACTCCTGTAATGAAATAAATGGTTCCTTCTGCATTTTTATCCATATATTTATCATAGTACTCTTGCAATAGTCCTTTTAAGCCTTCAATCCTCTCGTCTTCATCGTCTGCATTTCCATCTGCAATTATATTTATATCTTTTGCAATAGTAGTATTTCCATATAGGCACCCAACTGCTATAATATAATCACTTTCATACATTATTTGCATTTTAACAATAATATGATATTGTGTTGTTTCTGTTTGCCCAATTGAAGGATCAGAAGTAAAAACTATTTTCTCTCCACATTCTAGTTCATCAACATACGCTGCAATTTCATCAAATGTTGTTCTTACGAGGTCAATTCCATTATTCATAAAATATCACTCCATTTATACTTTATTTTAATATTATAACCATATTTTTCATTCATAATTTGACTATAATGTTTCCAGAAAAAATTGTGATCCATACAACAAAAACATGTGTGCATAACTTCATGGGCCACTACATCTTTTATACTTTTTTCTTTCCCTCTTGTAGTTTTATAAGACAAATGAATCTCATATGTGTCTAAATTTCTATAACAAATACCCGCCCGTTGCTCTATGTTATAATCAATAATAATTTGCCGATTAATTTTTTTAGAAATTGGAATATCTGCTTTAGTTGCATCTTCTATCACTTCTTCTAAAATTTTATTTAAATTCAACTCACACACCTCTTTCTATTGTATACTTGCTTTCAAAATTATAATACTGCAATAATTTTGTTTTGTCAAGTATTTTACGGAGTTTTAATTACTTTCCATACAGGCGCGGATTTAGTTCCACCAACTCGCTCAACAAAGCCAAACATCGAGAGCAAAATCTTCTCGATATCTGTTTCTTTTAGATCCATCTTCCGAGGGCTTTGCGGATAATTGCAAATAAATTCCCCATTATTATTCATTACTTGTTTAATTTGATTTAACGTTTCAAAGAGCATTAGCAAAGAGCTCTGCACATTAAGCACATTAGACGCGAATACAATATCATACTGTCTATTCAGTGCAAATTTATCGAGTAGTACATCTCCACTGCCAACCCATAGATCATATGCTACCACATCAAATCCTTTGCTTAGAAGATATTTTGTACTAGTAGCTCCCTTCCCCGCACCAAAGTCGAGAATTGTTTTACTTTTATCCACATTACTTTCCACCCAAAGAGGAACTACTGCACGAATCTTTCCATCCTTAATAGCCGAAGCGCCTGCACTCCGACTAGTTGCCTTTGCAATTTTGATTTCCTGAGCTGTCATGCTTTAATGTCCTTTCTATTACAAAGTTAATTAAAAAGAGACCTGTTAATTAGCAAGTCTCTTTTTATAGCTCTTAAACATTAAGCGCAATAGTTTCTGTCATAATTACATGAGTCCCTGTAAGATTGAAATTGTATCTATGATACATTGCTCCCGGAGCGATAGCATAATCTGGCTCTTCATATACATTAAACAAATCACACTTCTGTTCAAAAGTCATTTCTTTAAAGTCCCAAATTTCTTCATCGCTTTCAAGTTCATACACAAAAACACGATCTGCAGATTCGTCCCAACCACAAAGAGGGGATGTGTAAATATGTTTCATAATTAATCTCCTTTGTTATTTTACAAGTTTAACTCCAGATGACAATTTATAAGTACTTTCTTTTTTCTTCTTGGGAATTAAGATTGTGTCTTGTCCTGATACAAATTTGATATCCCCTCTGTATGATGTCAATTCTTTTGTAAGTTTAATAATGCGAGATGTTTGTGCTGCATTCAGGTCTGCCATACCAATTATATGATACAAATCAGCTTTCACAAACTTGTCCATTTCGCTAAGTGCTGTTCTGCAAGACAAAATTGATTCATTAAGATCTTTTATTGTCATCTTACTTATATCACGTGCATTTAAATTATACTTCGACAAGGCAGTTTCACACTGCTCTATCTGCTTAGAAAGATTTTCTACTATGATTTGATATTCTGAGTGCTTCATTATCAATTCCCTTTCTTATTCCCAAATCACCTTCTGTTTAAGACAGCCTTCATAAACATCTGGATAACTTACTTCTTCAATATTAGGCTTGTCTTTCCCTTTAAAATTATTCCAATCGGATCTTCCAAATGTAGTATGGCACACAGGACAACAATAATTTGCCATATCAATCTGATAACTATAAAACAGGTCATCATCAGTCATGTCCATTCCATGAAACCAATTTTTACATTCTGGACACTGTACTGCAATATGCCGAATAGGAAGAGGTTCATATTCAACTCTTACATTAAAATTCATTACTTATGCCTCCAATGTTTCATTTTTATATTTGCGTATTCCACGATCTCACAATATTCTTTATTTGTAATTCTGTCATCAAATGCAGCACGTTCCTCAACGATTTCAGTCAATTCGTCAATATCATTCGCTTTATCAATCAAATTAAAATATTCTTGCATTTATTTTTCATATCCTTTATTTCAATTTTTCATTCACATAAAATTCAGTACCCTTATGATAACACATCTGACATCCAAGACAACTTCTTGCCCCACAATTAACACTCACATTATTCTCTTTAATATATTCTTTGTCATATACAGTAAAGACATGATCAACAAACCAAAATCTTTCCATATTAAGTTTCATTACCTCATTCATCTTTGGGCTGCTAACTACCAAAGAAAGATTATCAGGTTTTGCAATTTTTCTTTCATTGAACACCCTATCACAAATTGCATAATTCTTTGTCCAAAGACCAAATGAGGTATATGGATTTCTATTACAAATGTTTACATAATTAATCAACTGTGTCTCATTTTCAATGTCTCCAAACGCCTCAAATCTATAAATCAGGTCATTTGTAACAGGGATTTCGTTCCCTTGCAGAATCTTGGTCTTAAGAATATGTCCATTCTCAATTAAATGCTCTTTTAGTGACTTGCGCATCTTCATATAGGTGCTTGCATAACAATGACAGCATACTCCATCTTTATCCTTCTGTCTTGCAAGACAAAATTTATTATTTGCACAGCATGTCCCAATGCTCTTCATCCCATGTAATTTTCCAGAATGATTTGTTTCCCAAACGATTCCGTTCATCATGATATATTCTTCCTTTCTATTATACAATAATTTTGTATTCTGTCAATAAAGGAGGCATAGATTTCTCTACGCCTCTTTACATTTATTTTCTTTAATTTTACTTACTGCTTCTTCTCTTGTTTTCCCGAAATTTGCTTCCTGAAGAATGCCAAGATAAGGGATGAACACCCAAATATCATCATTATAATCACACCATTCAAGAACTTTTTCTTTTAGAAGGTCTTCTACAGTTCCAACAAGTCCGAAACATACTTCCTTATCGGCAGTCCATACCTTACGAATTGTGCCATCGTAACCACGTTTCTTGAAAAATTTAAGTTCCATTTTTTAAATCCTTTCAGAATTTCAAAGTGTTTTCTGCAATCTCCGAAAGCATATGCGTAAAGTCTTCAACAACTTTGCTCAACAGATATACATCTACCCAATCACCGTCTGACGTTGTGGCCATATACCATCCGTCACCAGAGTATTCTTCAATTCCATAAATGTCTCCATAATTGTAGCGCAAATATGTCATCAACATATTAAATTCATTTTCGGAATTTACCTTATACGCAGTATGAGTATACAACCCATCATCCCCATAAGGAATTGGAACAATAAAATGCTTTAGATTAATGCTCTTAAATGTGTTCGCTTCATATACCATACAATCGCTATAATTGATAAATTCTTTTCCGTCAAGTGCTTGATATACAATGGTTTCCTTTTTAATCTTTTCCATTTACTTTGTCTCCTTATCCATTTTAAATCCATCAAAGTTGTCAATTTTATCATAAATATATGACCATCCTGAGTCAATCATATAATCTGTAAACCAATGAGTGTCACACATCTCTCGCAACTTTGCAATATTTTCTTCCGTTGCTGGATAGTCATGAAGTTCAAGTGCATTTGCAAGGTCATCGTCGTTCCAACGAACTGTACCAAACCATTCACCTTTCATTTATTTATCATCCTCTTAAAATTATATTTTGAATTTACTGCCGTACTGCTGTAATATTAATATCGTTTTTGTTTGCTTTATATTTTCTGCTTGCTCTTGTTTTTGCTTTGTCCCATGCTTCGTCAAGACCATTTGCCTTTACTTTAATATTCTCTAAACATAGGCTCATAACAGTTACAAGTCAGAATAAATTCTTTCATAATTAAATCCTCCGCTTAATCGTCTCCATCACTATCATCCGTCTGATTCCCGTTATACCACTCTCTCAAATAGCTAATATCAGTACAATCAACCTCCCAAGTGCCGTCCATAAATGTTCCATCATCAGGAATTGGGATAATACCTGCATCATCTTTTGCGATTTCAATTGCCTCATCAAGTGTGTTTGCGTCCACATCTACCGTTCCCATCATTGTCCAGCACACAGGAATTTTCCAAGTTTTCATTTTACATTTCCTCCTTTCCAATTTTAGCAAGCTCTTTATCCATTTCTTGATTCCACAGTCTATCCTTAATTCTCTGCCAATTCCAATGAATTCTACAAAGCCTGTCCCAAGACATTTTGTCGCTGCCATAAAACACGTCCCATTTAAGTTGTTCACACAGCTCTGCAATTGTCATTTTCTTTTCTTCGTCTGTTTCCCAAAGATGATTCCAATTCCCTTGTGCAAGTTCATAAAACAAATCTTTACGAATTCGTTTAGGGAGTTTGAAGCAGTAAATACAAATTGCTTCAAACATTTTCGGATACTTGTCCAAGACCTTTTGCTGATCTTTCAGACACACAAATTCATTCACGAGATTGTAATACTTTTTACGAGTCATTTAATTTTCCTCCTCCAAAATCCAATCATATCCGAGCCATTTAATTTCATCGTCAGAGAAACCAATCGCATACACATCTCTACGAGCAATTTCAAGATCTACATTTCCATTGTCTGTACAACAATCAATCGCATTTTGAAGCAATTCCATGGCTCTTCTATATGTGATATATCCAGAATTATTTGTCTTGTCTGGAATGATTTCATTTCCATCCTCGTCTTCATCGCCTTCAACCCACCAAGACTCCCACATATTATATGTCTCACTTAGACGTTCCATCATAAACTCTTCACAGCAAGAATCTTCAACATATACTCTATAATCAGGATCTTCAATTTCTTCTGTACTATGCCATTCATAATAATATCCATCCAGCATATCAAGAATCTCTTTTTCGAGACATTTATATGCATCATCCCATTTAATGCACAATTCTCTTTCAAAACAATTTACAAAATATCTTGTAATCATATTATTTGCTCCTTTCACTTTTAATAAAAGCTTTCTTTGCTTCTACATCCAACAGTTCACCACATGGCTTATATGGATCGTGTTTAATGCACTCAACATCTTTAAGCATTAGTTCAAACGATTCGCTGTGGCTTTTCCCTTGCTTCATCCAGAAGTTGTAACACTCTTGCGAGAATTGATTTAATATTTCCATTGTGTTTTCTTTACTCAACATTTATTAATCTCCTTTCTATTTTATAAAAGGGGCTTTGTTCAAGCCCCTTTAAGAATAATTTTGTATTGTTTACCAGCTACTCACGTAATAAATAGCTTGCGTTTCAAAGTCAGTGGTGGCAAGAACATTTTCAAGAATCTTAATGGAGTCAACAATGTCATTTACATAATACTCATCGTAATCACACCCTCCGAAAAAGAATCCAGCACGACAAGGAAGCAACTCCTCTGCGATACTTGAGTCAATCACCACTTTACCATCTTCATAAATTGGCTCCCAACCATTAGGAGTTCCCTTATCTCCATTGTGCACCTTCCCATACGTCATTGTGCAAGAATCGAGCACTGTTTTACAGACACCGAGAAGGTTTTCAAGAATCTCCTTTGTGCACTCATGATAATCACAATCATCGTCTCCGTCTTGCACGTTGGTTACAAACCAATTATGAATCTGATTTGCTTTCCTCCAATAGCCAACCTGATCCATAATTCTGTTATATCCATATTTATGCTCTGCGTCCCAAGCAGAATAACGTTTCTTGTAGAAAGGTTTATAAAATTCAATTACATCCTTACTCGGAAGCTCGCTTTCATCAATATTGCACCATTCCTTAAGTGTGCAGTCTGCATATTTACTTCCTTCTTTCTTTGCTTTCATCCAATCAAAATAATTTTCAATTGCACTTACCTCGCTTGCCGTAGCATTCTTGTAACGAGGCATTCTGTTAAGATACATATCAAGTCCCAATTTTAAATCCTCCTTTTATCTTGCATTATTAATTGCAATGCTATTTCCTGTCGCCAAGTCTTTTACATATACGGAGCATCCTCCGTAAATCCCGTAACAGTAATAGAAATTTGCAATTTCCTTTTTGATTACAAAACCATCATTGTCATGTGATTCAAGATAGATTGTATAATCGTTATTGTTTCCAATCCCATTTGCATGATAGCAATTCGAGAATTTGAACCCCGCCTTCTCAACTTCTTTTTTAAAGTTGATAATCAAATCACACGCTCTGTGGTCGCAATAATTGTAACTCTTAAAAATTTGTTCATTTGTCTTAATGTGTTTTTTAAATAGTTCATTAATAACAGATATACACTCACTTTGTTTCATATTTAATTCCTCCTTAATACTCTGTTTCTCTTTCATTCATTAGCCAACCAACACCCTTACTGTGATGCTCGTCAAACCAATACCAGATTTCTTCTCTGTGAGTTCCCTTACTCCAACCGTGCCAATCAGCATCAAGACATTCGTCCTCGTCGATAGGCACATCTTCAAGCTCGTCCCATAGCTTTTCAATCTCTATGTCTGTCATTTTCATTTTTAAATCCTCCTTTAATTTTGTATCGTTTTAAATACATCCACCACAACATCCCCACTCAACATTATCATTAAACACTTGATCAATTTCTGCTGCATATTTGCGGAACTGTTCTGGAATTCTCTCTACATCAATTTGCCATTCATCTTGCCATGCTCCCTCATAATTTGGCATTAGACCGCCACCGCTGCTCCAAAACGGTCTGTATGTCGGTTTATCTTTAGAGTTGAAGCCATAACCAAATGTAATTTCCTTTCCGTCAATCTCAAGTGTAAGCACACCGCTACACAGATTGGGATAGCTCCCAGTGTAAGAAACAAAATTTACATGTTTAGTTTCATTATTGTTGCGATTAATCAACATTTTATTCTCCTTTCAGCATCTGCTCAATCAGTTCCATTGCCTTATCGTCTTCCAGATAGAAACCGTCACTTCCAATCTGTGCCTGAAGATTACATACCAACTGCATAAATCTCCAATCGGGAACCATGTGCCAGTATACCTTAAGTATTTCACAGAACTTGTCAATTCTCTTGGGGTCTCTCATTTTTGATAGCTCCTTTCTTGTAAGGGCTGGAGCATTAAGCTCCAACCCCAACCTTTGCGTTAACCAGCTTGACGAACTCGTCCATCCATGCATGACCGTCCATGATTTTTCCCCATCGGTTTTCTTCATAGTTCGCAGTGTTCCTGTTCGGAGCGCTATGCCCGATCATATCACTCATCGCATTCACAGCGCCCCATGCAGTTCCTTTAAACTTAGCAATATCAGGCATAAAGTAGCAGACAGAATAGTTATCCTTTACTTTCTGAATGTTTGCTTTCTTACGATCAGAATCATTGTCCGTTACAGGGAACATCTGATCGAGGATTTCATTGATTTGTTCAAAATCAAGTTTAATATTCGCAAGTCTATCTGCCTCTTCGTCAAGTGCATCCATATAAAGATTTGCCATACCAAGGCAATGTCTCGCTTCTGCAAGCTTTTCGTCGAGATTTCCAACATGCTTTGTACTCCAAGAACGCTGAGCGGTGTTAAGTGCAAGTGAGAGAGTATTATTGCAAACGACTCGAATCGGAGTCATGCAAATCTTGATTGCTCCAGTTCCGTCATGAGAATTAGAAAACACCATATAAGGCTCCACATCGTCATCAAGCACTTTCTTAGTCGGCATCTTCGCAAGCAGCCAAACTCTTTTGCCTCCGTTGAGAGAACCTGCGGTTTCATATCGAACAATTCCATCTTCCGTTTCACCAACAATTGCATCAGTGAAGGAAAATGCATCTGCATTCTGCACAATCTTATATCTATTCGTCACAATGCCAAGCACAGTTTTATCATCACTTCTGATGTTTGCCTTGTAGTTCTCAATTTCCGTTCCATCATCCATAAAGACAGGGGTCTGTTCAACAGTCCAATCAAGCCCTGCCAGCTTGAGCGCTTCTGCACTGTTGGGAGCATCCGCAAGGATTTTGCATCTCTCCTGTGTCTCCATATAATGCCAAGGTTTCTCGCGTACACTAAACATGCTATCATTCATTTCAATACAATGAGCCATAATTTTTATCTCCTTTAACAAAATACATATTGATTCTTGCTTTTCTTTCTTTTCTTTTTTTCTTTTTTGCCGCACGCTGTTTCCAAACAGGATGGTCTGGGTACATTTCAAAACAATCACATTGTTTTTGCAAGCATCTTTTTCGTTCTACTTGATTCCATGTCGCTCCCTTGTCATGAAAATGGCAGTAACCACACACATTGTCGCTTTCTGACCCATACAAGCATTCCATAATTGCCTCCTTTCGCATTTCGCAATAATTTTGTATTGTATAAGACAAGGGACAAAAATCCCTCGTTCTTACATTGTTGCATTTCTTTTCAATCTCTTGATATCATGGTCATGTTTATCTACGGTTGCCTTAACAATGCCCATATCAAGAATAGCCTCCTCTAAGTCTTCAACTTTTTCTTCAAGTGTATCGAATCTTTTGTCCATTGCGTCGAATCTCTTATCAATAGCATCAAATCTCTCATCTATTGCCTCGAATTTCTTATTCACTTCTGCAAATTTTTGATTCATGCTATCTTCTAATGCGTTCATTCCACGCATTATCGCGTCTACCACTTCTTGCAATTCTTTGTTTTCCATTTATACCAACTCCCTTTACTTTATTCTTATTATATCACCTCTGTCTTAAAATTCAATAGGTTACAATTTACAAATCCTTTTACGAAATACGTACAAGTCCACCAAATCTGTCTTGTACTGCAATGCTACCAAACTCGCTGAAATAATCAACTGTTGTATTCCATACATAGGCAAGCACATATCCATCACTAATATCTGCATTGTCCATATCCCACTCTTCATCATAATCAGACACATACAAGAAATTATACATATCCATTTCCATTGTAGGAGTATGAATCACATGATATACAAGTGCATTGTTTTCTTTTTCAAACTCCTGCACTTTTGCTGTGAGTTCTTTGTTGCTACTAAATTCGTACAAGCCTCCTGTCGGTTCAGTAAGCTGCACTTCATCTCTGTTCTTAAATGCCTTAATGCATGGAGCAAAGAGTCCAAGTGCTTCCATGCGTTTGATTGCTTCTTCTTTTTTAATTTCTCTTGATACGTTCATATTTATTCCTCCTTTTTATATTCCAAGTTCAATGCCTCTTTATCATTTGAATTATATAAATATTTTGTCTATCATGTTAATTGCATCAGCATCACATAGATCATCGTCATCAAGAATACGCATATCACGTGCAAAAATTTCACTTTGTTCTAACCAACCAAATTCTCTTTCAAGATAGTCGATTGTACCCATATCTTCATCAATCGCTTTATCGTCATTTACTTCGATCAATATCAAAACTTTTCTCATTTCAATTTGCCTTCCTTAATTATTATTCGGATCAATCACAATATCGAAGTGCTCGAATTCTCCTTCTTCGTCAATGCGATCAATTTCTTCACTGATATACTGAAGAAATTCTTCTTTACTTTCACAAATGATACCAGAAGCATTGACCTGACCAATGTAAAATGACTTAATATTCTTCATTTCTTATTTCTCCTCAATAATAACTATATATTCGTTCCCGTTTTAATTTCTTTTACATGGAAACCGTTATGACAATTTAGATTTTTACCAGCACGTCGGCAAGCTGGATAGCAATACCTACGATTGTTAAAATGAGAACAATAATCCCGTCTTTCCTGTCGTCATCTCCGAATAGCATTACACAAGCATTGATGATAAGCAAAATAACAATCATTTGTTTATCTCCCTTTATACATTATGCGTAATTATTTTACCAACATTATACCACTGTATTAAGTTTCATCACTTTTCTTCCTTGATATTATTCAAGAGAGTTCTCAATGTGGCAATATACTCATTGAGGTTTTCCATATTGTCGAGATGCATTTTTTCCTCTTCCCACACATCAGTACCCATCATCCAAATTCTCTCATTTGAAATCGAACTAAGGGCTTCTTTAATTTCTCTTTCATACAGTTGCGTCAGCCAATTTTTAATCGTTTCAGTCATTTATTTGCCATCCTTAAAATAAGATTGAGATTGACATACCTTTTCGCATTCCTTACTCAGCTTCTTATAGTAAACTTTTCTTGCCTGTTTAAGAATTGCTTGTACTTCCGTCGCTGATCTATCGGTTGAATATCTGATATATCTGTGTTTGATCCAGAGCGTTTCAAGCTTATACGCTTGAAGCACTACTTCATCATTAATTAAGACTTCGGTTATACAGACATTGAAATCTGAATATAATTCTCTTTTCGAAACCGTAAATTCAACTCCCTTAAAAGTGAATGTTAACGGTTGACGAAACTGATATAAATTTTCAATGATATTTCTTTGCGGAATTTCCTCAGAAAGCCAAACCATAAATATGCCAAGAACAACTATTGACATACTCACAATGATCATAAAAAGCATATTTCTCCTTTCATTTTCATGTCGTCCTCGTGATTTTCTTTATCCATTTTTGTATTTAAACGTGTGAAATCTCCCGTTCATATACACATTGGTTTCGGTGATTTTAATTGTGAACATTTTTATTTTACTTTTCTTCCTCATTAAGATAGCTATTCAGCAAATCCACAACTTCACCAGAATGCTTTATAAGGCTGTCATTAATCTCCGCGATTCTTTTTGCACTGTCGAGTGTTGTTTTCCATTCTTTCATTACGTCTTCATACTCAACCAGATCATAACCAGTGAGCAGTTTAAAGAACCATTTACGAATTTTTTTCATTTTACTTTACCTCCCTCAATGTAATATACTGCGCGTCAAGCTCTCCATAAAAATATTCTTGATGAAAATCAACAATTTCATAATCAAGATAATCATCAAGTTTATTAATATTCTTTAATGGATTGAATAATTGTTTTGTATCTGTCCCCCAATCTTCGTGCTCATATTCAAGATGCACGATGCATATATAAGGACATATAATGTCTGGCGCAATTTCAAGAAATTTGCGTAATGTTACAATCATTTGTTTTATCTCCATTAAATCCCTTTATTATAATTATCAAGCACATTTTGTTTTACGTAATATTCTTCATCAGTTCCCATGTCTATGAATTTCATTTCCAAAATTTCAATTCTATATTCTTCTTCATCATCTCCATTCTGTCCACATCCTCCAAGTGCCTGTTCATTTTTATTTACATCTTCAAAATCCACAAGGAATTCATCAATATGTGTTGTTGATGCAAGAAATTCTGCTGTAATATCTTCTTTTGCGATTCCTATTTCTTCAAATTCTTCATCATAGCAATCTGAGATTTCATAATCATCAAACAAGAACCCCTTGCCTGTTTGGAATTGGAACACTTTGTTACACTCTGTTCCAGTGAAAGCATCCCAATCAAATGGAATTTCTGCTCCGTTAATTTCAAAGCCAAATCCACCAATTGACACAGCTTTCGCTTCCTTATTTGAAATTGGAATATATTTTCCATTTATCTTTTGTAATATTCGGAACTCAACTAACATTGATATTTCCATTTTATCACTCCCTCTATAATTTTGTATTGTTTATTGTTTTTGCATTAATTTGCCCTGTTATATGTGTGTTTTTTGATAGTGACTTCCTTTACAGGGCAAACTATACTGCCCAGAATTTAACTTATGTTTTTCATTTTATATGTGCCTTAAATGATGCCACATGCACTTGCAATCATTGCAATAATTGCAAGGAACAAGATGCCTCCGAGCAAGCTCCCGATACCAGATTTGGTAGCATCCTTCCCAAAAAGCAGCACGCAAACAATAATGATTAGCAGAATAACAATCATTGATTTTGCCTCCCTTTTTTATTAATAATATTTATATGCATCTTTATCAACATTTACGTCGGTGATATCTCCATATGTGATATCAGAATGTGCCATCAAAAATCTACCAATTGCTTCTTCCATTGAATATGCATCCGTGTCATACCACTCTGTGTTCCCGTTAGTATTAACATACTCGATAAGATAATAGCCATAATTGTATTCTGTCTCATCACGACTATTGTCTTCAAAATATCTGTCAATGTCAAACAGAGAACCATATCGCCCCGGCATTTCTACATAATCGAATTTGTCATTCTCTGTTGTGCGTTCAAGGATTTTGCATGCCTCCTTAATGCTTCTTTCCATTTCAGAAAGAATGACGTATTCATTTTTGGTATGTGCTGCGTAATAGCCACAAGAAAGATTTACTGCTGCACAACCAAGAGCGGGAGCGATTTCACAAATATCAGAATAAGATCCATACGCTGTTTTATAAAATTCCTTGGTAATAAAGTCCTCAAACTCATCGTTTGCACAGGAATAAAACACTGCATCATTTGCGTTAGCACGATCAAATTCAATGATGTAATTGAACTCAAGATTTCTTGCCAGCTCAGAGTCTGCAAACTTACTTGAGCCTACGCAACCAACCTCTTCGTCCTCGCAGAACAGAACAGAGCAGTTAAACTTTTCAAGAATCTTGAAAATCATGTAAACGCCACATCTATCGTCGCCTCCGATTCCGTTAGGGCTTGAAACTCTATTGTTCTTTTTGCTATACATGAACATATTAGGCAGCTTTTCATGCACAGTGTCAAGATGTGCAACCAACAGCACAGGGAATTTCCCTTGTGCATATACATATCCATCTCTATTAAGGATTGTTCCATGAGTCTTTTGCAACCTCTGTCTCACATGATTCTTTAGACTTGCTTGAGACATCTTGCAAATTTTTTCAAATTCTTTATTCATAATTTATTTTACCTCCATTAAATCGCTTCGTCAACTTCTGTTTCATTCTCAAGAATTTCTCTCAGACAATCTTCACAATAGATTTTACCTTTGTGTTCTCTCAAATTGTTGTCTCTGAAGTATTCTCCACACTCTTCACAAGAGCTATAAAATCCATCACGGCAATCGTCACACACATAATCACCTTGAGACTCAATATAAGTCATACACTCTCTTGGATGATATTGTCCGCATTCCGCGCAATACTCGTAGTATTCGTCTCTGCAATCTTCACAGACACAAATTTCATAGCCTCTTGAATTGTGAACATATGTCCCTTCGCCAATGTAATACTCTCCACAGTCATCGCAATAGAAAACACAATCTCTACAATAAGGCTCTCCGTCAATATAGATTGCATCATCTTCATCGACATATTCGCCGCATTCAGCACATTTAACTCCGTTATGGCAGCAAGAAATATTATCTTCGCAATCATGCTCATAACCACATTCAATGCAAATTGGTGCATGTCCAACAGTAATGCAATTCTCGTTGTAGTTTCCTTTAGGGCGGCTAATAGTGCAATTTGCAAAGTTGTCGTAATCTCTATAATGAGTACCTTCAGACTCAATATATTTGCCTGATTCGCTAGTTCCCTTGCTTACAGTCCAGAAGTTCGGAAAATCAAAAATTTCAGACATGATTTTCTGAACAATTGCTCTGAAAGCAGTGTAGCCGGTGCTGCATCCATCATTGTCTTGCGGATAAAGTCTGCCCTGAATCAGTTTGTCTTCTCCCCAATGATACATCTGACGGTTAATCTTTGGTTCATTCCAGAAATCGTTTCCACCATAAGATGCATCCACGGTGTAAAACACCATAGAAGGAGAATCGAGCATGTAACTAATAGTACCAGAAGAATACATTCCTTGATAACTATTAGGCATGTTTCTTTTGTTTTGCTTATCAATTGTATGACAGCTTGCCCAGCTATTGCCAAAGCTCATTGTGAGATAATCAAGAGGATTCACAGAAAGAATAGTATGCCTTGTGATCTTGAGTGGATTGAGCGCGTCAGCATACTTTGCGAATTCCCTATTGTACTCAGGATGCTTGCCAACACCAATATAAGCAAGAAGCTTATTGATAACACGACTTGTCTTCTGCCCGTCATGTGCATGAACTTCAGGACAAATTTTGTTTAGCTCATCAGCAAGTTCGCTATCAATATACTGAGAAGTATAGACTGGAATTTTAATCAAGAAATTAAAAATCTCTGTTGGGTATTTCTGTCCATACAGTGAAGTTTCTTTCTTCATGTTTTCGGGCATAAAATTATTTCCTTTTACATATTTGACAACATCATCATTAATCACCCATGACTTGAATCTCTCCAATGCATTACGATCAGTTACACGTTCAAAATCATGGCTGAATACAATCATGAATTTGCCTTCCAGATAATTCGGATGCTTTTTAAAGGCGGTAATCAGGTCTTCCTTGTTGTTTGCCCATGTGTCAATGATTTTGTTCAGTGCTCTGTTTGTATATTCATAGTCATATTCATCAAGCAAGTGCTTCATCTGGTCAAGAAGAGTTTCCCTTTCTTCCTCAGTAATGATATTACTCACATCCATTTTGCTTTCTCCTTCCTTTTCTTCCAACAGATCAAAATAGTTTGCATTTACCCAATAGCCTTCACCGTTTCCTCCTTTAACAAAAATGTTGTCGTCAGTATATTTATTAATCTCTACAACACGCCCCCTCCAACCGTTTGTTGTGATGCCATAAGGAGCACCACGCTGTGCAATTACTCTATCACCAATTTCGAATTTCATTTTCTATTGCCTCCTTTATCCGACCAATGCACTGTAGCATCTGTCAAATCTTTCTTTATAGCTATTAAGCTCTTCCTGAAGCTCTCTGTTTTTGAACTGAAGCATGGTTTTTTCCGTTTCAAGCTCGTCATTTCTCATCATGGCTGCATCGTAATCTTCTCTTGACACACCGTTCCGTTTCATTTCAATGATACTTGCGGAAATAGCGGCTACATTATAGCCCATTTCAGAAATGTAACAGAACTGCTTTCCATTGCCTGTGTGATTGTGTGGAGCTCCACCACAAGTTTTCTGTCTTCCAGCAATCTGATTAGTAAGAGACGCATAACCAATACCATAATAATTGGCTGCCTCTCGCGCTGACTTGAACACTTCTCCAGTCGTAATACACATGACCGCCTTCCCTTTGTGGATGTCTTTGTTTTCAGGGTCGATGTCATATTTTGCGCGGCTGACAATAACGTTTCTTTCCATGATGTAAACTCCCTTTCTGCCGTATAAGGCTATAATTTTATGATGTATTCCTTTTTAAATCTCTTCAAATTCCTCACAGTCAGCAACTTCAATAGAAGTTACATCTTGCATATAATACTTTGAGTCGCCACAGTTGCAATAATAATGTTTTATTACTTCTGTGTCCTTGCATTTGTTTTTCTGGAAATGTTTCCATTGCAAACAGTAACACGCCAGCCAATAATAAAGCCAATAATAAGAGCGGCAGCAATGATGAGAATTTTCTTTGCAATTTTCATTTACATACCTCCTTTGTTTTTTTGGGCAAAGCCCTTAATGATACCCACGATAGATTCTCATCGTGGGCATGATAAAGGTTTCGCTTATTCAGTTCTCCATTCACCAACGAGATTTCCGTTGCTGTCAAAGAGACAGCCATATTTATAGCCGCATGTTATCTTTGCCGGGATTGTGCGCAAGATTTTTTCAAGTTCGTTTGCGAGTGCATAGTTGTCCATGAATGCATCTTTGCTTTCGCTTTTGAATGCATCATTACTGGTGTAGACTTTTACTTCAAACATAATTTACCTTCCCTTCCTTTCCATTTCTATTGCAATATGTGACATTGCAATTGCGTTGGACAGTGAAACGATGATACCGAGAACTGCGAAGAATGGAGTAATTGTTGCGCATCTCCATGCAAGTACTAATGTAAGAAGCACCGCAACACTCAATGCCGCGATGCACATACACACGTTTTTCATTTGCCTTTTTCCTTTCTTTTACTTATCGAGCCAATTAGCAATCAAACTATGGCAGACATTATCCATCTGGATTTCGTTTGTGCAGCATTTCATCTTTGCCTCAATAGTTGTAGTAATTGGAATTCCAAAGTCCTCAAGAAGTTGAATTTTTTCTTCGTAGTAGTCTTCCATTTTTTATTTCCTTTCTGAGATTTAGTTTCCCTTTTGAATGACAGATATATAAATATTTTATTTGCCTTCTGAAATATAGATAGAATATTTATTTCCCTTGTGAGAGGCTCCTGCATTGTGGAAATATTTATTTTATAAATTATAAAAAAGCAATGTATAAAATATTAAAATCAAATTTTTGACTTTTGATATATAAATTACTTTATTTATAAATTGTTTTACCTTTTTGTCATAACTTTGCATATGTCTTAATGTGTATATATTATAGATGACATATACTTGTATATTGCGTGTTGCTTCTTTGTGCAATTTGTTTTTTGCTTTTTATAATTGATTTTGTGCTGTTATAGATTTATTTGTCTTGTTATGGATGATTTATCAAATGCATAATTCGCATTATTGTGTATATATAATCTTGTTTTCTCTTGTAAAATCAGAAGAATTGATTATATATATTCCATATGGGAATTGAACTTCTTTTGTGCGATAGAATGATGTAATAACATATATGTTTCGCTCATTCTTATCTCCGCTTGGGATATAAATCACATCTCCATTTTTGAGTTCTGCAACGAGCCATTGACTGAAATATGGGCAGAACACAGTTTCATGTTCAATTCTATATGAGACAACAATGTTGTTGTCGCTAAGATCTAATGGGTAGTCAATATACTTTTTTGTATATGGATTACGTAATAACATATTTTATTAACACCTCCTCATAATTATGTAATAGACATTTCGTAATCAAGCACTCACACCGCGTCAAGGTAGTCTATTGTTGTGAGTGTGTATTGGACTAATTGAACTAAAAAAAACATAACCAATTTAGCAAATTGATTATGCTCATCTTCACATATTGTCCAATACTTAAGTGATGTGTTTATTCTACACATCAAGCCTAAGAGCCTGAGCTGCTCTCACTCTTCGCTGACCACTATAAGCTGTTGTCATTGCTCTATGAATATTCTTATACTGTTCATAGTCAGTAATGGATAGATAATATCAAATTATCGGAAAAAATAAAGAGGAAGTCGTTGCTCACAAGTCCATCCAAGAGATGTAAGAAACTTCTTAACCTCGTGCTCACTGACTGCATTGAACTCTCCCCTGACAGGCAGAGGATTGATGGGGCATTTAATGCGACAGATGCACTTGTTATTATCATATCTCACAAGAAGAGTGAGCTTGATATCACGCTCTTGAGCATAGCGTCTACGAGAATATTCAAGGTTGCCATCAACAATAAACTTGGAGCAATTAGCATTGAACCACTTGCTCAAGTTATCACGCTTTGTGAAAATCAAAGCATACTGATAAACGGGCTTATCAGTTGCTCTGTCAAGCAGAGTGATAGCATCTTTGGCAAGAGCTCTATCACATCTTTCAAGCCCATAATAAGGACAACTTGCACACCCAGAAGTGGAACACAACTCCAGAGCTTCTATGATTTCTTCACGACTTTTAATGCTCATGAGAATCACTCCTTCTTAAATAGATTTTATAGGCATTTAGTTGAAAGCTCTATCACCACGTCAAGGTAGCCTATTTGATAGAGTGCATGGATTCATATAATTGAAAAAACACACTTGTGTGTCATGTTATCCATGCAGAAGAAAAGAGTATGTTTATTGCACATACTCTAAAGCCCTAAGAGTCTAAGCCACTCTCACTCTTTGCTCTGTTGATATTCTTCCACCGTCAACAGTCGGAGACGTAGTATTTTATTGATTGTCAGGGTACGTCATGCGTACCCATGTTGCTATGCTTCTTCCAACCATTTAGTCTGGATTGCTATCCTTGGGTCATTCAGAGGATAGTATCCAAAAGGCATCCAGTTTACAATGACTACTTCACCACTGTAACTTTCATCAACCACCATCCCATGAATGTTCGGTGCAAAATATTTATCACACCATCCCATCACTTTCATTGCGTAGTCTTGCCAATGCTCTTCCTTGACTCTAACAATAGAGCCAATTTTTATCATATACATCATCCTTTCTGCCGACATGGGCAAAATAATTGACTCGTATAATTCACACTTGGTGGATTTTTACGAGCCGCTTTATGCACTATGGTAGATTTTTGTGCATGATAAAGCCCCTATGATTGCTCATAGGGGTTTTACAATGTACAAAAAAAAAGATAAAAAGAGGGGGGAGCTTTTCAGCTCCCCCGGTGTGGGTTACTTAGTGTGCTTGCACCAATTTGTGTAAACGTCACCGTCATGAACCTGAGAGGCTTTCTTGTCCTCTTTGGCTTTCATGAACTTGATGAACTCAGCGGAGTCTTTCGGCTCTACTTCGGTATGAACCTTGTACTGAGTGAGGACTGCATTGAGTCCGCCGTCTTTGAACTTGTAAGACGTAGTCTTGCCGGGATGATATGCGCCGTAGTCCCTCTTGAGATAGAAGTCATTGACGTGGTAGAGCTGTTTGCCGGGGAATACACGTTCACCAGTTTCAGGATTAGCCCAGCCGAACCAGCGGTAAAGTTTACCATCACGAGAGACAGATTCCCAATAACCGAGTTCTGCAACAGGGTTAGAAGTCGTAGACTTCTCAGTTTCTGCAAGGTCGTCAACAGAAAGCTTTTTAGCTTTCTTGTTTTCCGGTTCGACATCTGCCGGAGCACTTGTAGCTACTCCAAAAGAGTTCATCATGGAGTTCATCATAGACTCCATCATTTTCTCCATCATAGAGTTCATCATGTTCTCCATCATGGAATTCATCATGTTTTCAAAGTTGTTGTTCATATTGAACCGTCCTTTCTTAGCGATGAGCTAAATATAAATTTTTTGTTTGTCCCGAAGGACACCTATAATAGACCACATTTTGAATTGTTTATCAAATACCCTTGATTTTTGAAACGCAGAAAAATATGTATTTTTCAGTGTTGGGATAAAATGGAAACTGTTGTGTATATTGTACAAAATTGTACATGGTGGGGGTACTTAAAACTTACCGTTTTGTGCATTTTCCACAAACCTCTAAGACGAGGTTTACATATGAACTGACTTGAAAATGCATTTTTCCAAAGAAAAACGTTAATTATTTTTCGTAGTTTTTAACTTTAGAACCTGTGCAAATATCATTATAATATCATACATTTTTTCTATAGTTTAATGACAATTTAATATGTATTGAACAATTTGACCTCAAATATAAAGATATAGCATTGTTTTGCATGTAGATACAATGTCTTTAAACAAGTTCGTATATAAATATTAATGTCATATATTATCCAACAAATAGACATTATTTAATACTTTATTTAATTGATAAAAAAAACAAAGTTATACCATGTATTTATATATTCTATTTTTTCTCATCATCAATATTTTTTGTATTATAAAAGATACTATTTGTAACTATTATGGAATAATTTAATATATATCAAAAACCAGTTCACAGCATATATTTATATATTTATTAACTTAATAAAAGTTAAATTTATGATATGTTTCATCATATAAAGAATAATAAATCAGCAAAGCTATATTATTAATTACTATTAATAATTATATATAATAATATTTATAATAATACATTAAACTATTGCCACCCGCTACGCGGTCGGCGCCAAGAAGCGTCTCGCTCGCTACGCTCCCTCAACTTACAGCTTTTCAGCTAAAGCTGAAAATCTGGATTAATCATTACTCGTTTTTATATTATTATAGGGGTTGACAAGTAAACGTTTTTATGATATATTAGCCACAGTACAAAATTATTTTATATAATATAATATATATAATTATATATAATATAATGCTCGTATATTTTGTAAACATTTTATGAACACGAAGAAGTGCTTCATGCTACAGATAGAGAATAAGGATTTTACAAATAGCATGTGTTTGAGCGAAAAAGTGTTTCCTTTTTGAGGAGAAAAGTTTCCTTTTTGAGGAGATATGTAAACATATTGTAAATTATATATGAATAAGATGTGAACAAAACTGTTCATATGCACAAAAATTAAATTTTGTCAAGAGTTTTTTAAAGTAAAAAAACAAGGAGAAAGGATGATCCAAATTAGTATGAAAGTATCAGAAGAAGACGTAGTTCTCGGAATGATGAATCAAAAGACAGGAGAATTTACACAAATTGATGGCCCCGGTGAATGGAGAACTTATAAGCAGATAGAGTCGCAAGCAAAACATACAGCAAACAAAGAAAAGCAAACTTTTAACTCTGATTTTACATGGATTATTTTTGAGTATGGGAAAAGATTGCTGCCAGAAATCAATGACAAAAGTCTTGTTAGATTAATCTATCTATCCACCATTTGTGATTATGATGGGTGTTTGCCACCAAAGAATGTTATAAAGCAAAAGCTTAAGCTCTCAAACAAATATTGGTCTGTGTTCATCAAGGATATGACTAAGAATAATATCATCATAGAAAAAGATAATTGTTTATATTTAAACAGAGATTTTTTTGTAAAGGGTAATTTGCAGGGGCTGCAAAAAGACGCAGACCATACTAGGCTATTTTGCAACTTCATTAGAGATATTTATGACGCATGTGATAATGTTCAAAGCATTACGCAAATTTCCTATCTCTACAAACTCATTCCTTTTGTGAATCGTAGAACAAACATTGTATGCTACAATCCAAAAGAGCAAGATCCAGAAAAGGTCTACCCTATTACGCTTGGGGAATTCTGTGACATGATTGGGTATAGCCGCAAAAATGCACGAAGGCTTGTTAGTGATTTACTTAGTCTAAAATGCAATGGCCAAAATCTAATTGGATTCTTCGTTACAAATCTGAATCAAACTTCTTGGAAGATTATTGTTAATCCTCGTATCTATTATGGTGGGCAGAATGACAAGATATATAAAGAGCAGATTGCTCTACTGACAGATTATAATCCACAAGAAGCGTTTGATGTAAACAATACAAAATTATAGGAGGGATAATTATGGCGCAACTTTATAAGATGACACTATATGTATGTGACTTAGAAAATAATTTATCTTTGGATGAAATCAAAACTTTAATTGATCAAGATGCATTGAATGGAGTTGCTGTAAATTGTGCTTGCCATTTTGCAGATGAACAGACTGGCCCACAAGTTGAATGGGACGATGACATTGACCTTAATTATATTGACTGCCCCACTTCTGCTTGGGAAAAATATTTTAAGTAAATGAGGAGTAGGTTAATATGGACAATGAATTTGGACGTTATGCAGATGCAATTATTTATGATTTACAGTCTAGTAATTTCTCCAATGAATATTATGATATGGCAAATACTCAACGGCTAAAATTCCTGAATAGAGTGCTTGAAATTCTTGGATATTATGCTGGATATGATGTGAAGGAGGATTAAATTATGATGACATTATTATTATTGCTTAGAAGTGTAATTGGAGTAATATTTGTAATTGGATTAATATTTGCTTCAGGATATATAGGTTTTTATTTGAATTCTGATTCCAAGTCTGATAAGCCAATAGGCGTATATAAAATCATATTTAAATATGGTATTTGTTACCCTGTTCAAGTTTTTAAACTGGCAAATTCTACATATAATGTGATTGGTTCAGTTATTTTAACAGCATTAAGTCTAATAGTTTATCCCAGTTTTGCTTTCGTTAGTATTCTACTACTAATTGTCCTAAGTGTATTATTCGGATTTGATTTGATATTTAAGAAAAAGGACAAGGAGAGTTAATGATGAAAGACGTCTATAAGGTAGAAATTTCTGCTAAAGATTATCCTATAAGTTGCACTGATTTAACTATTGACTTGAATAAACCAATTAAGACAGAGAAAATTATTGGAAATGCAAAAGTCGCTTTGATCAGTTCAGGAGATGTAGTATGGATGGGCTATGATGGAGATACATATAAACTAGGAGATAAATATAAAGATTTTAATGCAATCATATCTTGTGTATATTATGAGCCAAAGCCATGGTGGAAATTTTGGAAGAAGAAAAAAATATTTGGATATGAAATTATGTTTCTATAAACTATAGGGGGTATTTTGAACTATGTTTGAATTAACTAAATCATTTAAGGACTATAAGTTTCCACACACTCTACATCAATTTAAAGACTTGCCGCTTGCAATTAAGTATCGGTTCCAACGTGCATTTAGAGGCTGGGCGGACTATGATGTTCTTAGTATGGACACATGGTTTATGGAAGTAATTCCACAAATGCTACAATATCAGCGTGATTGTAAAGTTAGCACACCGGTTTTGGATATTGACGCAAGCTATGAAGAAAATAGAGCAAAATGGGATCAGATTCTTGATAAAATGATTTTTCTATGTCAAGAAATGAATGAAGATACATGCTCAAAGAAAAACGAAGTCGCTGAAAATTATGTCCGCGATATTAAAAATGGACATGAAGCAAAACTTGATGATGAAATGTGGTGGAAGCGGCAGCAGGAAATTGATCAATATCGTCAACAGTGTCTTGAATCATTTTTTACATATTTTATAAAATATTTTCATAGCCTATGGATCTAAACTTAAGGAGGAATTAAAATGAAGACATTTGTTAGAACTACGCGAATTACACCAGAGGAGAGAGAGTCACATCTCTGGTATGATCCATTTTATAAAACATGGACAATGGAAACGAGCATTCCAAAGCATTTTAATAAGGCACTAAAAGTTGGATGGGAACCAATTTTACAGGGAGTATATGAGGATGGTACTGTTTGCTGCATGACACTTGTCGCATCGGAGCGCGGCATTACCATTAAGACTCCAAAGAAGCGTGAAATGAGCGAAGAGCATAAGGCAAAGCTTTTTGGCGCAAAAAACGTAGATTTAGACGATAATTTTGAAGATGAGATTTAATATGTATAGTTACTATACTTAATCATTACAACATTAAAAAACATAAATATATATGATAAAAATCATACATTTTTTGATTTGGAGGAGATAATACGATGAGCAGCAAGGCAACGATGGAAGATTTTGCGAGAATGTGTCATTCTTATCACGATTGTATTGACTGTCCATTGCATGACGAAGATGTTCTATGCATGATGGATGATGCACTTGTAATGAATGATTTTTCTACACTTGATTATATGAATAATGCCGTATATGAGTGGTCTACCGCCCATGATTAAAACAAAGGAGATTGAATAAATATGTTAAATTGGACAGCAGAAGATATTGAGTATCTGAGCAATGTGATGTTGAAGCCATATACAAAAGCGTTCACAGAGGAAATGGCAGAGCACGACAATAAATCTTATGAGATTTGTAAGAAGATGATACTACAGATGGCGGATTTAGTTAAAGTAAGAATTAAAGAGTTAAATTATAATGAAACCAGAGACAGAATGTTCTTTATTACGTTGCTTTGCAATGAATTTGAATTTGATAAAGATGTGCTTGATAAGGTCTATAAAGAATATTGCGAGAATTTTGATGCACTTAATAAACATCTGATTACAGAGGAGGATGGAGAAGATGAATAAGTCATGTGAATATTGTCAATACAATGGGCCATATGGATCCATTATTAATCCTTGTGAGAATTGCCCAAATAATGATTTTATGATTAATGGTACATTCCCAATTGTACAGCCACTTCGTGAAACAACAGATCATGTAACCAATAAAACTTACATAACCGCCACTACAGGTTGTAGAACGAACAGTAACGGTGCAAAAATTAATGATGTATTTGCAACTGATCTAACAACTGATCTACCGACTGCAGATGAATACCGTAAATCTATTGGCGTTCCATATGACTATCAATATGAATGGTCAGAACCAAAGTATATTTGTCCAAAATGTGGCGGTGGAATGTGCAAGAATAAAACTATGGTTCTTGCAAGTAACCCTCCTCAATATAAATATCAATGCAACAAGTGCGGACATGTGGAATATCAATTCGGGTGAGGTGCATTATGAAGAAGAAAATTAATTGTCCAACGTGTGGTGGGTTTGGTTTTGTTACAAAGTTTAGTGACTACTCTGTTTGGAGTGAACGTTGTGAACAGTGTAATGGAACTGGTGAAATTGAAGCCCCTTTTACCATTGGTGATAGAATTCGCAGCATGAGTGATGAAGATATTGCAGTATGGTTACATGCACATGTCACTGATACAGTATGCGATCTTGTTTGTGGAAATGATTGCGAAGCAATGGCGACATATGATAAAACGTTTGATGAAGTGTGTAAAGATCTAATAAAGAAAAAAATTGTTAAGGAGTGGAATTAATGATGAAGATTGGTTATATTCAAGAATATGATTTGGAGCTTAATCCCCATTTGACTGAAAGATTCAAATTTAGAGAAGCGTCTTTCACTAGAAAAATTTCAAGTCGAGGCGATAGAGTTTATTCGAAGATGCTGTTGTCCCCTGTTGATTATGAAGAGATCGTTGACAATGCTAATATTATGAAAAAGAATAGCAAAATTATTCTAGTCCATGAGCCATTTTTACTTGATGATGAGCTAAGAGAAAAAGTTGTTCGTTGGGTTGAATGGGCGAATCAGGCAAAACCTAGTGAGTATGACCCATTTGCAAAGGAGGATTAACAATGACTGATCTGACCTACATGGACTGCTGGCACTTCATCGCGCCGCTGATACCGATCAGCAGCGAAACATCGCAGGATATCTACGTGATGGTATTTCAGGCGCTGAAAGAGGCGGATAAAAGGAGAAATAAAAATGATTGATGGAGGTGGGCAAAATGAACTATTCCGATGCCGCAGAAATGGGCAAAGATACACACGAGAGACTGTTTCCGGTTGGAATCATGCTGGGGTTTCCGTTTGACCCAAACATGGCGGATGATATGCCGGGGGAATGGGAGCTGGTGTCAACGATCTGGCGGCGCGTGAAATAATATTTCGTGGAGGAATGCGACTGGGAGCTGAAGAACGGATGTTGCATAGAAGAGAGATAGAGATTATCAAAGAACTTAGAAATCTTAGTATAACGACAAAACAAGTAATGTTGGGAAAAACTCCATCAATCCGATATAAATGGTATACAAAAAATGGGAATTATGTTGCTGAATTTAAAATTTGGGATTGGTGGGATGGCAAAAATATTAGCGATCTCGAAATTAATGAAAAGTATAGAGGACTTGGATTATCTTATCAACTTTTAGATTATGCTACAAAACGATGTGGTGCTAGAAATTTAGCTGTAAAGAAAAGCAACACTATAGCAAAACATGTTTATGATAAGTATGGATTTCAAGTAATAGATGAAGATAACGAATATTATTATATGTCGTTGGATGATCGCAATTGGACAGGTAATAGAAGTATGAAGCAGGAGGGTTAACAATGACTAAATATGTCGAACTGGAAATAGCTATTGATGCCGTCAATGATGTTTACTATGATACACCAGATATCAATTTGTCCGCAGACAAACTAGAAGCTGCTTTGCGTGGCATCCCATATGCAGATGTCGTACCAGTGGTGCATGGGTACTTTGTACATGATGGCCAGAGGTATGCTGGCGGCGTGGACTGGTGGCATTGCAGTAGCTGCGGTAATTTGGCATCTGGAGTCGAGACGAGCTTTGACTACTGCCCGTGGTGCGGCGCAAGAATGGATGGAGGCAAAAACGATGCGGTTGATTGATGCGAAAAATGCAAATCTAATCGACGCTATTGGATGTAATGCATTTAAGGATAGACAAGATATTATTGAGTTGATTAATAACCAACCAACTGTAGATGCTGTACCTCTGGTATATGGGCGATGGATAGAATACCAAATTCCACACGTGATATGCTGTTCAAATTGTGATTGGGCAACAGATGCGGCAGAAAAGAACTTTCAATATTGCCCTATGTGTGGCGCGAAAATGGATGGTGATAGTAATGCGCTTGATTAACGCAGATCAGTTGTCCGAAGCTATATGGGATAATGTTCCTGCCATATACGAAGATGCGAGATGTGCAAAAGAGGACTGTCTGGCTGAAATAGAGGCGGCACCGACTGTGGATGCGGTACCAGTGCGACATGGGCATTGGATTTCAGAGCAAGAGTCAAATGGTAATCCCTATTGTTTTCGTTGTTCCGTTTGTGGTAGTGACTACAATTGCATCGGAACCGTCGATGTTACACCGGCTGTGCATAGGCGGTGGGAATGGTTCGATGAGGACACCGGGACACCACTAATTGTGGCAGCTTTTGACTACTGTCCCAATTGTGGTGCAAAGATGAAGGAGGTAGAGTGATATGGTTAAACAAGATGCTGCTACGTTGCTGGTGCAGTTGTACGCTGATTACTCCGTTTTATGTTCCAAATATGGAGAGTACTCGAATAATGACATAGCTGAAGCAGTAGCAATGGCTGTACAGGCATTGCAGGAGGTAGAGTGATATGGAAACGGTAAATTGTATTCGCTGTGATTTTCGTCATAAGGATAACGGGAATTGCACTGCGGTCGGTGGGTTTTGTACGGCGGTACCTGCTGCACACTGTCCGATGTTGCGGGCATATTTAGATACGGGGCTGACACCCAAACTTGCGCAAGAAACCGCAGAATTTGCAATATGGATACACGAGAATGGACTTGAAAAGATTAAAGAATGGATTAAGGCCGACAATGACGGTCGGCTGGTGGTACTGCCGGAAGGATGGGAAAGCGATGGCTGAATCGAAAAAGCCTATTTACCTCGACAAGAAATGGAAACTTGGCAGCAGCTTCGGCTGGTGGCATATACCGTACTGCCCACATTGCAAGCGGCAGTTGGGGCTGATGGCAGAAGAGCAGAAAGTTGAAAAATGCCCAATGTGCAACAGGCCATTAGATTGGGGGAAAAGATGAAAATGGCTGAATACATAAGCCGCAAGGCGGCGATTGCTTATATCCGTGAGCAATCGGAAGAATGCCAAAAAGCGTTTGAAGAGCTTGGTGGGGAAAGCGGAATCTACGCAGACGCCTATAACGATTTGGCGGAGGACTTTTACAGCATTCCCGCCGCTGACGTTGCACAGGTGGTGCATGGAAGGTGGGAAACTAATTCAGACAGGCCAGATACACTAATTTGTTCTATATGCAAGTGCGGGTTTGATATGTGGAAACACGACCCACATAACTATTGTCCAAATTGCGGTTCAAAAATGGATTTGGAGGTGTTACAATGAGCGAATGGAAAACATCTGAAAGAAAACAGTTTAATATTCTGTGCGGCAATGCACAACTATTAGAGTGTCCACAATGTGGTACATTATCAGTTGTAGATTTTGCGTATTGTCCGGGGTGTGGTAAAGATATGCATGTCCCTGAAGACAGGCGTTGTAAAATGCATATTGATTCAAATAAGTGCCAATATGCTTGTGTGATGCAATCGTATGTGCCTTTAACAGAATCTGTATATCTTAAACCAGAAGATATGCCAAGTCTTAATGATCTTATAAACGAAATGTATAAGTATAAAGAAATGTATGGGATGTGATAAATATATGCAAATGATAATGTATGCTGAGGTAAGAGAAAATGGTGCATGGAAAAAGGTTGGTAATATTTTTCCAAGCGCATTTATTGAAATGAATGATAAATTAACTGATAGGGTTTGTGATGAAAGAAATATTTTCTTATATGAGCTATTTGGTTGGGTCACAAATCAACTAAATGGTTATACAGTAATTAATCCAATTAGTGAATTGCGAGGCTTGCCAGACGATGCATCTGATGCAATTTCGAGTAATCATTATTTTCGTTTTGGAGGCTTTGCTTCATATGTAACTCTTGATGAAATACTTAATTACAATTGGGATGCAACAATTTCTCATGTGGGTCGTATTCCTGAGAAGGCTTATGTGCATTGGAAGAGAGATGGTGTCGCCCCCACTCGTTGGGATAGGAGCATTTCAGGAGAAGACAAAAAGATAATTACTTCTTTTGTTATGAATGGTATTCTGGATGAGAGCATTCCAAGGGACGAAGGTATTAAATATTATGTTGTTGTTGAATATGATCCAAAGACTTGTAGGGAATATTGTAACTTTTTTTGTGATACTTCTCTCCCACTGCTGGTGAAACTTGTTCCACAGGGCGGCAATTATGAAGATGTGAGGGTTGTTTACACATTTGTTGATTAAATGCACTTGACATTTGTAAGTTTTGTGATATAATGTGTTTGTTCGATAGGGCAATACAAAATTATAGTAAGGGTGGTGAGGGCTTATTGCTAAACAACAAAAGACGCAGCAATTCTGCTTTAAGTTAAACTCATCTTTTTTAGAAAAATATAATTGGGATTTGAATCTTTCAATTGATGAAGCAAGAAAAACTCCCGGAGTGGTAATCTCTTTAGCAGATTCTCAAATTCTTACATGGATTAATGAATTGAATGGGACACAAGACTATGATGAATCTGCTAAAAAGATTAAAGCGACTATTAAATCAATTAAGAAAGAAAAGAATACTCCAGAAAATAAAACTAAGATTAAGGATTTATATCAACAACTTTACAAATTGCAGTTTAAAGAAGACTATTTGTGCTTGATTATTGATAAGCATAGTCATTATGATAGGGCCAATCAGGGATTTAAAGTTAATGGGATTGAATATAGAAGGCTTTTAACTACAACAAATGGGGTTAAAACATCAACTGTAGTTTATACAAGTGTTAGATTGCGTAATGAATTAAAAAAACGTATTGAAAATGGAAGAAATATTAATATTCCTCTTGTTCCTGCAAAATTAGGTGCTTATGAGGCTCTTTGTTCTAGTGCTTCAATCCCAGTTAGTTGGCCAAAAGGAATTATTGTCGTCAATGATTGTTTTACAAACTTTAAAGCAGATTTAATTAATATTGATGATAGTGACACAACAAAGGAGCCGCTTGTTGAATTTGCACCTATGCAGGATGTAGAAAATGATGCATCAGATGGATGCTCAATGATGTTACCATCACTTTCAAGACGTTGGAATGAAGAGCTTGGTGGAGATTCAGAGGAAACTATAAGTGGATGCAATCTTAGATGTGCATGGACAAAAGGCATGACTTTTACGTTTGACTATATAGAATGGGCAGAGAAACATTCGTGTGGATATATTGTAAAAGATGTATGGGGTGCAGATAGAGATATTAGAGAATCTGAACTAATCATAACTGAGAGCCAATTAAAATTGTGGAATTGCTATGATAGTTGGGATGATTACCATGATAAATGTGTCGAAAATCATTATACTATTCGCATCGCTAAAACAGCACCACATGAAGTTGATGATGTAAGACAAACTAATTATCAATTTCTTCAGATACATGAAGCGACAGATGAAGATGTGCATGAACTTATTTCTGATACTGTAAATGAAATTAAGGATATTATGCAGCTAGATTATAGAAAGAGTATTGTTTATTTGTGTGGATCTGGATTGGATGAAAATAATATTCGCTCTATGGCTTTTGCGGCGCAAGCGCTCATGATTAATAGAAATATGATTGATGACCCTTATATATATTCGAAAATTAAGAACATGATCCAGAAAAGGATTAGAGAAGCAAAGATCGGTGTTTTAGATGTTCATGGGAATTTTCAGATTATTTCTGGTGACTTAGTTGCACTTTGTGAAAGTATGTTCAATCGTGAACCAAAAGGTGTTTTAAAAGCTGGAGAAATTTATAGTAAATATTGGGCAGATCAAAATGTGAAACAAGTTGTGTGCTATCGAGCACCAATGAGTAACGCGCATTCGGTTTTAACTCAAAATATTTCATATTCAGATGATGCATCATATTGGTTTAGGTATATTGACACTTGTATCGTTGTTAATGCATGGGATACAATGCCAATGGCATTAAATGGTTTTGATTTCGATGGAGATTTGTTATTTACAACTAACAATCCTGTTCTTATTAGGACCCATAAGAATTTACCTGCATTGAATTGTATTCAATATAAGGCAGCGAAGAAGGTAGTCACAGAAGAAGATGTAATAATTGCTAATAAGCTTGGATTCGGTAGTAAAATCGGACAAATTACGAATAGAATTACTTGTATGACTAGTTTAATGTCAAATTATAGTGAAGATGATGAGGAATATAAGATATTAAAGTATAGAACTCAATGTGGCCAAGCGCAACAACAGGCAGAAATTGACAAGGCAAAAGGTATCTTGCCAAATCCAATGCCAAAATCATGGTATGATTCTCATGCAAATAAAATTGATGAAGTAAATGATTCTGACGAAGAAAAGGAACGTAAAAGACTATATCAAAGGATATGCGCACATAAGAAACCATACTTCTTTTCATTTAATTATTTGTCATTAAAAACTGAATATGACAAATACATGGCAAATGTTGAATTGAAATCTAGTTCTATGTTCAAGATGAGTTATGAAGAACTGAAACACAAAGAATGTAAAACTGATGAAGAACAGCAATTTGTACAATGGGCAGAGCGTAGAATGCCACTTGATATGTCGCCTTGTATCATGAATCGTATTTGTTGGGCTGTTGAAGAGGATATGGCAGAATTGCAATTAAATTCAAGAGAAAAATTTGATAGCTCTATGATAAAATCTGGATACAACTACTCTCCTACATTATTTAGAGCAATTAGTGACGCATATAAACAATATAAGCAATGTATATCCAACTTTACAAAAAAGAAGAAAACTGAATATTATATTGGTGAAGACAATGAGAATGATGAGGAATATGGGGATGTTGATCAATTAAGAGAACAATTTGCGGAAAAATGCTATAACTTATGTCCAAATCAATATGAATTATGTGATATTTTAATTGATTTATGCTATAAAGGCAGAAATGATAAAGATATTGTGTGGTTTGTTTGTGGTGATGTTATTATTGAGAATTTGTTAAAAAATAATAATGATAATATGTATTATCCTCAAAAAGTAGACTCAGAGGGTGAGTTTTGGTGTTGTGGGCATCAATTTACAATGAAAAAAATTAGAATTGGGGGTGAACAAGAATGAAAGATTATATTTTCAATGAAAAACAAGATATAGAAAATATGATAAATGCGAATTTTGTTGATGAAAATAATCCAACTAATACCATTAAGATGATTGCTAGATATAATCATTATGTTCATAAGCTTGACAAGAATCAGAGCTATAATATTATTAATGCATACATGAGAATAAATTGTAGTTCTTATAGTGAGGTTGGATATTATACGGCAATTCAAGGATGTATTAAAGATGCTACAAAGCGGGTGTGGCGTGATATTTCACAGGTTATTATCACTAAGAAGGAACTTGATACAATTAAGGCATTGAATGATGACAGACAAGAAAAGTTAGCATTTGTTCTTTTGGCTGATGCAAAATATGAAAATGCATGTAAGAATAGAAATGTAAATTATTCGAACATAAGTATTCCAGAGTTGTATAAATTAGCAAGAGTGACGATGCCGGTTAAAGATAGAGATATGTTTTTGGGATTCTTGTATGACAATCAATTAGTGCAGAGAAATATTAATCCTGATTCTTCTGGATTTAAACTTATATATATATGCGATGATGACGAGCCTACTCTCCTACTCTCAGAAAATAACTATAAAGAGCTTGCGTTCACATATATGAATTGGAAATATGGTGGATATAAAGAATGTTGTGGATGTGGTAGATTGTTTAAACCAAAAGGCAATGCACAATACTGTAAGAGTTGTATGAAAAAGAATAATACTCCTAGGGACAGATTCATTAAGTGTATTGATTGCGGTGAAATAGTTGAAACTGGTAAGTTCGATGCAAAAACATGCAGGTGTAAAGAATGCCAGAGTAAAATTGACAAAGAATTGAACAAAATAGCATCTAGGGAAAGAATGAGACGTTATAGAAGTAAATTGTAATGTTACGGTTAACCTCTTCATTCACAATACAAAATTATAGAAGTTATAGACATTTATATGAGCGAATTTTCAAAATTGCACCTACTATGATAGTACAATAAATGTCTATAACTATCACAAAACATTCTACGAAACGAAACGGAGGAATACCATGGAACAAGAACTATTAGTAGCAATTCCTGAAGCAGTAGCAAATTTGCACCTACCTTCACCGGAGTTAAGAAATTATTATAGAGACATTGAGCATCGTGTGCTCTATATTGACGAGCAGATTGATGAAAATCTTTTTGAATTGTCTAAGGAGATTATTCGTTGGAACAGAGAAGATAAAGACGTCCCAATTGAGCAGCGTCTGCCAATCAAGATTGTGATAGATTCACCGGGCGGTGATGTGTCTGCTACATGGAGTTTTATTAAGCTTATGGAAATTAGCAAAACTCCTATTTGGACAATCAATCTATGCTGTGCCTACTCTGCTGCTGCAGATATCTTGTCTGCTGGCCACAAGCGTTATGCACTTCCGGGCACTTCTGTTCTGGTTCATTCTGGATCTTGTTATTATGGCGGAACACAAGAACAAGCAGAATCAATGAAAAAGTTTGGTGATAAGCTTACTAAGAGAGTCACTGAATACTTCCTTGGTCATACAAAGATTGATCCGAAGGTATATAAGAGAAAGGCTCCGTCTGACTGGTATCTTGACGAAGAAGAAGCATTAGCAAACGGAATTATTGACGAGATTATTACAGATTTAGATGTTTTGTTTTAAATTTGGAGGGCTATATGGCAACTAAGAGAAAGAATGTTGTAAATGAATATGGGGACGTTCCAAAGAACATTGATGGTCATCCATTTTATGGTATTTTATTAGACGAGGAACAGAAAGAATTTGTAAATGCCATTTTAAATCCAGAAAAGTTAATTATTTTTGCAAATGCAAAAGCAGGTACTGGTAAGACTTTAATGGCAGTTGCTACAGCAAATCTTTTGGTTCAGCACAATGTTTATGATGGAATCGTTTATATAGTTAGTCCTGTACAGGAAGAAAAACTTGGATTTCTTCCCGGCAGTGCTGATGAAAAAATTTCTATTTATACCGCTCCACTATATGATGCTTTGATAAAGTTAGGGATTAACCCATATACTGCAGTCATTCAGGAGGGTGTGGAAAACCAAAAGAATGGCACTGGATATATTGATTGTATCTCTCACGTCTATTTAAGAGGATGCAACCTAGAAAATAAAGTGGTTATTATTGAAGAAACTCAAAACATGTATGTCGATGAGTTAAAAAAAGTATTAACCAGAATTTCTGATACATCTAAGACAATCGTAATTGGGCATAGTGGACAATGTGATTTGTACCATCATCCAGAAAATAGCGGATTTGTAAAATATATTGAGCATTTTAAGGACAAAGACTATGCACAAATTTGTGAGCTAAATACTAATCATAGAGGCATTGTCAGCTCTTGGGCTGATGAGCTTCAAGGATAAAAATAAAAGCAATAAAGGAGAAAAATGACTATGGCAGCTAAGATTCAGAGTAAGTATACAATTCAGGCAAGTGGGATCCTTCGTATTAATAATGACGAAGTTTTTGTTGAAAATGATGATACTGGAGATGTCGTATCACTATCAGAGCTCTTTGTAGATTTTGCAGATAAAGATGTTAAACTTAGCATTGCATATGGCGAGGAACTTTCATGAATGATGCTTTAAAGACTACAGAGATTAAATTATGTGGCTATTTAGACATTAATAAAAATGATACACAGATAGAATTTCTTAGTGACGGAAAGACTGCTTCGCTATCAGAATTATTAAAAGAACTTGATGGTGAATTAATTACTTTAACCGTTACAAGAACTATTGATATCAGATAAAAAATACGAGAAAGGAAGATTACCATGATTTATAAACAGAATGATCTAGTTAAAATGGTTGCAAAGGAGTCTGGATATTACCAAGGGGCCGTAAAGGATATTTATAGAGGTACTTTTGCAGTAATTACCGATATTTTATCGCATGCGACGCCAGATGATTTGCCAGTTATTAAATTATTTGAGGGGCTTAATATTGAGGCGAAGTTTTATGGTGGGAAGGAAACTGTTAAGCCAAGAACTGGTGAAAAGACGGTTAGTGAAGATCACATTTATCCACGTGCAAAGTTTACACAGGCATATCAACTAAAAATTAGAGAATTATGTAATAGAGAAGGCGAGGAATAATCCTCGTCTTTTTTATATAAGAGAAAGGACGAAGCAGATGGAAATAATTAATTTTAATCCTGAAAAAGAAAGCGAAGAACAATATATCTATAGAATTTGTTCGATGAAGCAGTCTTCTGGGATGACATGGCAGCAAATTGCCGACATTATTAATACCGCATTAGACCAAAATTTTGGTGAGAGTGCTTATCGTAAGAAATATCAGATGTTTCAACAGGGATTGAAGGCGTGTGAAAAACAGATTTTCTCTGATAATGAATATCTCAAGGAGATTCAGAGACAAACTGATGAACTTTATAAAGCAAAAAAACAATTTCAAGATCAAAGAAGAGAATATAATAAGCTGCTAACGAGTGATGCCAGAGCTGAACATCTGACTGAGAAATTAATTGAAGCAGCAGATAATTTAAATTCAAGAAAATTATTAAATTCTAATAACGAGTCATTTGTTGAAGCAAAGAATGAAGCGGTTTTAGTTTTAACAGATTGGCATTATGGCATGGTTACTAATAATATTTGGAACAAATATGACGTCGAAACATGTGTAGAGCGTGTTAATGTTTTATTTAATAAGGCAATTAAGTATTTGAGGGCAAATAATATTAATAAGCTTCATATTGTGCTTTTAGGAGACTTTATCCATGGGTGTATACATACTGGTGCACGTGTTGCATCAGAAGAGGATACATGCGACCAATTAATGGAGGTTTCTGAACTTCTTGCAGAGCTTATTAGCTCATTATCACAATACGTAAATTGTGTGTATGTTTATTCTACATATGGGAATCATGCGAGGTCTGTTCAAAACAAGAATGATAGTATCCATTCTGATAATATGGAGAAAATCATCCCTTGGTGGATTAACCAAAGGCTTTCACAAAATGAGAAAGTTTATGTTTTAGACAACAATATTAATGAGTTTATTTCATTTAATGTGCTTGACCACGATGTTGTTGCGGTTCATGGAGATCTAGAACGCTTTGGGAAGCTCGGCGTGGATATGCACACATTGTTTGGAAAAAAATATGGACTTGATGTTGAGTATGTATTTTCTGGTGACAAACATCATTCGGAAACAATTGACTCTTATGGAATTGATAACGTAATGGTGAGTTCTTTATGCGGAACTGACGATTATGCGAATAATAAAAGATTATATGCAAATCCTGCTCAAACTTTGTGTATTTTTGACAAAGAAGACGGTAAAATTTGTACTTATAATATCAAACTTTAAACAATACAAAATTATAAAGGAGAAATCTAAACATGGAACAAAAGACTGCTAAATTAATTTTTTCACCCGGTGTCGCCAGACATCTTCTTAAAATGGGATGTACTATTTGTGACTTAAAACCGTCAAAGGAAAATCCAAAGGACAAGACTGTATTCGTATTTGTTAAAGATGAAAAATTTGATGCTGCTATGGCAGAGATTGATGGACAAATTAAGGCAGCTAAAAATACAGCAGTAGAATAATTAATTCTGCTCAATAAGATACAAAGGAAGTGAGAATTGGATGGCAACTACTGCAAAGAAATCTGGGAAAAAACCGACTGCGGCAAAAAAGGCTGGTAAGCCAATTGTTGAAGAACCTAGCTACCTTTGTCCTTATTGTAATACGATGAAGAAAAGGTCTGAATACTATGTTAGTACAGACCCATTGGTAAAAACTGGCGTTACAAGCATGTGTAAGGAATGTGCAAAAAAAATTGCAAGGAATTATGATGCAAAAACTGGTCGATATGGAGATTGCACCAAGCAATCAATTATTGAGGCGCTTGAAAGATTGGATAAGCCATATTTTGAGGGTTTATTTAATTCAAGTTATGTAGAGAGTAATGACCCTAGCAATAAAAGTCTTCATTCAGATACATGGGAAGCATATATTAAAAATATTTGTTCATTGCCACAATATAGGACTTTAAGATGGCATGATGGTGATATAGCAAGTACATATATGGCAAAAGCTGAAGCGGCAGTTATTCCTGTAGAACAACAATTACAAAATAGCAAAAAATCAGAAGACCAAGAAGTTTATGAGACATATCAAAAGAACAAAGCAAGTGTTATTAGGTTGTTGGGCTATGATCCATTTGCTAGTGAGGCAGAGAATGATAAACCACTACTCTATTCCCAACTTGTTGGATATCTTGACATGGGTGGAGATAATGAGGACATGATGAGAAATAGCTCTGCTATTACCATTGTGCGTGGTTTCTTACAACAATCTAAAATAGATGATATGCTTGCAAAGTCAATGAAGAATATTGGTGCTAATAATAGAGCTGGTGAAATTAAATCATTGCTTGATTCTAAGCAAAAAATCAGCTCTACAATATCTCAATTGGCGGAGCAAAGTTGCTTAAGCTTAAAACATAATAAGAATCAGAGCAAGGGTGAGAATACTTGGACTGGCAAGATTAAAAAGATTAAAGAATTGAATCTTCGTGAAGGAGAAGTCAACGGATTTGATATTGCTACTTGCAAGGGGATGCAGCAAGTTATGGACTTGAGCAATGCATCTATTCTAAAGCAACTCGCGCTTGATGAGTCTGAATATTCTGACATGATTGCAGAACAAAGAAAACTTGTTACAAAGTTAACGACAGAGAAAAATAGTTATCAAGAAATAACTAGAATTTTATTAAGAGAAAATTTAGATTTGAGAGATACTTTGTCTGATAATGACTTGTTAGATGAAGAGAATCTAACAGATTTAGAAGACCTATTCTCTTCATTTGGAGATGTTGCGGAAGATGATGAAGAGGAGGGTGAAGAAGATGGGCCAAGTGAATCATAAATATAAAATAAAGATTGTAGAAGATATGCATGATGAATATCTGGAAAATATGTTTAATGATTATGATACAGTATATGTTAAACCGGGTGTTTATGCAATGTCTACAAGAAAATTAGATTCATTAGTAAAAATAGCAGAATTACAAAGATATTATCAATGTAATCCCGTTAGATTTATTAGTGATTTTTTTGGTATTGAACTTATTGATGCACAGGCATGGATAGTGCAAAGATCTTGGAATTGCCCAAACGTTCTTGTAGTGGCAACTCGTGGATTGGGAAAATCTACAGTTATTGATTTGATTTTAATGTCAAAAGGAATGCTGTTTAATAACTTCTGGAGTTATATTGCTTCTGGTTCCGGTGGACAGGCCGAACAGACATTCACTACTTTGGAGCGTTTAGCAAATGATAATATTGATGAAATGGTTGGATCAACTGGCTATATATTCAAGAATGAAGTCGAAATAAAAAATGCGGCAGGAGACGGATTTAGCCATTCAAGTAATGGTTTTTCTTATTCTCTATACAATGGGTCTAGTACTCAGACATTAAATAGTAATGTTGATAGGAAAAGAGGTATGCGAGGAACTGTTATATTTGATGAGTCAGGTTTTTTGTCGGCGGAAATGATGAAAGTATATGGTGCATTTGCAATTGTTAATAAAAGTTTTAAAACTGGCAAGGACAGAGATGGCAATTTGATTGATCCAATAAGGCTTCGTACTTTTCCATCTAATATTCCAAACCAAAAATTTTATATTAGTTCTGCTTCAAGTACTGATACAGAATTTTATCGTTTGTATAGAGAGTTTGCTAAACGTCAATTGATAGGGGATCCAGATTATTTTGTTGCACATATTGATTGTGAAGTAGCTTTTCATCCAACCATGCATGGTAAAGTTATTGCTCCTTTGTTAATGCAAAGTACTGTAGAGACAGAAATGGCAACAAATTCTGAAAAGGCAAGACGTGAATATTATTGTGAATTTACAACAGATGCAGGATTAAATGCAATTATTAAACGTGGTGTTATTGCTAGAAATAGTGAAACTCGTGTACCACTTTTACATAATGATACGAACAAGAAAAAATTTGTATTTGCTTACGACCCTGCACGAAGTCGTGATAATAGTATTATTCTTGTTATGGAATTGTATATGGATGAAAAAGGCGAATACAAAGGTAGATTTGTAAACTGTGTAAATCTTTTGGATGTTGCAAAAAAGCGGAAGACTCCAATGCAAACTCCAGATCAAGTGAAATATTTAAAAGAGCTTATATTAGATTATAATGGTGATGCACCAGATTATGAAAATATTGAAGCTATTTTAATTGATGCAGGTTCTGGTGGCGGTGGTGTTAATATTGCAGACTATCTAATGGAAGATTGGAAAGATTCAAAGGGGAATATGCATAGAGGATTAATCGACAGAGAATATAGTGCAGATTATGTTCGCAAGTACCCCAATGCAATAGATAAAATTAGATTAATATCACCTACACAATATAAATCTATTATTTATGAAGCATTAATTGAAATGATGAACCTAGATTGCCTTAGTTTTACTGCAGATTATGACAATAAAGGATATTTAACATTATTCGAAGTTGATGAAAAGCTATATAATTCGGAAAAGAAAAGAATTACAAATGAATTAAAAAAGCAAGACATAAACGAAATGGAATTTGCAATTAAGTTGGACGAAGAAATGAAAAAGTCTTCTTGTATGAAAACCAAAGTTGTTAAATTAGATCCATATCAAGAGATTGCTTTAAAGAATATTGACGCACTTAAAGAAGAAATGGTGAACATGGTGCGCAAGAAAAGAGAATCTGGAAAAGATTCTTTTGAGCTAACTCCAGAAAAAGAAAATAAATTGCACGATGATAGAAGTTATTGTGCTGCACTATTGGGATGGTTCTTGTCTGAGAAGCGAGCAGAGCGTATTCGTAATAAAAAGCGTCCTAGTAGCGCAAATATACTCGATCAGTTTAAGATTCGAGCACCTCAGAGTCCAAATAGTTTATTTAATTAAGAAAGGCGGTGAAATAATTGCCAATTAAAAATAATGATAGCACAGTTGAGCATGGAACAGTTCATTCCACTAAGGAAATAGCGGATTTCACCGCTAAACAACAGCAAATTGAGCAGTTTAAACAATCTGCAAAAGCAGCATTGCAGTTATTGGATTTACAAAATTTACCAACAAAAACATATACGGTATATTCTAAGGATTCACTTAGAACATATTTAAAAAATCCACTTACTGATACGAACCAGAAGAATTTAAGGAAATTGAGTCAATTTTTATATGTTTTAAGCGCACAATATAGAAGAATTATATCATATTTTGCTACACATATAGATTTAAGTGCATATAATGTCATTCCAAATGCATCTATAGCGGGAGATAATGATGATGAAAAGATTCTTCAAAATTATGAAGAAACATTAAAATGGATTGAAAAGATGAATCTTCAAGGACAGATTCATGGAATCTTAACTACAATTCTTCGAGAAGATTGTTTCTATGGATATATTTATTATGAGGATGGAGAAGAGCAAGACAGGAATTCTTTTATAATTATCCCTTTAGATGGTGATTATTGTAAGATAAGTTCTGTTAATTATAATGGAACTCTTAATTGTGCATTTGATTTCTCATTTTTTGATAGTTCTACGAACAAGGTATATCTTGACTATTGGGATAAAGAGTTTACATCTGGGTATAACGCATATAAATCGGATAGTAAGCAAAGATGGGCAGAACTTGATCCAGAAAGAACCGTTGTTTTTAAAATGGATTATGATCAATTGGATAGGGTTATTCCTCCATTTGCGAGTCTGTTTGAAGATATTATTGATTTAATTGACTTGCGCGGAATTACAAGTGTTAAAGATCAGTTGTCTATTTATAAATTGCTTGTTGCAAAGATTGATACACTTTCAAATGCACAAAATCCAGATGATTTTGCAGTAAGTCTTGATTTGGCAGTAGATTTTTATAATAAAATTAATCAAATACTTCCAGAAGAAATCGGACTCGCATTGTCTCCTATGGAAATTGAGCCAATTACTTTTGATAAGGATGCTACAGATGAGACAAATAGCATTTCAAAGGCAAATAAGAATTTGTGGGAATCTGCTGGCGTGAGCCAGATTATGGACAATTCAAAATTAACCGGTTCCACTGCTGTAACTGCAGCAATGAGATTTGATGCATTGTTTGTTCAAAAACCATTGTTGTGGCAAATAGAGGCAAGGGTCAATATGTTTTTGGACTATGTTTTGACAGATAATGGAATAAGAGTCAAATATATGCCAGTTAGCCCTTATTTAAAAGATGAAGTTATTAAAAATGTTAAAGAGGCTTGTACACTTGGGCTCCCTATGAAAACACAACTTGCTGTTTTAATGGGAATGAGTCCATTAGATATGAATTCAATGTTGTATCTTGAAAATGACATTTTGAAGCTTCAAGATAAGATGGTGCCACTAAAGAGCACTTATACTCAAGCTAGTGGATCTGATACTGGTGGAGCGCCGACTAAGGATTTAGGCGATTTAACAGACGATGGAGAGGCCAGCATGGATAAACGAGATAAAGCTAATTAAAAGGAGGTATGCATATGTCTGAGAACAATCAAAAATTTATTATGACAAAAGACAAAGCGACTGCGCAATCTTTTATTGCCTCTGGATTTAAACTTATATCTCAAATTGGAAGCACTTATACTTTTTTAAATCAACCACCGAAATATTTTAGCTTTGGTGCAATTGATAAAAGCAAATATTGCTTTAGTAATATTTTAAGTATGTAAGCTCCTTCCGAGCATTACATAAATATATTTTTTATGAGAAAGGAGGGAGAATATATGCCGAGAACATTTTATACAGTTGATGATTTATACAAATTCTGTAAAGAAAATAACTTTTCTAAATTTAGTTCTAAAGAACATAATGATAAACCTTTAATTATACAATCTATTGAATCTTTTGAATCTAATGATACTAGTAAGGAAGGCTTGCTTGATGTAAAGCTCAAGGCGTGTCATATAGGTGTTAATCGCAATGGCTCTTCAATTTCTGAAGATACGATGAAGCAATATATGAATTCTTTTAAAGGTCGTCCCATTCTTGGATCAATTTTTAAAGCAGACAATGGTGAATATGAATTCCATTCACATGACATTGACATAGATGATGATGGTAATCTTGAATATATTGAACAACCAGTTGGTGTTATCAGCCAATTGAAAGAACCGTATTTAGAATATGACAAGGAAAATGATAAGACCTATTTAATGGTTGAAGGCCATGTTTTTGAAGATTATTCTAAGGCAGCAGAAATTTTACAGAGACATAAAACTTGTAAGTGCTCTGTTGAAATTGCTGTTGATGAAATGAGTTGGAATGCGGAAGAAAATTATCTTTCTATTGATAAATTTGGATTCCGTGGGGTGACTATTCTTGGCTATGAACAAGATGGTAAAACTCCTATTGAGGAAGGTATGAAAGGCTCTAAGATTACAATTGAAGATTTTGGTGAAAAGAATAGTATGTTTTCACAGGATTATCAAGAGAAATTGATTGATACGCTAGAAAAACTTAACAATGTGCTTTCTACGTTTCAATATAAAGACTGCAACTTGAAAGGGGTGAACGAAGAGATGAACAAGCTAGAAACTCTGATGGAAGAGTATAAAGTTACTATGGATGATATTGATTTTGAAGTTGAAGGTTTAAGTGATGACGCACTTGTTGCTGCATTTGCAGAACATTTTGGTAATCAAGATTTTGATGGAGAAGACGGTACTGATGACACTTCTGATGGAAGTGGCGATGATACTACTGGCGATGGAGCTGGTAGCAGTGAAGGTGAAACTGATCCTGCTGGCGGTGAAGAAAACCCTGAAGAAAATCCTACGGATCAAAATCCTTCTGAGGGCGGCGACGATGGTAAGGGTGACGATGATGAAGATGAGAGCGCTAAAGTTGACGATGATGAACCTTCTAAAAGCAAGAGAAAATATTCTATTGATGAGAATGGCAATATGACGCTCACTTGGGAATTGTCTCATGAAGATATTCGTAATAGCATTTATAACCTGATGTGTGCTGAGAGCGAATGGTGGAATTGGATTGTTGAAACTTATAATGATAGTTTTATTTATCAGGATGGTGAAGATGGTAGATTCTATAAGCGTGGCTACTCCGTTGATGGTGATAATGTTACACTAGGTGAAGATAAGATTGAAGTATTTAGTGAATGGCTAACTCAGGAAGAGAAAGATGCTATTGCAGCTCTCAAGGCAGATTATGCTAAACTTAAAGAATTTAAGGATAGCTTTGATGCTTCTGAGCTTAAGTCAAAGAAGGATGCAATCTTTTCCCGTGAAGAATATGCAGTGCTTGGCGATGACGAAGCATTTGCTGAGTTAAAGAAGAATGCAGATAAATATTCTGTAGAAGAAATTGAAGAGAAGGCAAAAATTATTTTTGCTGACTGCATTGTCAAGAAGGGTCAATTTGCTCTTGCACATAAGGAAGAGAAGAAACCTCTTGGTAAGGTTGGTCTTAATTTTAGTAAGCCTACAAAGAAAAAGGCATATGGTAATCTATTCAATGATTAATACATAATAAACTTTTTATTTAAACTTAAAGCTGTTGTATATAATGGCTTTTTGTTATATTCAAACAAATTTTTAATTATGAAAGGATGAAAATAATTATGGCAAATGTTTTTGACAATATTGTTGGAGCTGAACATGTAGTTTGCAGCTCAAGCTTGCTTAAGAGCACTGAAGTAGGTCATATCCTATCTGTTAAGTGCCATAAGGATCTTGATAATGGTTCTATTATTACTCGTGGTGACTGGGTTGAGGCGCAGGTCTTTAAGTCCGCTGATTATGCTGCTGGTAAGAAGCCATATTTAGTGCTTACTACTCCTATTGGTTACAATAGTGATCGTAAGTATTATCAAGAGGAAAAGTATTTCTACAATGCCACAGGAGAGATTGCTCGTGCTTATGAACTTTATGTTGACGACATCTTTGAAGTTTCTGCAGATGCAATAACTGCTCTTTCTACAGCTCCCGTGGTTGGCAATTATGTCAGCGTCGAAGGTGGTCTCTATAAGGAAGCGGCTGCGGCAGGCACTTCTGGTTTTGTTGCTCAGATCGTAGAAAAGGTTAACTATACAAATGGCACTTCCTACAGACTTCATGTAGTAAGTCTAGGCGTATAATTTAAAGATTAAGGAAGGAGGAAATTCACTATGTCTAAGTTTATGAATTTTGATGCAAGAGTTCAACATGCATTTAATGATGATGCAAATGATTTTATGGCTTTTAATAAGCTAATGATTGATGCCGCTCGTGGCGCGGTCGAGGGTTATTCCGCTAAGGAAGCAAATGATAAGATTGTAGAAGTTTTCCGTCAGGTAATTGGTTGCGATGAGCATTCTACAAAGGCCGAGATTAGACGTGGTATTCGTAAGAATCAGGCAGTTCTATTTGATATTATTGAGGAGACTATTGACGACGCTCTAGTCAGTGGCTGGCAGGAGAATCCTTTCTTCAGAGAGTATGTTGATGTTAAGAACCTTGCTCTTGGTGATAAGAATGAGTTCTATGTCCCTGACAACAGTGTTCTTTCCGTTATGAAGGTTTCAGGCAACCATCACGACATTTTTCTAATGATTAGTGTCCGTACAAAGTAATTTGTATGTTAAATAACCCATTGAATTGCTGGAAATCCGTAAAGCTCATGATACCACAACGTGGACTGTAAAGTCGAGCGTGATGGTGACGAAAGTAGAAAAAAATTATGAGATGACATAAGGTTAAATCCTAAGTGTTTTTATAATCGGCAATCAGCAGCCAAGCTTTACTCGTGACAATACTAAATGATAGTAGTATAATATAGTGTAAAGAAGGTTCAACGACTAAGATCCTCGCAAGCGATTGGTGGGGACTGTGGTGGGCACCCTATACAGAGGGTGAAGATATAGTCTGCTCTCTTTGGAAACAAAGAGGAGGTTAGCCTCAACAGGGAGTAGCGTCCCTATAAAATTATTCTTTCAAAATCAAATTAATGTTATAGAAGGTGAATATATGGCAAATGCAAAAATTGGTATATATTGTGTTGAAAATTTAGTTAATAATAAAAAATATTTTGGGCAATCCATTGATGTGAATAGTCGATTGAGCAAGCACAAATCTTTATTAAAAAATAATAGGCATAATAATAAACATTTGCAGAGTGCATATAACACCTATGGATGTGACAATTTCAAATTTTATGTAGTTGAAGAATGTAATGAAGACTTATTAGACGAGCGTGAACGTTATTATATTTCGTTATATAATACAAACAATAGAGAATATGGGTACAATATTGAACCGGGTGGCAATAAAAATAAAACGTTATCTGATGAAACCAAAAATAAGCTTAGGTTTGCGAATTTGGGCAAAAAATTGCCAGATGAAGTCAAAGCAAAAATTAGCATGGCAAATAAGGGCAAAGTTATATCAGATGAACAAAAACAGTTTTTAAGAGATTTGCATTCAGGTTTACGCCATTCTGATGAAACTAAAATAAAAATTGGGACTGCAAGCAAAAAAGAAAATTTGTCTGAAGAAACATTAAAGAAAATGAGCGAATCACATAAACGAGAGAATTTGAGTGCAGAAACATTACAAAAAATGAAAGATTCTCATGTTGGTCTTTATCATACAGACGAGACTAAAGAAAAATTAAGGCTTGCATTTCAAAATAGGGAGTTTTCAGATGAATGGAGAGCAAAAATAAGTGAAGCGAAAAAACTTCCCATCTATTGTCCACAATTAAATGAATTGTTCACATCAGCAAAAGAAGCAGAAAAAAAATATAAGTCGTGTGGTGTTAATAGAACAAAAATATCTGCTTGTCTACATGGCAAGCGCAAAAGTTCAGGAAAGCATCCTATTACTGGAGAATCGCTTACTTGGGAAAAATTTTTGAAAGAATAATATAAGTTAAACATAAAGGTATTAGACAACGTTTAGGTGCTGGCAAGGTCTTCTCTGTTGAGACTAGCTGGTACGCAGTGAAGGTATATGCAGAGTTTGAAAGACTCCTTACTGGTGTTGAGGATTTCGCAACTCTAGTTGGCAAGATTACTGAGGCATTTGATCGTTATGTCAATCAGGCTCTTTATGAGACTCTAATGGGCATTGGTGCTACTCTAGGTACTCAGTGGTACAAGTCTTCTGCTATTGATGCTTCTACCAAGGAAGTTCTACGTACTCTATGCATGGATGTCGGCATGGCATCTGATTCTGAGGTCGTAATTATGGGTACTCGTGCAGCTCTTGCTAGTGTGTTCGCCCTTAATGATGTCTCTTGGGCATCTGGCGATATGAAGAATGAGATGTATACCACTGGTCGCTTTGGCTATTGGGAAGGTATAAGACTTGTGGAACTCAAGCAGGGCTTCAAGCTTAATGATACCACTCAGTATCTAATTGCAAATGATGTTCTATTCATTATGCCTGTTGGCATTGATCCTATGATCAAGCTTGTTTATGAAGGCGATACTCGTATGTATCAGGTACAGGATGCAGGCGAGCATATGGATATGACATATGATTCTGAGGTTCAGACTAAGCTCGGTATTGGTGTTATTACTAATGCTAAGTTTGGTTATTGGAAAATTATTAAGTAATAATTAACAGTACAAAATTATTTTAAGGAATAAAAGGAGAAATTTTAATGGCTAATACAAGAACTAAAAAGGCAGATGTAGACGCATCTGTTGAAAAAGAAACAGTTGCGGAAGCAGCTCCAGAGAAGGCTCCACGCAAGTTTGCTATGGATGATCCTATCCTATGTAAGTCTGTAACTTTTGGAGAGCTGCTTTTACCGGGTAAGAAATCTCAACTTCTTTATACTTGGGCAAATTATGGTGATACAACTGAGGTCGAATTTCAAGACCTTCAGGCGTTGAGATCAACAAGGTCAGCATATTTAAATGCTCCATATTTTGTAATTGAAGACGAAGAGCTTCTTGAACAGTGGCCAGAATTTAAGGCATTGTATGAGAAGGTTGCAGCTATTGATGTGGATAATCTGTTTAATCTTCCTATCAATCAGTTTAAGAAGAGACTTCGTGAAATCCCAGTTGGATTTAAGGATTCCATAAAGAATATCGCAAGTGATAAGATTCTCAATGGCTCTTTAGATAGCCTAACGAAGATTAATGCACTTGATGAGATTTTGGGTACGGATTTGAAGCTTCTAATTCAGTAATAAGTAAGGAGGTTAGGGAATGACTTCCTACGAAACAATTTTTAAGCGTTTTCTTAACCGAATTACAGATTACGATCTTCCTCTTCTTCCAGAAGAAGATTTGGATGAGATGATGTGTGGTTGGTTAACAAGCGCAATTGCGAATTTTACAAGATGTAAGTCTGATTTATCTAATAGAGATGATGGAAGTAAGACATTTAATGCTGATTTAACTAACTATGAGATTGAAGTTTTATCATTGTATATGGTTTGTGCATGGCTTGATCAAAGGATTAATAGTGTATTGCTTACAAATCAGTTTATCGGTGGTAAAGAAGAGAAGTTTTTTAGTCAAGCGAATCAGCTAGAAACATTAAAAGCTCTCAGGGACGCTACGTTTACCGAAGCTAGAAAACTACCACGTGACTATAGTTATGTGATAAATGATTATTTTGGTTAAGGGTGGTGTTGCGTATGATTTTTAAATACGGGGTATTGCCTCAAAACCAAATTCATGAAGAAAAAATACGTCTTCAGGGTGCAATTTATAAGTTGCTACCATATAAAGAAGATGGATATGAACTGTTGGATAAATATTTTCAAACTCTTTTACAGCGCATTAGTGGACTAAATAGTTTATTTATGGAACAGCCTAAAATTATAACTTTAATGAGTATTTTAGAATCAGCACGTTACGAAACTGATTTTCTTAAGTATAGAAAAGATATTTTAGATGCATGTTCTCTTGTAAATGAAATAAAGGAGGTTGATTCCGATGTATGATTTATTTAATAATCGGATGAGGCTTCAAGGTCGTAATGTGGGAGAAGTGTTTAAGCACCAGTCTGATAAGATTATGGATGCTACTTTTACGCATGATGTGGCATATCGTAGATGTTATATTCAGGACAAAGATGTTATTTTCCCGGAACAAACGCTTGCTGGTTATAAGAAAGCTAAGGCGGTATTTCATGGTGCGGAAAAATATAATCCACAAAAAATTATGGGCTTTGAGCCTATAGATGCCAAGTATCTGGTGCATGCATATTATAGTGTTTCTGGAGATCAGGTAGATTATTATCTGCAATTTCGACCACTTGAACATGGAAGGAATCCAAATGTGAGAGTGGGCTCATTTGTTTTTGTGCCAGATGACCTTGGCATATATAATTTGTGGTTAATTGTTGCTCGTGATGATAGACCGCAATTTCCACAGTTTTATATTTTAAAATGTAATCTTTTGTTAAAATGGGAAATTGAAGAAAAAGATTGGCCATTGTATGAAGGAAAACATGTTGATGTTGGTACATATTTTTCATGGGCTGTGCAAAGAACACAGTCCAGTTATAATTCAGGTGTCAAATACAGGCACTCCTATTTAGTAATAAGTAGGTAATAAAGAGGGATGTATCGGTGAAGTCCTCCTATATTTTAGGATAATACCGAGAGCTATAATATCTAATATAGTTTGTAACGCATAGTGGATGCGCGTTAATATGAAAGCAATAATTCCACCAAGAGCTTCCTCCTGCCACTGTTAGTATGGTAGAAAATATATGCTGAACTTATACGATGGTAAAGTATAAGAACTATGTGATAAAAAGCACATAGGATAACAAAAATGCTGGATGGATTACAATAGTAGTTCCATGTATCTGGTAACAGTACATAGAAAACCCTTTTAATTGCTGGAAACTCCTTAGAGCTGTCTTGCTACAACGTGGATTGAAAAATCGAGCGTGAATGCTTAAAAAGTAGACAGATTGGACAATCAGCAGCCAAGCTTCGCACTTGACAATACAAAACTATTGTGGTATAATGTAAAGTACGAAGAAGGTTCAACGATCAGAGAATAATCTCGTAGGGCAAGTGCCTGAAATGGAGGGCCCCTCTTGTGAGGGTGAAGATATGATCTAAACTTATGCGAAAGTATAAGAAATGTTATTTATATTACTTTGTTAAAAGCATTGGGACAGCGGAGTAGCTACCGTTTTGATTGGCTCTCAAACAATCAATTACCAGTGTTTTATATATTGTGGCTTTTGAGAGGAGACATAATTGATGAGTAAAAAAGAATTAGAACAATATAAAGATGAAATCATAGCATTATACGTTAATGGAATGATGCAAAAAGATATTGCTAACATGTTTAATACATCAAAATCTTCTATTGGACGTTTCTTGCGTAGTTATAATGTTTTTGGTAGGACGAAATTAACATTAGACGATAAAGATGACATTGTTAGTTTATATAAGTCTGGCAACACAATGGATGGAATTGCTTTAAAATATGGTATTAGTAATAAAACAGTTTCAGAAATTTTACATTTGTCAGGTGCACATATTTCTAGATATGGTGAACATTCTAAAAAATATACGTTGGATGAACATTATTTTGACATTATTAACAATCCAGACAAGGCATACATCCTTGGGCTGTTGTATGCTGATGGATGTAATACTGGGAAAAGCATATCTATCAGCTTAAAAAGTGAAGATAAACATATTCTGGAAAAAATCAATAAGTTAATTGGTAGTAATAGAAAACTAAAGTTAATTCCATATCATCAGAAAAATGAGAAGTGGAGTGATCAATATAGCCTTTGTATTACTAATAAGTATATGGCAACACAATTAATGAATTTGGGTGTTGTTCCGCACAAAAGTTTAATATTGACCTTTCCAGATTGGCTATCAGAGGATTTATATCCTGATTTTATTAGAGGATATATGGATGGGGATGGCAATATAGCAAAAAAAGAAAAGAGAATTAACTTAATTGGTACAGAGATGTTTTGTAGTAAACTTGCAGACATTTTGCACAAAGTGTTGAATATTAACTGTGGTATATATTTATGTCATGGAAATAAAAATATTACAACAAGAACATTGCAAATAGCAGGGGGGAACCAAGTTAAGCGTTTCTTAGATTATCTTTACAATGATGCCAACTTATATTTATTTAGGAAATACGATATTTATAAAGATTTATATTGTTAAAATGTAAATAACACTCCACTTGTGTAACGAACAGGTGGAGTAATTTTATGTATTATGTACAATCTGTAGAGAACCAACTGAAAGCAGTTTTGCCAACCAATGTAGATACAAATACGATAACTTATAATGAGCATTTTGTTATTAGTGACAATCCTCTTCGCAGGATTGCGTGGGAAGTTTCTAAGGTAGAGAATACTACTACTTTTGGGCTTACGAAATTAACTTTTACACAGGAGCTCGAATTTGATGTCGTAGATAATGTTTCTTGGATTAATTTCCAGAGTAATAATTTCTCAGACAAAAATACTGGAGTTGAGTACGACTATTACAAGGAGAGAACTAATGACAACAACATTCATTCACCTTCTGATGCTTGGGATGTAGAAACTAGTGTAATTTCTTATACTGGAGTTGCTCCAAGCATGAAGGCTGGAGGAAGTTATAAAACCTTTACTGCAAATCTATACAAGAATGGCGAATTTGTTACTAATAGACCTTACTGGCACATTGAGTATTATAATAATGACTCTCTTGTGTGTGTTGTAGGATTTATTTATATAAATGATCAACTTGTTTGCGATAACAGTAATGGTGAGTTTGTTGTTGATAAGAATAAGATTATTTATAAAGAAAATAATGAGCAATTGTTTGGCATTCAATATGATTATAATATTGAGAAGCCAATGGATCTGAAACTGAAATGTTTGCAGATTGTCAATATGATTGGCGGAAGTATAATTATTAGTGTTGATGATGATCCAACAGAAATACAAACTCCTTCTGCTACTTTGGCTGTGGAGGTGGAAGGATTATGATGACATCTATGGGTCGTGATTTGCAGAATCTTGATGATGACATTCTTTATGCCAAGCGTCAGATTAAGGAAAAGCTTTGTAAAGATTTAGATATTATTAAATATCTGCATAATACTGAATTGGAAAGAGTCAATGCAGAGCCAGAAGATTATTTCAATTGTAATATATATCCTTTTATTAGAATCCCGAAAACGCAGGATAAAGTTAAAAACTTTATTTGTTTTTCTGTGGATGATATTGGGGACATGGAATATAATGAAGTAATGAAAATGCAATATATTCAATTTGTTGTGTTTTGCCATGGCGATGATATTGATACTGGAATTGGGATTTCACGTCATGATCTCTTAAGTTATTTTGTAAAAGATGATTTCAACTTTAGTAATTTGCTCGGTTTAAAGCTTAAACTTGTTTATAATAGAGAAAGCATTATGGACAATGATTATTATTGTCGTACATTAAAGTTTGAGGCTGTTAAACCAAATATGAGGCTCAATAGTGGATACTTAAAGCCACAGCCAAGAAGAAGCGACGAGGTGGATGAACATGGATTTATTAGAAATTGATGAGTTAGGTCTTTATTTTGGAGATCCATATGTAATTAATGATAATATATCTGTGTTGCAACCAAGTATTGGTGAAATTGCTCAATATGGAGAGCGCAAGTATTTTAGCGTTATTCATACAATAACTGCAATCCCTAGTGATATGAAAAGTCAACTTTGGGATCTTGGTATTGATTGGGAAGAGATTTCTGATTTTGATCTGTTTATGATGCTTGCGCCTACGCTTAATGTTGAAACAACTAGAATTGTTTTAGGTGATATTGACTTGTCCAAACTTAAACCATATAAGAATAATCAAAATGATCAGATTGTTCTTGCGGATAGAGAAACTGGGCTTGTTATAGATATGCTTATTTATGAGCGTATTGTAAATTATTTGCGTAAAGTCCATGGACTGAAGAAGAAAGTGGAATATGCAGGTAACAAATACACTAAAAGGATTCTTATTGATGAAGACAGAAAGCAAATTGAGATTAATAAAAATAAACCTTACAAATCGTTTCTTACTCCACTTGTTTCTTCTGTAAAATGTCGTATGGGATATACAAAAGATTACGTTCGCAATATGCAAGTTTATGAATTTTTTGATGATATTGCGAGATTGAATGTTATCAACAATTCTGATGCACTGTTAAGAGGGATGTATTCAGGAATGATTGATACTAAGAAAATTAAAAAATCAGAATTAAATTGGATGAGAGAGCTAGATAAAGACTAGCTCTTTTATTATATTGAAATTTAAATTTATTATTTTAATGGAGGTAATTTATTATGGCTTTTGATATGAATAACTTCGTAATTGATAGAGTCGTGAGAGGTGTTGCTCTTTCTCAGACTGATGACTCTGTTATGTTCGCATTAAACCAGATTACTAACCCAAGTCTATCCTGCAGCTCTGAGAGCACAGATGCGGTCGATGGACTAGGTGTGCCAATCGCAACATTTTACCGCGCGAAAAATGCGGAGTTCTCTGCAGAGAACGCAATTTTTGATATGAATTTGATGGCAACTCAGGTTGGTACTGCAAAGCAGGTTGCTTCTGATTCTGAAAAGATTATTACTCCTGCATTTGAGACTATTGATATTGATGGTTCTGCCACTTATACACTAAAGCATCTTCCTCTTGAGGAGGTTAAGAACGTATATGTTTTAAATGGTGACGGTACTCTTGGCGCGGTATTTACTAAGAGCACTTCTGCTTCTGCTTCTAATTTTGCAATTAGTGGCAGCACCCTTACTCCTCCAACTGGTCTTAAGAAGGGTGATCAGCTATTCGTGATTTATGAGTATGAGGCAGCTCAGGCAGTCTCTGTCATGAACTCTGCTAATAACTTCCCAACTGCTTGCAAGCTAGTTCTTGAGGTGCTTGGATGCGATGTCTGCGATCAGACCAAACTCGTATTTGCATATATTATCTTCCCCAACTTCAAGCTTAGCCCTGATTTCGATTGGAATATCCAGACTGACGGTACGCATCCATTTTCTGGTAAGGCCATGCAGGAATATTGTGACAAGGATAAGAAATTATTCCAGATCATCGTTCCCGGCGACGAATAATTTAGTATGGGGAGAGTACTTACACTCTCCCCTCCTTTGTTATATAAAAATTTAAAGGAGGAAATGCAAATGCAGAACGTTAAGAAATCTCGTAAGTGCATTTGTTGTGGCAAGGAATATCGTTACTGTGGCAACTGTGCGCAGGATCGTTATAAACCAACTTATTTTGCACTTTATTGCAGTGAAAATTGCCATGATGCATTTTCTGCAGCAAACGAGTTCAATTTTGGTCATATCTCTAAGGAAGAAGCACAGAAAAAGCTAAAGGCATGTGATTTGTCCGAGCTTGATTCTTTCAATGAGATCGTTAAGAAAGATATTGAAAAGATTATTGCCGAGCCTGAAGAGAAGGTTGCACAGCCTCAGTTTAAGAAGGTACAGGCATAAATTACGAAGTAGTTACAATTAAATACAATTATATGGGATATTAACTACTTTAAAAAGATGTTAATATCCTATTTTTTTTAGCCGCTAGGTACATGACACGTGGATGTATCTGGTGGCTTTTATATTGGAATAAAAGGAGAAAAGAAACAAATGGTTAAGAGCACAATTACAGGGAAGCAATACAACCCTGATAACAGCTCGGTTGTTTATCTGAGCAATTTTCAGCAGATATATAAATATTTGTGTGCTGGTGCGGAAGAAGATTTAGTAGACATTCTATACACAAACACTAGGAACAATTGTCTAGTTTTTGTATTTAAAAAGTCGAGCAAGGTAAAGCATTTATACGAGCTATGGAATAATCATGAGCTGTAAAAATTATATACTTTATAAGATTTATTATGGGAATGAGCTTGTGTACATAGGCAGAACCTCACAGGACTTGATTGATCGTTTGAGGTTGCATTTCTTTGGGAAGCCAATGGTGAAGAAACTAGATATTATTGCTACGACACGTATAGAATACACTGTGTGTGATTCAGAGGCAGATATGTTCTTATTAGAGATCTATTTGATAAACAAATATAAGCCTCGCATCAACAGAGATGACAAGGCGCATGATGAACTTTCTTCGCATTTATATCTTCCTGAGCCAAAATTTTATTCATATTACAATCCACTGCTAGATAAGTGGAAAGAGAAAGAAATAGAACATATTGTTGACACTGCTCCATTGGATTATATTGATGGAGAATCAATATGGTTTTAAAACTCCATACAAAGAAAGGAGTGTGAGGCATTATATGTCTAATGTTTACGCGAGAATTAAATTAGCTGCAAATCACAATCAATTAATTCTTGTAAAAGATCAGCCACTAGCTGCTGGAAATTGCAATTCTATTTTTATTGAATTTGCGCTAAGAACAGATGACTGGCTGGCTTGTGAAGACCTAAAAGCAGTATTTAATAATTATTATGTTAGAAGTCTTAATGAAAGACTAGTATGTGATATTCCGCCAGAAGTTTTAGCCACTCCCGGAGAATTTGAAGTAGGGCTATATGGTGTTAATGACACTATTCGTATGGCTACGAACAAACTTGAATTTCATGTTGGAGAAGGCACTTATGGAGGAGTGTTTTCAGGATCAAGTGGCGGGTCGGGTAATCCGGGTGGATCTGATGATCCTGACCGTTTGATTATATATGATGGTGGCGGTGTTCATGGTTATTAAAAGGGGGTGAACAAATGGAGACAACCACTGTAAAAACTGTTTTTCAGTTCAGAAGGGCAACGACTGATGAATGGGAAATTGTTAACCCTATTTTAAGAGAAGGCGAGCCAGCATATGACATTACAGCAAAAAAGCACAAAATTGGTGATGGGAAAAGCAAGTGGAATGAGCTTCCATATGCAGAAGGCAGTGGTGGCATTTCTGGAGATATTAATTGGGAACAGATTGTTAATGCGCCGACAAAGCTTAGTCAGTTTGAGAATGATTTAGATATTCCAGATTCTAGTTATATAGACACAAAGCTAGAGCAGAAGGCGGATAAAGATCACAATCATGATGGTGTATATCAGCCAGTTGGAGATTATTTAACAGAAGAAACAGATCCGACCGTTCCTGCATGGGCAAAGCAAGCAGAAAAACCGATGTACACATATGAAGAGATTCAAAACACTCCAGACTTGTCTGGTTATGCTATGACTGACTATGTTGATAGTGAGATAGAAAAAGTAAAGTCTGGAATTGAAAAGTATGATGATACAGATGTCAAAAATCGTATTTCTGCGAATGAAAAATCCATTGAGGCGTTGTCTGGAAACGGAGAAGGCTCTGTTAAAGAAACTGTAGCTAATGCAATTGCTGAGGTTGTTAATGGGGCACCAGAAGATTTTGACACTCTAAAGGAAGTTGCAGATTGGATTAAAAATGATACTACTGGTGCAGCAAAAATGGAGAGTGACATTGCCAACCTTAATGAGAAGGTAAACAATATTTCTTCTGGGAAAGACCCACTATTTATTTCTGCGCAAAAATTTCATAATCGCCCCGGAACTGAGTTGGCATATGATGTAGACGCAAAAGATTTTAGCCGTGTTGCGTCTGTTGGAGAAAAGGCGAATCTTTTAATTACAAATGCAGAAGATGCAGAAGGTGTGTGGTCATATTTTTGTGAAGCAACAGTTGAATCAATTCCTTTGAAAGACGAAGAAGGGAATGCTTCTATTTATGCGGTAAGACTTTCGTCTATTTGTGATTTAACTCCAAGCAACACTGGGTCTTTGTCTGTGACCTCTGTCAATGGTAAGACTGGGGCGGTTGTTCTTGAAGCTTCTGATATTATCAAGAATTCTACAGATAAAAATAAGATTTCTATTTCTTCTGACGGCACGTTGGAAGTTAATTCAATTACTATAGACAAACTTGTACAAGAAGAAACCAATGAACTTGTTATTGATGGCGGAAACGCCTAATTTTTAAAGGAGGTTTTTTGAATATGGCAACTAAAACACTAAGCACAATAATTGTCATGAGAAACGACACCGCAGAGAATTGGACTACAAAGAATCCAGTTCTGCTCAAGGGCGAGTTTGGTGTCGAAACTGATACGAACAAATTTAAGATTGGTGATGGCAATAAGGCATGGGCTGATCTTGATTATGCTGGCGCTGATGAGGCCGCAATCGAAAATATTATTGCACAGAATAGGGACAGTCTTTATAAGTATACTCGTACTGATGCTTCTCAGTCTGATGATGCAGCAATTGCCGCAGCTCTAGGTTCTAACGCTGCCGTGCAGGGCGATATTGTCGTGATTACAACTACTGTTGAAGGCAACGCTTACGAGCAAAGTGCATTTATGTATGATGGCACTCAGTGGGCAGCAATGACTGGCAATGTTGGCGCTGACAAGGTTATTCTACAGGACGACATTGTTATGGCTGGTAACTACACTCAGGTTGGCAATATGACTAAGTCTCAGAATGGTACTGCTACCTTTGCGACGAAGGGCAAATCTGTCTCCGACGCACTAACTGAGATTTTCTCCAAGCGTCTACAGCCCGGTACTCCTACCGCTCCTGCTGTGACTCTTACTTTCGGTCAGGCTAAGGCGTATGAGGTTGGCACTACTGTAACTCCAACTTATTCTGCTTCTCTAAGCGCTGGTTCCTATACCTATGGCCCTGCAACTGGTATCACTGCCACTAGTTGGGAAGTCACTGATACTGCTGGCAACTCTGCAACCACTGCTTCTGGCAGCTTTGCTGAAGTTGTTGTTGCTGACGGCACCAACTATAAGATTACTGCAAAGGCTACTTATGGTGAAGGTGCTGTTGCAAAGGACAACCTTGGCTCTGATTCTAGTCCTGTAATTAAGATTGCTGCAGGCTCTGCAACAAAGACTTCTGGTGCTATTACTGGTTATCGTAATACTTTCTATGGTTCTGTGACAGAGAAGGCCGAACTAACTAGCACAATTATTCGTGGGCTAACTAAGTCCAATAAGGCTCTTGCCAATGGTAATTCTTTCACGGTTAATATTCCTGTTGGTGCGAAGCGTGTGATTTTTGCTTATCCCGCAACTCTACGTGATGTCAGTTCTGTTAAGGACGTTAACGGCCTAAATGCAGAGATTAAGAGTGCTTTCACCAAGACAACTCTAACTGTTGCTGGTGCGGGCGCTGATGCCGGTATCGAGTATAAAGTTTATACTACGGATTTTGCTGATCCTGTAGCAAAGGCAAACTCCTATACTGTGCAAATTTAATTGAAGGAGGAAGACAATTATGGCAACGACTTTTGGTACACTTGATTTCGCTGTTGCTTTTAATCGCCAGACGGCTTTTCCTCTGGACGCTAAAAGCTATTTTGAAAGCCTAGAAGCTGCTCAGACCGCTGCTGCATCTGCACAGGAGGCTGGTAGCTCTGAAACTACATATTATTATGGCCAACAGATTGCTGTTGTTGAGAGTGGCAAGGCTACTCTTTATGTAATTCAACCTGACAAGACTCTAAAAGAGGTTGGCGGTAACATCCTTATTGACGAGAATGCCTTTGTTAAGGGCGAGGATGGTAAGCTAAGTCTGCTTGGTTTTGCTGACGCAGTTGGTGGTGCCCAGCTAGTTAAGACCGAGGATGGTAAGGTTTCATGGGTGAAGCCAGACACCACAACTGTTGAAGGTCTTTCTACTGCTATTGAATCTCTAAAAACCACTGTTGGAGATGACAAGAGTGGTCTGGTTAAGCAGGTTGCCGACAATAAGGCGGCAATTGATACTCTTAATGGCGCAAGCACTGTAGAAGGTTCTGTTGCATATCAGATCGCACAGGTTGTCGCTGGTGCCGATGAGAGTTTCGACACTCTGAAGGAGATTGCTGATTGGATTACGACTCATAAGACTGATGCCGCATCCATGAATTCCCAGATTAATACTAATAAGGATGACATTGCTGCTCTTAAGACAAAGGTTGGCGAGACGTCTGTTGCAGACCAGATTGCTGCTGCTCTTAAGGATGGCGAGTCTGACAAGTATGCTCTGGCAGACGATCTATCTACGGCAAACGGTAAAATTACAGCTCTACAGGGCCTCGTTGGTGAAACCGCTGTCGCTACTCAAATTAGCGACGCTATTGATGGCGCTCTCAAGGTTGATGGTGCAGAAAAGTATGCACTAGCATCTCATATTCATGAAATTGCCAATGTTACTGGTCTTCAGGCTATTCTTGATGGCAAGGCCGCAGCTTCTGATGTTGAGGCACTACAGTCTACTGTTGACGGTCTAGAAGCTAAAGCCCATGAACATGCTAACAAGACTGTTCTTGATGCTATTACCGAAGATAAAGTTAGTGCTTGGGACGCTGCTCAAGCCAACGTTATTGAGTCTATTAAGCTTAATGGCGCGGCCATTGCTCCCGCTGCTGACAAGAGCGTTAACATTGCTATTCCTGCTGCAACTGCAGAGGCACTTGGCCTAGTTAAGGTTGATGGCGAGAGTATTGTTGCTACCGATGGTGTAATTAGTGTTAACGCTATTTCCACTGACAAGCTTGTTCAGGGTTCGGACACGCTTATCATGGATGGCGGCAATGCTTAATTTATGTTTGCAAATTAAAGGAGATTGATGAATATGGCAAATAAGACTTTTAATACACGTATCAAAAACAAGATTGATACTTATGCAAATTGGGTCGAGAAAGATCCTGTGCTACTAAATGGTGAAATCGCTGTTGTCGTCATTCC